ATGTCTGAAAATATATTCAAAGAAATAAAAGATACGAGGTTGACGCCAATGATGAAACAGTATCTTGATATAAAGAAGAAGTATCAAGATTCGATACTTCTATTTCGACTCGGGGATTTCTACGAAGCATTTTTTGACGATGCACTTACAGTCTCAAAGGTACTAAGTATAGTCTTGACGAAACGTCAGGATGCACCAATGGCAGGCATACCCTACCATGCGCTGGACAATTATCTGAAAAAGCTCGTAGATGGCGGCTACAAGGTAGCAATTTGCGAGCAGATGGAAGACCCAGCTACCGCGAAGGGCATAGTAAAAAGGGAGGTAACACGTGTAATTACCCCCGGAACTCTAATTGAAGATGAATTACTCACAACAAATAATAACTATATGGTATCGCTCTACGAATCAAGATCTGGGATTATAACCTCTGTCCTAACGGACTCTTCGACTGGTCATGTTGTTGTGAAGAACTTCGAGACATACGAAGAATTGTTTGATTTTGTTGACACACACGAAATCTCCCAAATCATCTGCCCAGAAAGCATGTATTCCAAATTGCGAGAGAAGGTTAAAATCTTCATAGATAAGCTCGATGATTGGTACTATTCAAACCCAGATGAGACAATTAAAGAAGCCTATGGATTAGCTTCAATTGAACATTTCGAACTTGGAGATGCACGTTATCCGCTTGGAGCAACGATAAAATACCTTAATTATACTCTAAACAAACAGGCGCAGTTGAAGGTCCCAAGAATACTTGATGAATCGCTATATATGACCCTCGATTCTACAACAGTAGACAACCTCTCGCTTCTCCCAGGTGAGAGGGGGAAAAATCTATTCGATGTTTTGAACAAAACAAAAACCCCCATGGGGGCAAGATTTTTGAAGTGGGTCTTACTCCATCCATTGAAGAATAAAAGAGAAATTGAAAGACGGCACGAGATGGTAAGTGCATTCTTTGAAGATACGTTATTGACAAACGAAATTCGAGAATACTTAGACGGCGTTTACGACCTCGAAAGAATTCTTAACAGATTGCAGTACGATAGTGCAAAACCAAAGGATATAATAAGTCTTAGAGCAACATTGGAAATAATTGAACCGCTTCGAGAAGCGCTCAAAAGTAACGACAACCTTGCGGATTTGACAAATAATCTACCTGACTTGAGTATCGTTAAAGAAAAGATTCAGTCGACATTATTTGACGGAATAGACGGTGAACTTGGTGAGGGGAAGATAGTCCGCAATGGAGTTTCAAAAGAGCTCGATGAGTACAGAGAGCTTCTATACCATTCTAATGAGAAGCTTAAGGAATTCGAAGAGAGTGAGAGAATAAGAACTGGCATACAAAAACTGAAGGTTGGATTCAACAATGTCTTTGGATATTATATAGAAATCCCAAAGGGGCAGACAAAGAACGCACCAGAAGAGTACACAAGACTTCAAACACTCGTTAATGCGGAAAGATACACGAATCCAAAACTAAAAGAATTTGAACAAAAGATTCTCGCAGCGAAAGAACGCGTCGAAGCTCTCGAAAAGATTATATTCAAAAATCTTTGCGACGAATTAAAAACCTATGCAGAAGCTTTGCAAAAGACATCGGAAACTTTGGCATGGATAGATATATACACATCTTTTGCTTACGTAGCAAGGCAATTTGGGTATGTCAGACCTATTATTTCAAATGGAGGTTTTGAAATTATTCAAGGCAGGCATCCTGTCGTTGAACGTTTTGTTGATGAATTTATCCCCAACGACACCTATATGGACGTGAACTTAAGAATGTACATTCTCACGGGACCGAATATGAGTGGGAAGAGTACCTACATAAGGCAGATTGGACTCATAGCATTGATGGCGCAAATTGGCTCGTTTGTTCCCGCAAACTATGCCAAAATCCCTGTTTTCGATAGAATATTCACCCGCATGGGTGCAAGGGACGACATCTCAACTGGCAAGAGCACGTTTTTGACGGAGATGAGCGAAGTCGCGCTTATATTAAACAAAGCAACAGAAAAGAGTTTGGTATTACTCGATGAAGTTGGAAGAGGAACAAGTACATTCGATGGAATTAGTATCGCTTGGTCAATGAGTGAATATATTTACAACGAAGTGAAATGCAAAACGGTCTTTGCAACACACTTCACAGAACTCACAGAATTAGCACATATATATCCTGGTATTAAAAATCTTACCGTAGATGTTAAAGAAACTGCTGACGGGGTTATCTTCCTCCATAAAGTTGTTGAAGGGGTAGCTGATAGAAGCTATGGTATAGAAGTTGCCGCAATAGCTGGATTACCACAGAGCATTGTCGATAGAGCAAAGGAAATACTTAATATAATTATCGAAAAAAGCGATATCGAAAAGAAAGTGGGAATCTTGAAGGAAGGACAGATGAAAAAGATTAAAGCAACAAAAAAATCTGTCCCGGAGGGACAGATAAGAATGTTTTAATTAATTTGCGGAACAAAGGGGGATGGGGATTAGTACTTTATGCTTTATAGAATACCCGCTTTGGGTATTCTTCTTTTTTCCTCACACTGTTAAACGAACTTACTGGCACAAGGTAACCAACTATTCTCATGTATTCGTCTGCTTTGTCCTTTCCACATGTTGGGCATTTGGTTCCATAGAACGCATGTCCTTCCTCACATACGCTTATCTTTTGATTAAACGCAAAGTACACCACACCCATCTTTGCAACCAAGTTCACCGTGTTCCATGCTTCTTCTTCTGTTCTGAACATTGAGTCTATGTTGATATGCAATATAGCCCCACCAGAGACTTTTTTATCAAGCATACCTGAATACTTTATCCTGTTGAGCATGTCTGTATCAGTTGTCAGAGGCAACCATTGGTTTGAATAAAGGACATAATTTGTGTTGTAAAGTAGTCTATCCTTTTGTGCGAACGTAACTGCTGCTTTTTCGGCTGGAACCTGTTCTATGTTGAACGTAAAGCCATACTTTTCAAAAGCTTCGTCGTTAAGCCTTCTGATTTCGTCAAGCAATTGATTTGCAAACAGTTCACCTTCTTGAGAGTATTTCACACCATCTATATCAACTGTTGTTAACCCCATTATCTCCAAGGCTTCAAACAATCCGTTTATACCAACTGTTCCGTATTGCCTGTTCAAATCCATTAAACCCAAATTGTAAAGTGGAAGAACACCTTGTTGAATTCTTTCCTGGATGATATTTCTTATTGTTGCCAATACTTTCTGAACTAATATAACTTTTTCTTGGAGTTTTTGTATGAACTCCTCTTTGGATTTAGTCTCCAGTGCAATCCTTGGAAGGTTTATTGTAACCACCTTGAACGAACCTATGTTCAAATCAGAACCACCAATAGAATTGACCATTCCCACCAATTTATCAGGTCCAAGTTTGAACTTTAACTCCCTTGTTGAACTTGTTAACCTACAACACGAAGCAACTGCATCGATACTATCAGAAACATACCAGTTCGTATCTTGCCATTTCATATTGACTTTGTTTATGAATCGTGCACTATCTTCATCAACAAACTTTCCGTCTTTGTAGAGTAAAGATGCTGTTAAAACTGGGAAAGTAAACATCTGTTTTTCCCTTTCTTTAGATATCCACAACCAATATTCTTTTTGTAGTGAGATTATATCTTCTACATAGTCTGTAATAGCTGAACCGTCAGGATATGTCTCGCCCTCAAATATCGTTTTAATGTAATTCCTATCAAGGTATGTAAAATTCGTGTAAGGTGATTGAGTACCTCTAATAGGCTGGTTAATGGAATATGTGAATATTTGAAAGTGCTGGTACAAGTATTCTTGAGCTTTATCTTTTGGTATTACACCGCTTTCTAAATCTTTTTTGTAAAAATAAGCAAGCCAAACAAAGAAATCAGGTAAACCAACTGCACCAGATTGTTGGTTGGATGCAAACATGACAAATTGAATCACATGTTGAATAAATGAAGAAAGATGTTTGGCAGGAACTGATTTTATACTATCAATAAAAAACAATCCTTTTTCCACAATTGATCTTAGTGAATAAGCATAACAATACGGTTCAAATGCAGCATGATGCGCATCATGTAAATATATGTCTCCATACATCTGGTATCTAAGAAATTTTTTTGCATCCTCTTGTCCGAAGAACGATTTCATACGATCGTAGATGTAGTAAATGGAATACAACTTTGACCATGGCTTCACAACCTCGTTGAAGTATGTATACACATTCGTACTTCTCATATTCGCGTTTACATCTATTGTAGAATTCAAAATACCATTATTAAAGAAATGTTCAGTAAACTTCAACACATTGAGTTGCCAATCAATACCTTCCAATTCTAAAAGTTCCTCTGGTACAGAAGAGATTTGCTCTACAAAATCTTCTGAAAAATCAAAAGCTCTTAAAATATCAGAAATTCGTGACATATTCGTACCCCCTCTTTCTTGCTAAATTCTGAAGTATATCGTATAACTTCTCTTTTGTTATGTATATCTGATTCTTAGAAGCAGGAAAACCTTCTGTATGATACTTATGTAGATACCTTCCCAATACAAATTCATCAAAATATCCAATTGGAATATCGATATCTAAAAGATCTTTTGGAGTACGCCATGAATAAACAAGTGTGATTACTCTATCTCCAAAGTGTTCTTTAACATTTTTAGCAAGAAGATATGAAAATTTTCTGTTCCTTTGTGAAAGTGGTTCACCACCCAAAAGAACAAGACTTACTTTAGGATAACTCATTAACAACGTCTCTAACTTTGTCAAAACATAATTTAAAAGTCTTTCAAAATCAACAGCATACTCTTCACTGAATTCCCACGTTTCTGGATTGTGACATCTCAAACATTTTGGATAAGCATCACAACCTTGAAAATACACACTTATTGAGGGGAGAGAGGGGTGGTCTCCATGAAGCATTCTTACTACCCGAAGTAAAGGTTTATCTTTAAAAGAAAGAACTTCTAACATGTCTCACACCTCCAACAATCACCAAATTAAAAAGTTGTGTCAAGAAAATGGTGGGTGGGATAAACAACAATATTTTGTGTATAAAGATGTTGTTGGGTGGGAAATTAAGTTTTGACAAAGATGAACAACTCAACTGATAAAAAAAACATGTGTAAGTTTAAGTTTCCATTATCAAAAAAACTTTTTCTGATGTACTTTTACATTAGTACAAGAGTTAACACTTTTGTTGTTAAATGTTAAATAAAAAATCTAATCATTATTTATTATTTGATGTTGAATGAAACTTAATCAGGGGGTGAATTATTAATGGGTGTTACTAAAGTTGTTAATTTCCAAAACCAACCATTAAAATAGTTTGTAATGTAGTTAAAAAAGATAAATATAACCAACCTCAAACTAAACCCCAGATATCAATTAACAAACATAATAGACCAATACGAACCTGGAGCAAGTCAGGATTGGAGTAAATGGACACATTGGAATAGTGCAACATACTGGTATTCCACCACTCAGTATGATGATCCTGTCTGGGGGAAAGTTTTTTATGGTAGAGCTAAACGTGATGTAGAAGGTAACACATATATTTATAACTATTCACCATACATACCCGTTAATGTGGGAGTAACATACATTCTCAGTTTTTATATCAAAACAAGTACGGACCTTACACTATCGTTTTTAGCTTACCTTACCCCAGATTACGGTAACACTGTTGTTGCAACCGCTACACGAACATACAGTCTCAGAGCAAACGAATGGACAAAAGTTGAAATGTCACTTACACCCAACACGTCTTCCAATGTACAATATGGTGTTCGATTTACAAATGTCCCAGACGGTCAAGAATTCTGGATTGCATATCCACAAATTGTAAAAGAAGAACATTATGAACAAATACCAACACCACTTCAACAAATAAAGAATAATATTGACGGTATATCAGTTAATACAAATTTTCATATAGATCCTCTATCAAATGAATATACATAGGAATAGTACGTGTTTTTTAAACTTTTTAATACCAACAACTCCAAGATTATAAATGATATGTACAATGCAAATGTGTGGAGTTTAGATAAAGTTACAATTACAAAAGATAATCCTATTACACAAATAACATATTTGGATATATACCAAGTACCCGATGAAGCTGTATATGCCCAACCATATGTTGTACTCAATACAAAATTAAACAATAGTATTATAAAATGCTCTTAGAAGCAAACAATCGTACTTGATAGACAACAATTACGTACATAATATTACGGGGGTGATAATCCATGTTTAACTTCCATCTTGATTTTTCCAATTGGTTAACATACGTATATTTGTAGTTGGTTGGTTTAGTTGTTTTTGGTATGACACTATCGTATATAAATTATCAACCACAAACGACGTTAGTATGGGACGACGTCCAACAGAATGTGGATTCATATGTTGTAATCGTTACACCATTAAATGATACACCTCTAGAGAATATATAGGTGTTTTTCCAACAGTACGATAAAAAACAACTTATCAGTACTGATTCAGAAAAACTTGTATATAAAATAAACAATACGGTGTTTATAATTTATAGTAAAAATCCACAACAAACTTTAGTATTTATCAACACACATAAACCAACTGAAATTGACGTCGATAGTAGAAATAACAAAGTATGGGTACTATTTGTAAAACAATAAAACTTTGGGGGTATATAATATGTATCGGTTAATAAGAACAGTAACAGATAAAAAAGATCAAATATACCAGAATTTGTTAAAAGACAGATTTTGGACAAATTATGGTATAAAATCTAAACACACTTATCTTACACATACTGTATTCGGATTACCAGTGAACGATTAGATTGGTGTATATGAGTTCCAAAATTTACGTGGTAAAAAATATACATTGATATTTCCATATGTTGATATGATGGTTCCTAAGACTCTTGAAACATTTTTAAAGTTCTTTGATATTATGTGGGAAAAGTACAATGTGAAGATTAAAGTCAATGATACTGTAAGATCTGTTGAAGAAGAATTGGCAGTAAATAATTCAAATTTAAATGTCATAAAAGGAAAGTCACCAAAGATATCACCACATAATTTCGGTATATAGATAGATATAACACCAATTGTAGTATACAAGGATGGTAAAGAATTGTAGGTTAATTCAAGAATAAAAAACCATGCAGTTTGGAGAGTATTGGCAGAAGAATAGAACAATTTGGGATTACGTTCTGGATTGGACTTTCAATCATACGACGACAGAATTCACTATGACCACCAATATGCATATACCATATAGGTATAGTATAGAACTAACGATACAAAAAATGTTGAAAAGTTTAAAAAACTAATTCTTGAGGAATATCCCCCCACACCATATAAACCACCATACAAAGGACGTCGACCGAATACACCAATCGATTGGATTTGATTAAACAAACAAAGAGGTGGGTACTAAATACCCACCCTCGTTTTTTAGTCTGACACTATCAACACTCAACAATACCACTATTTGGATATAATATGTTAGACATACGTTTGTAATGTTCAACAATTTGTTGGTGGATTGTTTCTATGTCTTGTAACCCATCTAATACTACGAAATTATGTTGTTTGACCAGTTTCAAATAGGTGTCTCTTACTTTTGTGAAAAACTCAATAGACTCCATATCGAAATTTGATTTTTCTTTCTTGAGTTCATTTCTTCTTTTCAATACTTCTTCTGGTGGGATGTCGATATAAAACACTAAATCTGGTTCTATTTTAAATGTTTTATCACCTACGTTAATTTTAACAAAGTGATCTGTTAACATTTTAATGAGTTTACATCCAATCCCACGTCCCACACCCTGATATGTTAATGTAGAATATACAAATCTATCAATAATTATCACGTCTGGTATATTGTTTATATCACTTTCATGGAACAATTCATATATTTTTCTTGTTAACTCAACATGCATTGCCAGGAATAAGAATAGTTCAGTTTGTGGTTGTAGTTTCTTTTTACTAATTACAAATTTTAACTCTGGAAATATATTGTCATCTGGTTCTTTTAGTGTGACAACATTTGAACCTTTTGATTCGAGATATTGTTTGAATAGTTTAATCTGAGTTGTTTTACCTGAAAAATCCAATCCCTCAAACACGATTATCATATACTCACCTTCCTTTCCTTTTATTTTATTATTCCTCAACATCAAATAGATTTGATAGTTTCCATATATTGGTTATGTATTTTACGTAATTTACAAGCACAAACTTCTTTTTAAACTCATCAAAGTTGTGTATATTATCAAAATCTTTATCTGTTACATCGTTGTTTTTCTTGGTTAAAACATACACATGTGGTGTCATGTTCTGGTTATTCTCGTTAATTTTGTTATACACCCTTTTTATGTCGTACATATCAACATCCATATCCAATGCTATTATATATACAGATACATTGTAACGTAAAAGGTTTTGTAGTTCGATTATTGTGTTGACGTTAGTTTTTCCCGTTAATGCGACGACGATGTAATTATCCATATGTTCTCTAAGTAAATAATCAAGTTTGATTGCATCAAAAATCCCCTCTACGATTATACATGTTTGTGGGTTTCGTGTGTTTCCAATATAGAAAGATGTGTTTGGACTAATTTCTTTCGATTTTAGAATATAATACCGTATATTGGTGTCTTTATCTATTACACGAAACTGTAACATTCCACTATTTGGTACTGTCAATCCAATTGCCTGGTTTACATAGATCATCTTCTTACCAAAAATTGATTTCGTATAATTATTTACAGTCCGGTATAACTTTTTACTATAAAATAGAATGTACCCTTGTTCAATTAAATCATCTATATAATCCCTATCTGTTATATTTCTTGTATCAGATAAATATTTGTAAATTATTTGTTTATTTCGTTTGGTATAATTTTTTAACAATATTTTCAATTCATGGAACAGACGAACTTTCTGTTCGTCAATTTCTTGTTCTTTTTCATCATTACGAACCGTATCTTCATGTTCATGGGTTTCTGATAACATTAAATTTGATAATATATCAATAAGTATTTGTTTATCATTATTATCCAGATAACTATTGTGTTTTAACAAAAATTTTAAGAAATTATTCCCCTTTACTCCACATTTGAAACAGATATATTCTAAATTTGAAGAAACATACAGATGTCCGTGTCTATCTTCATGTAACGGACATCTGAATATCATTTCATTCTTATCCGATGTTTGTTTAACATAAAATGTCAGTTGTTGTAGTTTTGTTGTAATATTTTCCATATGTCCCACTCCTTTCATCATTGTTTTGGAGAATCTTTCAACAAGTCCGAAAATAAGTTACTTTACTTAACTTGTGGTTTTTTGTTCGAAAAATCTAATAACCAGACACTCTTTACGAGGACACCACATTTCACCGTCTTTTATAGTCACTAATTTTTCAACTTGTTCTATCACGTCTTTGGAAGCGTTTGACTTTACCTCTATGTTAAAAGCTTTTTCATCTTGATTTTCGTGTAAAAGGAGGACTGTTTTTGTATCGACATTCAGAACAAACAACTTCGTTACAGTATATATACGTATCTGCTCTATCTCCTTGTTCGTTGTGTTCTATTCCCCACTCTGTTATTTACACATCGGTTAAGTTGTATATCTTCTCTAAGAACTCCTCCAAATGTTACTATGGGGTTTAAGTCGGACGCATATACATCAAACCCTATCCTTCATTTTCATTTAAAATAATAATAATAATAAATTCGTCCATCCCTTGTTATTATACAACTGTTTTTCATAGTTGATAAATCAAGATTAGTTAGTTTTATCGTATCATCAATGATATTGTATATTGTATGTACATCATATCCATTGTTGTTAAACAGTTCTATCAATTTCCTTACAATATCAACAATATCAAATGCCATTTGTTGAAAATATCTATCTATGTTAACTAAAACTATAGAATTATTATTGGCCATATTTAGTTGTTCAAGTAAATCAAGTAAATCCAAAAGATTTTCAGGTAATCTCACCAGATAGACTGATTTTCTGAATATATTTTTTAGGGTGGTCACAAATCGTCCAAACATACTTCGTAAATAATGTATATCATTATTGTTGACAAACTCATCCAATGTAATAACAGTCTTATTATGTTTTTTATCATATACATATATATTCAACCATTCCATAAACAAAACATTAACATAATCCATTTTATGTTTATCTTTATCTATTAGTATATCTATTAGTAAATTTTTTCTCTAAATATAATAATCATTAACGTACATTGTTGTGAAATCAAAAATGTTACTATTGTCAAGTAATGATAATATACCATTGACATCATATACAAACACATTCATATTATCAACATTAATTAGATTGTTTAATGTTGGATTAACAACTATAAGATTTGTTTTTTTATCGACCATATCAACACCTCTATAATGAAGACCTGACAATTTTTAAGTTTGGATTAGAATAAAATAAAAATCTACGTACGATTTTCATACATACACATATGTATCGTACGTAGACCAGGGACGTTATAACAAAAACAAAAATTTTCTATTATTCATTTTGAGTATTATCATTTTTTGTGTACTATTTAACATTGTTTTAATCTTTTTGATCAATTTGTTTGCTAACATTTAATTTCTCACTATTCTTCGATTTACTAAGTCTGTTCATACAACAAATACCTCCTCATTCCTGAATTCGAACTGTTACAATGAAGTACCTCCCGGGTAATTTTTTAAGTTCATCCTCAGACAAAACCTTCCCCTCTTCCAATCTTATACCCGGGGTGAAAACCACAACAATATCTCCGTCTTGTACTGTGTAATTCACTCTGTTTTCAACAACTCGAAAACCAAGTATCTGAGAAAGTACATCTGCTGTTGCTTTGTGACCGACGATTGATTGATAGGACAACTCACTAGTGAGTTTTTTGACCTGTTCCACAAATTCTTCCCTTGTTACCTCTACAATATTAACTTTAGCCGCTACCATTGATGGTAACATATTCGGTGAAAAACTGTTCGATATAATTATCATAACCAATCAACCTCCTCTCATGTTGTGGATTTATTTTATTGATACCGTACCGACAGACCGTTTACCCAACCACCCAATAATAATATGTTAGAATTTACAATTTTTAGTTTCATGTTGACATCTTCGTTATAGTTGGAAGAACGGATATATATTCGTACTGTATCTTTGTATTGTGGTTGTTGTATTTTTTTAACAAAAAATTAATGTGTAATTTCATAACCTTTTCAAGATCTGGTTTGGAAACATCAAATATTCCATAGACCCATTTACACATATGTGAATTGTTTTCGTCACATGTAATATCTTCATCAACAGTAACTATACCCAACATCTTACTATTACTACTATTAATCATTATCTTTGATAATTTAAACAACACTAACAACAATATTTGATACTCCAGATAATTAATATATTTAAAAAGATACCTAGATAGGATATTCATCATATGTTCCTCAATTAGTAAGTATTCTTGTGTATTTGGATGATTTAAAATTTTTTTGTTAACTTCATTAGTATGAGATTTGTCGTTAATAATTGAATGTAATGGTTGAATTATATACCTGAAATTATTTATGAGATTGTTTATATTTGGAAAGTCAATTTTTATTTTGTCAAGAACACAAGTGGTTGGTTCTGTCACATACAACATTTTTATGAGTGGAAAATCTATTGCTATATAACTACTATCTTTATTATCAATGACAAGATGAATGTTAATTAAACGTTCAATGTCTTTTTTTATAATTTCATCATAGTTATCTATGTTTACGTCATTCAAGATATCAAGAATTAATTCATATGTGACTGTTTTAGTATCAGAAATCTTATTTAAAATCTCATCCAATAAAGTTTTGGAAAGTAAACTTACTAGTTCAGACACCATAATTTCAAATATCCCATACCTAATTATCATAAAAACCCACTCCTTTCTACCATTGATTTAAGTTTTTTCACACACCACATAAATAATATGTTCAACTTTACAATTTTAACAAACAACTAAAATGATAATATGTTATTTATATTAACTGGTAATATATATAAACAACACAATTGACAATTAATTAATATAATTAATTAACTACGTCAAAAACAAACATATCATGATCATGATTATAACTGTAACTGATATATATAATAGATTTTATCTATTCTATAATAGTTAATAGTACTAATTATGTATCTGTAACATGTAACATGGCAATTTATCAGTTACTGATACTAGTACTAGTTATATATATCTGTAATATAACAATTTACCAAGTTATTAATACTAGTGCTAAGTATATACATTGTAATATAACAGTTTATCAGTTACTAGACTAGTTATATATATATAATATCTAGTACTAGTACATATACTGTGATATGACAATTGTCAGTTACTAGACCAGTTATATATATAATATATATTATATTATTATCTAGGAGACAGTTAATTTTTCTTTGAATAATGGCATATTATTAACAATAGTAACATGATTGAATATAAAAGTTTTTTATAGTTTTTATCCTGCCAACTATAAATAAAAATTATATTAATTTTTATTTACACCTCAACATTTGTGTCTGTCGGTGGGCCGGCCACTCGTCGAAACATGTGATGTTTACATTGTTCATAACCATATAGACTATATAAAATTTACACTTCCAATATTGCAAAATCAAACATATTATTATTGTACGACACGAAAAATAATATGTGTTTACATAGGAAGTATGAAGGAGGTGGGGTTATGTTAATGACACTTGTAAATGTGTTTATAAAAATTTTATTCAGTTTAAATATGTTTACAGTTTATTTTTTAGCATTTGGATTGACACAGTTGTTATTATTTCAACATGTCATCGGGATTTGGTTTGTTTTAACATCTGTCGTTTTATTATTGTCACTAAGTATTGTATTAAAGAAATTGTCTCAATGTCATAAGTGGTACCACAAAATCTCTCTACCAAAAGGAACAACTGTTCATTTATGGAGTAACAAAACTATGATATTTTCAGTAATAGTAAATGTTATGTTAATACTAATATCAACAATATTCGATGTAACATCAGGTATCATAACGTTATTACTGTTAACCATTACGTTCACAATAGCAGAGTTGTACTATCTAAATCCAGTATTAATATTTTTTGGATATAACGTATACAAAGTCACTGGTTCAGTTGGTACAAAGACATATTGGTTAATAGGAAAAATGTCAATTGATTATCCGTATTACAACAACAAACCAATTGAATTAATATCTGACAAAAACGTGATCAAATTTTCAAACAAAGTTATAATTGGATAAAACAAAGTGTAACAATTTTTTAAAAAGAAAGGTGGGTGTTATTGTCACCCACCAATATTTGAATATTTGTTATGTTATTAGTTATATTATTTTAACAAGTTAATTTACATAATTTACACCCTCAATAACACATCTCTTATATTTACTACGTAATATGTTTCCCCATCCAATACAATTTCAACACCACTATATTTATTAAATACTACAACATCTCCCAACGTATAATTGTCCGATTCGTATCCTTCCGGTATAACACCCACACCAACTATAATACCTTTAATAAAGTTCTCAGAATCATTTGAAGGTAATATTAGTCCACCCGATGTTTTTTTCTCTTCATTAATTGGTTTTATCAACAGTCTCTCACCCAATGGTTTCATATATACACACCTCCTTATCCATTCTCTATTAATGATTTTATATTTTTAAAGTTTTTCTTACCTCACTACCATGTACAATCTTCATACTCATACAAACACTTCCACATCCATATCATATATGTCTTCCCATTATTAAGTTTTACAAAAATTGACACTCAAAAGTGACGTACGTTTATCAAGTAATAAAAATGGAAAAATAGATTTGGTTGTATTAATAAACATAAGTTCTGAATACACATATAAAGTTCCGTTAATGTATATAACAGATAAGATCTATCAGATATACACAACAATAACAAGGGGATTTTTTGATATTGTATGGTGGTGATGTGACTATTAGATTAATCCTTCCTATCCAATCATTCATGTCTATAGTTAAAAAATTATTATTGTAGAGATAAACATTCTCATCATGATATACTAAATTTATATATTCCATACATTCTCACCCTATCAATACATATAAAATGTTTTATAATATCACATACCACCACATTCTTCGAACCATTTGGAAATATCATATCCAACCCAACCATTCAATTGAAATTCACCCCAATATCAAGTTTGATTTTAAGTTTTTTAGTTTTTTTAACATATTGTACATATAAAATATAAAGGTGGGAATAAACCCCACCTTTTGTTATGTTCAAAATATTCATATGTGTGTTTTATTTATTTTCATCCTCAAGTTCAATTATTTTGACATCCATTGGGACATAATTTATTTTATCAACCACATCAAACTCTTTGTATTCTTCCTTTAACTCTTCCAATACTTCATCAGCCGCCTCTTCAAATTCTTCTGTTTCAAATTCTGGGTGTTCTTTTCTCACATATTTCAATGCTTTATCGATGAGTGCAAGATAAAACTCTTTATCCACATATTCCTCAATCTTTTTGTACAGTGTAGGATTTTTTCTTCGTATTTTAGTTACAGAATCTTCATCAAATACTATCTTACTATAATGGATATTTTCGAACAATTCTGTTGATTCAACTACTGTAAATATAATATTATCATCTGTAATAAATTGTTCAAGTGTACCCCATCCATTGAATACAAGTTCACCATGTAATATTGTTTTGGAATCATCATCAAAATACATTATCATTTTGCCTTTACTTGTATATTCCATAATAGATACCCCCCCTTATTATAATTAACATTTCATTAGATAGTTTAGTATGAGTATGGTTTATATATGATATACTATTTTCCAATTTTTCGACCAACGTTTTGCATAGCTTCGTAAGTCTTCTGCATACGAAATTATGTCTTCAGGATATACTATATCCGAATTTTTTGATGCTGATGCAGTAGCAAAAATACGAATGTCAGGATCAATATTTTTCAATTCTTCAATTGCATCAAATAATGGATATAGATAATCAAACGATGTTTTGAGATACGATCCGTACGTTTCTTTCACATCAAATGTGATCAACAACGTATCTCCATCCCACTTTATGTTTATTTTTGATTTCAACGGTGCCAATGTTTTTGCCAATTTCTTCATCAGAACACTATCTATCTTTGGTGATACAATTGTTATTTCGACATGTTTCTAAAATTCAGGTCTGAAGTATAGAAAATTAATCACATCACGTAGTTCATTAAAAATGACATCAACTTTAAAATTAGATTTTCCTCTTACTGTGTTTGCCATTATAACACCTCCGTTTTCATCTAAATTACATATTTAAGTTATATAACTTCCGTATAATTCATATATAATTTTTGTCTTTCTGGTGGAGACAGTGAGAATTGAACCCACGTCCGAAAGTAAGTCCTCTTCGACATTTCCAGGTACAGTCTGTGATTTAAATCTCATCTAAAATATAAAGGTGGGAATGAATCCCACCTTTTTTATGTTCAAACGTAATACTGTTTTGGAATCATTAGATAGCTCCGTATGGTTTATGATATACCACTTCCCAATTTTCTATCCAACGTTTTGCATATTTTTGTAAATCTTCTGCATAGCCAATTATAATATCAGGACTTATTATGTCCATATTTTTTGATGTTGATACAGTAGCAGAAAAACGAATGTCAGGATCAATATTTTTCAATTCTTCAATTACATCAAATAATGGATATAGATAATCAATCGATGTTTTGGGATACGATCCGTACATTGGCTTCACATCAAATGTGATCAACAACGTATCTCCATTCCACTTTATGTTTATTTTTGATTTCAACGGTGCTAATGTTTTTGCCAATTTCTTCATCAGAACACTATCTATCTTTGGTGATACAACTGATATCTCAACATGTTTCTAGAATCCTCGAGTGAATTCAAATTCTAAAAATTCAGCCACATCATGCAATTCACTAAAATTAACATCCATTTTAAAAATAATGTTTCCTCTTATTGTTTTTACCATTATAACACCCCCGTTTCATTTGAAATTCATTTAAAAAATTACATATTTAAGTTATGTAATTTCTATATAATTCATATATAATTTCTGTCTTTCTGGTGGAGACGGTGGGAATCGAACCCACGTCCGAAAGTAAGTCCACCTCGGCATCTCCGGGTACAGTCTGTGATTTAAATCTCATCAATCAGTCGTCCACAGACAAACTACTGATTGACCAGTCTCATTGAGTAAAGTAACATCAGACGTGAGACGCGTCTGAGTTACCGGACCAGTTGAGTCACACCCAACTACAAGGTACTGGTCCAACCTTGTAGTGGATGGCTACCTGTTAATTAGGCAGCAAGAGGAATGTATTCGTTGGCACTTATTTTTTTCCTACCGTTTTTTTACGAGGACGGTAGGTAACCTCGACCCGCTTCCGAAGAGGACTTACCTCCGTCGAAACCATTCGTCCCCAAAATCTGGTGGAGGTGACGGGGTTCGAACCCGCAACCGACGGTTTTAGAGACCGCTGCTCTCCCAGTTGAGCTACACCCCCGATATCACACACTCCATAATTAATATGTTGAGATTTGCAATTTTTATTTCAATTTTGATCTTGACAAATATATTGTTCCATTGTTTTTTCCTCTTGTAGAACCTCTTTTTTAAAACAAAAAAGCCCTTATTTCTCAAGGTTCATATCCATTGTATCAATATGTTGTTCAATCTGGTGGAGCCGATGGGATTTGAACCCACGGCCTCTACCTTGCAAGGGTAGTGCTCTCCCAACTGAGCTACGGCCCCACATCTATATCACACGTTTCATATAATAATATGTTGAGATTTGCAATCTTTATTTAATTTTGATCTTGACAAATATGTTGTTCCATTGTTTTTCTTTCCACAGTAAGATAGTACTATCTCAATTAAGTTACATAATTGTTTTACATTGTCATTGTACACATTCTATAATGTTGAAATTTGTATTTTTATTTTATTACAATTTTATACTTATTGTTATTGCTTATTGTCTTGTCTTGACAAAGAAAACAAAAAGTGTTATAATAAATTGACGTAACCTGGTTAGTTTATACCAGGAAAATCAAAAAGAACGAGGGTGTAAGTTTCACCAACAAATCCCCAACAATCCTAACAAATCCCCAACAAATCCCCAACAAAATTCTCTACAAATTGATATAACCTGGTTAGTTTATACCAGGAAAATCAAAAAGAACGAGGGTGTAAGTTTCACCTGAAGAAATCAGGTGAGATAGATAGTAGTATAGTATATACCATACTATTGTAGTATAGTATAGTATTTATGATGGAAAAATTTAGAAGTATTTACAAAGATACCGTGGTACATCTACGACATTACCGTGGTACATCAGAAGAAAATAAAAAATATTAAAACATGGGAGGTGTTATTATGGAAATTATGGAAAGTAATCTCTCAACAAGAGAAATTGAGGGAGTTGAAAAAATTAGACAAATATTGTATGGTAAAATTTATAGAAAAATAAAAAAGTATAATATTAATATTAACCTACCTAAAGAAGATATCGAAGACATAGTAAGCGAAATACTAACATGGGCACTTGAAAAAGTTTCTAAAAATACAAAATCAACAAAATCAAACTATGTTTCAATCCGTATCCCATTTATATCGGATAAATTAATCACAATGTTCGTATTTTCGTACATAAAATACAAGTATTATGAAATCCCACTCATCTCATTTGATGATGATATGATAGAATACCTTGACTTTGTTTATTATTATACCAACAACAATAGTGATAATGAAGATGATGAAGAAACTGGACCCAGTAGGAACCATGAGGAACTTGACGATTTCCAAATATTGAAAATTGTTGATATATTAATGACAAGATTAGAAGAATATAAGAAGAAAACAAATAATTATGAAGACAGCAAACTCATTGTAAACAAGAAGATAATTAAAGAGTATTTATATATATTGTTAAAATACGGGTTGAATAATATACATACAATTGAGTATAAAAATATGTTATCAGCCAGTAAAAAATATAGACTTGAGAAAAACTTACAACTATTATCAACACTAATTTAGTGAATATTAAAAGAAAGGAGGATGGTATTATGTGGAAAATCAAGGATATAATTGAAAATATTGTTTTGGGTTCCAAGTTTAAACATGGGATGTACATATGTACAAAAACTGAAGTCGACGACCGGATTCTGACTATTTATACAAACGTGTATAAAAAAACAGTTGCAGTTGACATAGATACTGAACCATCACTAAATACAACAGACGATGTATATAATATATTATATGACGAATTGAAAAAGAACTTGAAAGGGTTTAAAATCAATATTAAAACCAAAAGAACGAAACAACAAAGACAAAGAAAGAAAAAAGAAAATGATGATGTAGAAATAGAAACAAAAGTAGAAAAACGTAATAGTCGTAAAAGAAGAAAGAACAAAAAAGATGAATAGTTATATTTAGTTAATAAAAAAAGTAGACCACCCTGAAATATCTCGGGGTGGTCTTTTTGTTATTATATATCAACTGTTATATATTATAACTTGTTATATAGTCTACAACTGTATCAAGTATATCATGTATACTACTATCAAGATTTTTTGTTACTGAATTATCAACTTTTACTTTTGATGTGTACAACGGCATTACAAGTTCAAATCCGGAATCCATATCAGTAAATATTTTACTCACAACTACCCTGATATTTTCATCCTAACCGAAAGTACCCGATCTTATCTCAGATTTTAATGTTAATGCAATTCCAAAATTTATGAGTGTCTTAGAAATTTTTATACTTTTCAATTGTGGTATGTTTTTTGATGTAATAACTAATGGTTTCTGAATTGTATCAGTATTTTCTAAACTACTATTTGTTGTATCAAGTGGATATACAACAAACTTCAAATCTATATACATATCAGACTCTGCCTGTATCAGTAATTGTATTGCTTGATTATAAACCACCGACACCGTAATTCTATCATCAGTTTGATTACTTTTACTTGATACTGATGTAATATCAAATATATGATTGAAATTCTACCACAATAGTAATTGACATGCATTACCATTAATTAGTTGTTCATAATACTCCCATATTAAGTCATTTATTATCGACTTTGCATTTTCCTATTGCAAGATTGTAATATTTGTATCTTTGATCTGAAGTGGTAATGAATTATCCTCTTGTCCACGATATTTCACATTCATATATGTTTTGACAATATATACTTTATTGGGGTCTACATTTGACAATTTATCATACAATGCATTTTCTATAGAGTTTGTAAGTTTTTGAATGACATCAGTATTGGTATATAAGTTCTATAACAGATATTTATTAAAAATATTTTCATCTGTGTTTAAAATAGTAATTATATCGGTGGATGTCAATTGGCTCAGTTTTAATATGTCTTGGCTATTAGAAAGTTTGTTTAATAGTTTGTTCATTGTATTCTCAACTTTGTCAGTATTGTGTTCAACTGTTTCAGTACCCCTACCAACTTTCTTAATTTCCACACTAATCATATTTTTTGTAAGTGATATCAGAAGTTGTCGAATTGTTTCTGGATTTGTAATATTTATTTTTTTCTACAATTGTTTAACGTTCTTTTCTATTGAACTTATCAGTTTTTCTGAACTTTGAATACTTAACGTAAAGAGTGGTATGTTAACTCTTATGTGTTTGACAAAATGTAACGATATTTTGTCTTTTGATGATTTCTAATGTTGTATTAACTATTTGTAATCCAAACTGGTTTTCATATTGTCATTATTAAATACTTTTATTGTGTTAAATTGTTTCGCGCCCTAAATGAATATCGATTTGATAAACACATTATAATCTTGGACTGTTAGAAGTAACAATACATTTGTGACGTACCATGTGTACAATTTAATTATGAACAACAAATATGTAATTTTCTTTAGAATTTTATTGTAAATAAATGTGGAAAACTCTTTGATGTTCAAACTGTTTTTACCAACTAACCCTTTGATAATACTGTACAGTTCTGTATTTTCTGTTAGGTTACAATCATTGAAGATAACATCTGTAATTTGTGGTAACCTTATGACTTGTGAATCTGAACCATGTTTGTTAATCATGGACTTAATCTAACTAATAATATCCAGTTTTATTTGTCTGTTTAACTCGTCAACATCATCGATATTAATATTATCTACATATTTCTTTACAAATTCTGTAAACATATTTATGAACTGTCCTGTATTGTTATAAACTGGTAAGACCAACTCTTTGTATAGGTCTACATATATAGAGTTTATAGATTTAACAATTTCGGTTTCATTTTGATTATTTAACTGTTGGAATTGTTCAACAAATATAGACTATAGTTGTTTAATGGTATCTGGGTTATATAAGTCGGAGAAGGAAAATTTATATTTTGAATTTTTCTCTGTAACACTCTTATATATGTATGTATTCCACAATGAGTTTACCCTACTAATAATTGTTTGTTTCTCCTCTTTAGATATCTCACCATGTACTATATTCTCTTCACTTTCTGTAATAACATGTTTAACCCATTTTTCGAATAACAGTTCTGATAGTATTTGAATGAATAAATGACTGAATATATCCTCATCGATATCACTGTTGTTGTAACTCTCAATAATCATTTTTGAGAGTACATCATCATCTAATACCTATCGTAACATGGTCTCCAAGAATATATTTGTATACTGTTTATTTCTAAATAGACTTTCACTCAGTGTTTTAAAAATGTTATACACACCGGTAATACCATATTTCTGAGTAATAATATCAAGCTATTTGGATGATATATATTTCAAAATACTCTTATCATTTTCGTGGAGTATGTTATGAGTTATATCCCTGTTATCTTTGATAATTGTCTGTAGTATGTCAGTCATATAATTTCGATTTTCATTAAAAGTTGGGATATCTTCATCAACAACGGTATGTAACAATCTACCAAGTCTTGCACCGCCATCACCAACTGTTTTAATTGAGAACCCAAATATACCACCAAATCCGATTTCTTCTCTATCAAGGTCGGTAATTAATAATGGATTATCAACTGTATCCACAATCATATCATCAACATCATCAACATTATTAAGATCGTGTTCAAATTTAACAACATACTATGAATTAGACAATAATGTGTTGTTATCAGAAACGAACTATAGTTCAACTGGTTTTATTGACGTGTTGTTTGAATACTTAATGTTGTAACTATTAATGTATTGATTTTTTAATGTTCCATGTTCATGGTCTTGAATTTCATCAGTAACAACATAGTAATTATAGTTACCAATTGGTGTTACTGATTGAGTTTTAATTACATTTTGTTTAAATGGTACTATAACAACCACATCGGGTGTAAATTTAGTTTCACCACTTTTTGCCAGTACCAATCTGATAAAATACTTTTGTTGTTCGTCTGGGTATTTACTCAAGAATGTATCCTAATCCATTTTACCGTTCTAAAGCTATTTCATAATCTCTTCATTTTGGATCACATAAATTGGTGCATTACCGTCCACGTACTTTGAAACTTTTCGTAATATGTTGTAGAAACTACTATCTTTGAAATTTTCATATAATAAACTAAGAAGTATTGTATTTTCAACTTTCTTAGTTTTTGTATATACTTCTATATCTTGAACAAGTAAATCGAACTGTAATCCTTTGAGTAAATCTGATAATTTAGTTAACCCCCCAATATTATCTATAACCATTCTTTCATTTGACAACACGTTGTATAGTTCAATTGTATTATTTTCAATCCCAATATCTTTTCGACTTATGTAAAGTAAAATTGTGAATAGTAACTAAACAATCTATTCCTGGTCCTTTGTATCGACAATCTGAATTTTGTACAGTCTGTTAAATATCTATTTAAACATTTTGAGTTGAACACTATCCTGGGACATGTTATTAGAATTCATTTCGAATATGTACTATAGAATTTTGTTTGTATCATCAAATAACTAACCACTACCTACAAACTCTTCATCCGGAACAATTGAATGTTTTGTTTTTTGATAAAGTGTGAATTTTTTGGGTTTACTTGTAGTTACAACATCTTTGTCACTAGTTTTTTCAGCTTCTTGTGTTAGTTCCTAGTTAAATGGAATTTCAAATTTACTGAAGTTGAACATTGAAGGTTTGTTTTTATTACCGTATGTGAGTAGAAATTCGTGATATTGATGTAACATTCTTTGATTGTTTTTATCATTCAAAATTTTACCATCTGGATCAATCTCAGTTTTGATTAACTCTTTAATTTGTTTAACTGAAATACCGGTTATATTGTACAAGACAAACACGTAGAAGGTTTTAAATTCATCAAATGGTATTTTTGTTATATTTGTAGTTTTTAGAAACTTATCCTTAAAATGTATCTTGATGTAAGTTGGTAATATGAAACCTATGACATTTAATTGTGTTTTTAAAGTGTTTATAGCACCTGTTACACTACTACTTGATGATCTTAAAACTTTAGAATGTTTTTGTAAAACAGACTCGAATGTTTTTTCACTTTTATCAATTGGTATTGCAGTAACATTATTATTTGCTGTTTTAACCAATATCCACTATACTATATCTTTGAATTCATCAAATGGTTTAGTTGTCAGTTCAATACTCTCAACATATTTCATCCAATCATTAGTTAATGTATCATCACTTGTATCGTCATCCTCAGTAATAATATCTGTTTTATCACCGGATTCATTTAATTCATCGATTATTGTTGTTTCATTGTCAAATAGTATTTTCAGATACTTATTTACATCAAAATTCATTAGAATGACACCCCCATAACAAAGTAATGATTAGTCTTTCTTTCACACATTGTTAAGTTTTATTTAAAGTTCATCGATATCCTTAATTTTGATAAAAAGAAACCCCCAGGATACCGACCCTGGGGGACTTTTTTATTTAATCGTGTCAATTATTATGAAAGAAGTTCAGGAATCTTTACAAGACCGTAGTACCATGGGGAGTACATAGTTTTACCATACCTTGTGTAGAAGTAGAGACCAGGAATTGATTCGTATGTGATTGGTACTGCCTTCAATGGAATGTACGGTGCATAGACATAACCACTGTCTGCAACACCAGAACCCTTATAACCAACAATAATATAACCATCAGGAATACTTGGTGTTACGTACATATTCCATTTACCAGAAATTGTTCCACTGAGTGCAAATCCAATCTTTGCATAGTCAAGTGCATCAGTAACATTCTCGGATGGTCTCCATTCATATTGTGTAAGACCATTAATTATGAACTGTTTTGTGTATGGTGAAACGACTATAAAGTTTGGTTCAAATCTCTTTGTTGCTCTTGTGATCTTACCAGCAACCTCATTAATTTTGTGTATAAGCGTTCTGAAGTATGCTTCTGCTGTTAACCAGTTGTTACCACTCAATGTTGCTGGATTATAGTGCCATTCAACAATATTACTACCATACGAAAGAACACCACTGATTATATCCATAATTATTTCTCTGTTGATTTCAGCAGCAATTATTGCAGAAACATCTTCAAATGCTTCCTGCTCAAAATTGATAAGATCACCAAGTTCGGCCTGAATATCTTCTAAGAATTCATATGTCCAGCTGGCCTTGAGTTTTCTTGTTATTGCATTAACTGGAATGTTTTCAAAGTCAAAGAATACTCTACCGATTGTGTCTGGGGAATTCGTTTCAAATGCAACGGTGTTGTAAATAACATCAAACGTTTTACTAACTGGGGTGGTACTATTACCCGTATTTTGAACAGTAATTACACCAGTGTAGTAATTAATTGTAATCTTAAACTCATCTACAACTATGGTACCATTTACTTCAGGTATTGTTATACCATTTGGTAATTTAACCATAAATGAACCAATCTGTACACCCTTAAATGGTGGTTGTACACCATTCAATGTAACAGTTGTTGATGCACCACCTGCAATTGATACAGAAACACGTTGTGTAAGTGATTGATACTGTTCAGTACCAAATGATGTATCAGTTGAGAGAAGACCATCTGTTTTATCACTTGCAAGCTCACGACCATCCTGGAATCTAATTTTCTTGAACTTCACAATACCAGTTGGTCTTGTAAGTGGTTGAACAGAAACGATCTCGTTCGCAATAAGTTTTGGGAAGAATTTCTTTGTAAGACCAAGAATAACAGGAACTGCAATAGATGCCTGTGTAGATGTTGTAAGACCTTCAGTAATCATGTTCCTTTTTGTATTTTCAAGTAATATCTTTAATACTTCTTTCTGGACGTTATTTGTCTGTTTACCATAATAATTTTTGAATGCACTCTCTACAATAACGTTTTTGTAAGTATTCCAATTTCTTTCAAGTATTAAACCAACTGTATCTTTTGTCATTGCTATATACCCCCTCTTAACTAAATTAGTTGATTTTGTAGATTATTTACTATCTAGTAACCACTTTAACAGCTTCTCTTCTAATTCATTTTTAACATTTTCAAAGTGATCAACTTCTTCATCTTCCTCTTTATCTCCATTATCTTCTTCCTATTTCTAAGTTTGTACATCATCTGAAAATACTGATGTACCAACAATATTTTCATTTTGTGTAGGTTTAGAGATAAGTGGTTGTGGTTCAAGAACCGATTTAATTTGAGATATCTTACCTTTCAGGTACTCGATGAACTCAGTTTCTGTTGGTTCAACTTTCTGTAACAATGTATCAATAATTTCCACCTACAACATTAACGCGTTTTGTAATTCACTTATCTTCGTTTCATAACTATCGATAACTCTTGCATTTATCTCCTACGTTAGTTCTATTGCCTTATCAACTTCTTCATTTATTATCATTGATATATCACCCCGCTTTATAAGTGTATTGTTGTAATTTTTAACGAAATGAAAAACAATTTTACACTATTAAGTTTTATTATGATACATAAAATATACATATTATTAAACGTTTTTATATATTTTACATAATTTATAATTATCTCAATCCGGATGTTATATAGTTAACAACATCTCTACTTTGGTATACTACTTGTTGTCGACCATTATTGTTATTATTGTTAAGGATATTATCTTTAATTTGACTAAGTAATATTTTAATTTCCTATACATCTGATTGTATCTGGGATAAATATGTATTCTATTCTGTCATAAGTTCGAGTTTTTGTCGTTCGAACTCCGTTGTAATTTCAGATATGTTAGTGAATGTCATTGTTAACTTTCGTTTCATTTCGTCGTAATCAAAATTAAACGTTAAAGAACCAAACAGAGAACCTGCGATATCTGGTGCATGTGATGATAATTCATCTACAAACTATTCAAGTACATTCCAAAGTCCGTTTACAACATTTACGTTAATCTATGCATCCAAAACCCCCGAATCCATAATAATTGTAATCATGTGATTGAAAACATTTGAAATACTTGGTACAAGATTACTTACGATATTGTTAATATGTATTGTATCAAGTTGTGTAGATTGTATTGTTGTACTAATTGATGAGATAATAGTATCAATTGCAGTACTCATGTTTTGAAAACTTGTCAAAAGTGATGTTTTTGTAGCATTGATGGTATCTAATAACGATCTATCAATACTCCATGAACTTTCGGTGTTGAGTAAATTATCTAAAGTATTGAACATAAAAACAATTGTGTTATCGAAAATACTTTTTACAAATGTTTTAGGTAAATCTGTATCCTGTTTAAACATATCATTAACATTCAGATTATCAAGTATAGTTCCAAACACACCTGATATACGATTGAATATACTTGGTAATTTTTCTAAGATTGGTTTCTACACATTTTCTACGAAACTATCCATTGTTTTAGTTTCAGTTTTCTACCAGAGCCACCACCCGGTTGTCGTTGTTGTTGTTTGTCTAAACTTCCTGGATATACCTGCTTTAATTAACCCGGGTAATAATGTTTTAAAAATCATGTCAAGTGTTGAATTAAAAATACTCTTAATAAATTCTGTCTGTAGTGTAATGTCGTTTGTTACGATTTTTGTAATATCAATACTATTAAGTATTTTGTCAAACGCACCTGGTTTATCTGTTGTACCAAAAATCAATTCAAATATTTGTGGTAGTCTCCTTAGAATTGGTGTAAACACAGTATCAATATATGGGTTTATTTTTTCAGATACTTCTTTCTGTATAGTTTGTACTACAGTATTACCAGATTCATTGGTTGTAGTAACTGTTTCTGTAACAAGTCTTTTTTGAATTACATTCAATTTTCCTTCAATTGCATTTGTCAATAGTGTACCAACTACAGTTTTTAGTATCATATCTAGAACAGAAGAAAATAATATTTTTGTCATTTCTATAATCGTTTTATTATCTGTTGCAATATTCTTAAATGTATCACTTGATACTAGTTGTGTAATTAAACTATCAAACCCATTAATGACTTTATCAAATAGAATTGGTAGTTTACTAAATAAATCTGTTGTCAATGTTACAAATGGATTTATCTCCTCTATTGTTTCACTAATTGGTATAAAGAACCATGTTTGTGTGGTTTTCTTTTTAACGGATAAAAGTTCTATGTTTTTCTCTAAATTATCCTTATCAAACACCATACTAAAGAAAGACTTGAATATTGAATCAATTACAGCATTAAACAGTGAGATTATAATAGTTTTTCCAGTATCACTATCCTATAGTATTTGTGAATAATTCAAAATTTTCGGGTCTAAGATGTTGTTAAACTATGTTTGTATATAACCAAAGATGGTTGGTATGTTTGATAAAATTGGTTTCTATATATCTTCCATAAACATATCCTCAGTACCAATAGTGTTATCAAAGATGTTAAAGAACTCTTCAATTGGTGATATATCTTTTTTCTTACGTCTTATTTTACCTTCCATACCCATTTTAACAATTTCTGGTAATGTGGTCTTTAATGTAATACTAACAATGTTGTCAACTATTGATTTTATAATATCTTTTACAAGGTCAATATTTTCAGACAAAACAGTTTTGAGTATATCAACATTTGACAGTTGTGTGAATAAATTATTTATAAAAGTACTCATTTGGGTAAACAATGTTGGTATATTTACAATTATATTGTTGATAAGGTCGCTCATTGGATCCCATGAACCACTTGTAGAACCGAACAAAAATCCAAGAAAATTATTAAGTAATCTTTCAAACATTCCTTTATTTGATTGTTGATATCTTTGTAATGCAATACTTATAATTGTTTGCATTGTTGGAAATACAGTGTTTACTACTTCTGTAAGTATATTATTAATTACTGTTGTACCATTCTCTTCAACATGTTGTGATAATGTCGTATCACTGGATAGTTTAATCATAAGACTATTTATTAGAGTTGTGATATTGTTAAATATAGTTGACAGATTTGTTGTTATATTTTTTATAAATGATGTCATAAATCCACCTATCATTGTATCGATAATTAAACCCATAAGCTATCCGAATATTCCACCAGTCGATGATATATTGAACAGTGTTGTTGTAAGTATATTTGTCGCACTTGTTATTAAATTGGTTAACATCGTCAGTGTGGTATTTATAATATCTGTTATGATTGTATCAACAGTTGTAGTACTCATTTTATTAACCATATTATTAATATTTTTTTCTGTAAACATCCAACCAAACAATGTGACTATTGATGTTACTATTGATTTGAATGGTTCTAATAAACCACTTATTACAGATGATATAAATGATGTAACAATCTACTTTTGTATATCACTAATTATTGGAATTTTAACTATACTTTTCTCATCTGTAAGATAACTAAAAGACATTGTAAGTATATTACTCACAACTGTAACTGTTGTGGTTACAACAGTATTAATCAACGTATCGAGTTTATTAACATCAAACCTTGATACATCTATATCAGTAGTAATTTTATTTAGCAACAAACCGATTTGTGATAGTATATTTTGGAATACACCTGTAAGACTAATAACAAACCATCCACCGATAAAGAGTTTTCCAAGACTTGTAACCAAATTTGTAATCATATTCAATGGGTTAAGTCTATTTATAAGTTCATTTGATGTTTTATCATCAAACAACAAATTAAACACTTTAGTAGTTAAACTTGTAACCATTGTAACAGTTGTTGTAACAATACTTTGGAATAAATCGTACAATTTATCTGATGATGTGTCTAATATTACGCCTTCTACAATTTCTGGTTTGAACATTGTACTTAACAAACTACCAATTGAAGACAAGATTGTATTAACGTGTCCTTTTATAGAATCCATTAGAACTATCATTTCAACCATTAGTACTGTTTGTAATCCCAACATGATATACATTGTTATGGGATCAGATGTAATAATGTTCATATTTGTAACCATATTGAACTATGCTGAAATTACGGATGTGATTATGTTAAAAACAGATGTTACTACAGTAGTTACGATCTTGGATAAATCTGAGACTGTCATACTTTCCACAATACCTTGTATGTTTTCTGGTTTGAATATAGTTGTTAACATATCGGTAATCGGTGTCATAAGATTACTGATAAGTGACATTGCAAAGAATGACAATGCCGGTGTCATAAATAACATTATGGATCCGATGGATTTAAGAAAGTCATTGTCACTCATAATCATCGTTTGATATTTATCTGTATCAAGCTAATTGTTTTTTATTATCTTACCAGTTAGATCCAAAACAGTATTTACTATAGTTGATATGATTTCTTGTATGTTAATGGATTTAGTTTCGATTTTACCACTTTTAAGAGATATTAATACCTTTTTGAATTGTTTTGGTAAGACATCCGTTACATAACTAATAGCATCATTAAGTATACTTGGGATAGTTGATGTAAAAAATTTGATTATTTTTGGTATAACCACAGTTGTAAGTAGTCCCATATATATGGTGGATAATACTACCTACTAATTACCAACAAAATTTAATAAACCTCTTGTAACAGAGTTGTTTAGAAGGAAATTAAATGTTCCTAAGATAGAATCAATTATATCCATAACGGTTATCCAAGTTGATGAGATTAAATCAACAGTAGTGTTTTTTAATTTGATAACCTATTCTGATAATTGTTTAGGTGGTTTCTGTTCTTCTTGTGTCTCTTTTTTTGTTTCATTAGTACCAAAAACATCTTGTATAATTTTTACTAAGTCCTGAAATTGTAAATTAGTAAGTTCCTTTATTTGTGTATCGAGAATATTTGAAATATTTGAAGTGATACTTGACATGACAGATGTTAAAAGAGTTGGTATATCTTTGATAATGATATTGGTGATTGTGGGTAATAAGTTTATTAATGTTACAGATCCAGTCAACGTTTTGATTAGATTATTACTGAATATGTGTTCATTCAGTTTAGTCAATGAGAATGTTATGAAATCTAAGATTATACTCTACATTGAAGAAATAGTTATAATGAGAGTTCCCTTTAGTGTAGATACTTTTTCTACAACAGACTTAATATCCTTGGGTGTTGAACCAATTTGTTCTTCATGTTCTTTAAGGGTTAGTTTTTGATTTTCTAACTATGTTTTAACATCCTTGTTAATATTTTTGTCTGATGTTAACTATTTGTTGATTTCATCAAGTTGTTGTTGGAGAATTGGTAAATTTGACATTTGTTTTATGATTGTATCAATACTATTGGTGATATTATCTCCAACAAATTGTACAACACTTACAACAAGTCTTTGTACAACATTTGATATGTTGTTAGTAATTATATCTGTTATTTTGTTAATTAGTGAGGTGGTTATGACAAATATAATAGATCCCCCAACTAATCCATTAAAAATTGTATTATATACATTTTGTAGAATATTTGTTAACATTGATGATATTTCTGTAAACATGTTCTAAAAGATTGTAATTACATTTTGTTGTAATGTTTGGATGGGGGTATCTAAATTTTGTTTTTCAGTAATGTGTTGGAGTATATTATCTATTGTTTTTGTAAGTAAGTTATCTGTGAGTAATTTAAGGATACTTTCAGTTATATTTGTAAATACACTTTGTAATTTATCTGTTGTGGATTTTTCTATAAAGTTTTCGTTTATTATTACATCCTATTTTTTGGAAATTGTACCACTAATGGAAGACAGTATTTTAAGGATCATTGTAGAAAGTTGTAATATGATTTGTTGAATAATACTTGTATCAATTCCCTTACCTGAAATTTTAATATCTGGTGTAATATTGATATTTATTTGTGATTGTGTTTGTGGTACTGTGGTTAAAACAAGTCCAAAATCTGTAAAACCACCTTCTTCAAATCCAATAATGTTTGTTGTTTTCAAATTTGCTTTTAATAATGTTAATAATGATTCAACATACTTTTTAGTTCCAAGTAGTTTTAGTCGTTCTTTTTCTATTTTATCAATTTCATTTTTGAATTTTGGAACCAACTACTATGGAATAACATATTCACCTTTATGGACGACACCCTATATTTCATCAGTTCGACCACTACCAGTATAACCACCATATTTAAATCCAATTAGGTTTGTAGACATTTGTGACAATGTTTGTGTTAGGTTATTTACAATATTTTGTTTAGCATCAACTGGTATTGTTATGGATTTGTCACCCATTATTTGTTGATAAACTTCATTGTAAAAACTTTTATACTATTGGATTAAGGGGTAAATCTGTTGTTTTAACTGATCATAGAAATTAACCAAGTTTGAGATTAGTTTACTGATAGTGTTTTTGTTATTAAGTGGTTTAAGATTATTTATCAGTTTATCTTGTACTGTGATAGTCAATTTTGATAAGGTATCTAACATGTTTATCATTTTATTAACAATTGAAACAAACCAATTTATTTTCATCATATCAACTGTTTGTATATTTTTATTTTTAATTGTTGAATAGATATTATCAAATAATAAATTGACTATAGTCCTAAATTGTGATATGACTTGTGGTTCTTTGTTTTTGTTACCACCAAAGATGGTAGTAAAGAAACTTTTTATACCGTTTACAAAACTTTTCCAATGTCCTTTTGAAAGTGTAGTTGACAGAGTTGACATACTATTTATAATTGTCTCAATACTTTTAGACAAAACTTCGAAGTTTTTCTATTGTGAATCAGTTATTGTTTTTGACAAATCACCAATTGGGAATATTATTTCATTAAAGAATTTACCGATCAAAACCTATGGTGTATTTTGTTGTAATACTTTACGAGTTTCCTTAAACCAGAAAGCAGGATTTATTACATTCATAAAACCACTAATTGCGTTTAATACGTTAGAAGTACCAAGAGACAAAAAAAATTCAGAAAACTAAGTCTACAGTTGCGTTATCCCGCCCGCAATGATTTTAAAATTATTCGCAGTTTGTGGACCTTTTTTCTATAAATCTGACTATATTTTTAAAGTTTCGATAAGTGTATTGTATCCTGATTTTGTCAATTCGGTTATTGAGCGAACGATTTCAATCACAACTTCTGAAATTTTACCAATTAGTGTTTCAAGTATTGGACGTAAAATTCTTAGCTAAATCTAAAAAACTACAACGGTTGCCTATCCTAACAACTATTGTGGTGTTCCCAACATCGTTAAACCACTCTATAAACTTTGAAATACCATTCCTAATCCTTGTCCAAATCCACCTTGTTTCTATGTTTCAACCTAAGCTTTTCCAGTCTATTGCCCACCTACCATATTACCAACTGTTTCTACAACAGTTTTCTTTTTACGTTTAAATAGGTTACCAAACCACCCACCAATTGTAGAACCAGCTTTTTTAAATGGTTTAACAATCCAAGACTATACTGGTTTTAAAAGTCCGACTAACGGTTTAAATAACCACTCTAATGGTTTAATCAAAACTTTACCCAGTAATGGTGTAAATAACTATCCCAATGGTTTAACCAACCATCCAAGTAATGGTGTAATTAATTTACCTAACCATGTAAATGGTTTTGCAATGAATTTACCTAATGATAAAAACCCCTTGAAAATACTTAACAAAATGTATTTGTATAACCATCCAAGTAAAATATGTCCTGTTTTAAACATCCACGTGAACCATTTTGATTTGAATATAAATTTATCAAGGAAATTAAATAATTTGTTAAACACCTTAAAAAAACTACCAAATAAATTTACGATTATCTGTATTGGTTTAAAAGACTTCAATATACTACCAAGTATATTTCCAATTGTATTGAGAGACTTCATCAGTTTATCTCTGAACATTGTATCCTTTCTTTCTTTAACAATCTGTTCAGATACATTTTGTGGGGTTTTATTATTATTATTCAATTGTTTATTTAGTAAACTTGTGTTAACAATTTTGTCCAATTTGTTACTTATATTTTCTAACGATTTTTGTATTTTATCCCAATCAATTTGTGTTGATGTGAATGATTGTGTTTGATGTTGATGAATTGTCTGATTAAGATCATCGAGTGTTTCACTTATTTTATTCAAGGTTTCGTCAGGTGTCATGTTTTGTTTTGGAACAAATTTGAATGCCATTTATTATCACCTCTCTTAACAGCAATACGGTTAATTATCTTTATTTTTTATTGTTGTAATGTGTAAGTAATTATATTAATCAAGTCAGAAACTGGTATTGCATCAATAAAAATCAAATACGATTTGTTGTTGAATGTTTTATTTGTATATTTAGTTGTTGTTGTAGATTCAAAAATCTATGGAATATTATTAACTTTTTTGAAAGATATTACTTCATTATTCAACTGTCCAGAACTTGTAACATTTGATGTCAGTGTCATTTCGTCGAGTATTATGTTGTCGAAATTGTTCTATGATTTATCAGAATTTGGTAAAAAGAGAAGAATCGGTGTCACCCGAATATACGATTTTGGAATTATAGTGTTTGTATCGGTGTCGTACTATACAATTGAATTGAACTTCAATATTAGTTGTCTCAGTATTATATCTGAGAATAGTATTACATTAAGTGTTTTGTTAACATACGATGTGAAGATGTTTTGATATTCATCGCTAAGACTATGTAGTGTAGTGGTCATGTTTGTTAATAACATCTGTTCTGTAATATTCTGATCCGATTTAAATATTGTGTACTGTAAAATCAAATGATTGAAATATGATTTTAAATAATAGAATATTGACGTTGAGTATTGTTTATAATATTGTTCATTTGTTTTCAAATACACAAACAAGATATCTTCGACTAATTTTAAGAACTGATTTAATTTTGGATCACTGAATGAACGTGTTATGTATTTTTGCCAAAATGTGGTTCCAATATCGGTTTGTGATAACTATGGTGTATTGTTACCATCGAGTTTCCAATTTAATAACACATGTTCAATATCATTAAATGTTTCAACTACATTGATATTTGGATTTGTTAATACACTATACATTTTTTGTATTGATATGTAAACTGTCTCATAGTAATGATTTACAATGTTATAAACATATTTAAGTTGTTTATTTAATGATAATGCATCAATATTTGGATTTGTAACCTAATCGATGAATATGTTAAAAAGATATTTTAATTCATATGTAAGTTCACGAATATACTGTTTAATAATTTGTGTACTATTTGATGCAATAATATCAACATTCATTGTTGAATAAAATCTGATTTGTGGGTTAAGCTTATTAAAAATATTATATGTAAGTGTATAATTTTCAATATCAACACTGTTGGTTGATGATGAGTTAATTGTATGTGATTTACGTAATATTTCATCAAGTGTAACATCTGGAACATCTGGTATTCTTGTAACCAATAATTCATTTGTCCATTCATGTGTAATTGATGGTGTAATATATATAAAGATGTTAAGATACTATTTAACATTTTGACTATATGAATTTAACAATTGAATAAAATTGTGTGACAATAAGTATTGATATATAGTTTGTAAATCAATTTTTATACCATCAATTGTTACATTAAATGTATCTGTAAAAAACAGAAATTTAGGTATCTTTATCTCTTTTAACCGGTTGAATGAATTATTAGGAGAAATTTCGACTGTTTCATAAACACGTTCAAATAATGTTGCTTGATCACTTAATATAAATGGTTTTTTTCGTGATAACAAATTAGTAATTTCATACTAAGATATATAACCCAATATGCTAAAGTAGTTTAGATACAACTATGAAATAATAGATTTTTCTTTTAGTATTACTGAATTGACGTTATGTATAAAATCCACGTTAAAGATTTGTTCATATAGACCACGAAAATGTTTAATACCACCAACAGAAAGTGGATAATTTACTTCGTAAATTGGGAAAAATTCACAATATGTATTGTTAAATTGTCTTAACGCATTGAAATCAAAGATATATTTTGAGACGTATGTTGTAGTTATTGAACTTGATGTTCGATAATATTCATTATTCATGTGTTTATCAACTCCTCATAAGTATGTATCATTTTTAAGTTAAATAAAAACAAGAAAAAAGGTGGTGACTGTCACCACCTAATATTTTTTTTTAATTTATTTATTTTTGAATTACACTCTGAATGATTTTATTATAATCGTACTCAATATTGTAAGGTTGGATTGGGATTGATAGAAAATCCATTTTGTACCAATTCAACCGATAAAATACCCAATAATAATCAATATCATTCAGAGTAAACTATATTTTATCAAGTCTATTATCATTATGTACATTCACAATACCCATTATATTCAAACGTGTGGGACTGTTAAGAACGTTATTCATAAAAATATATCTATTTAACCGAATAATTTTTTGTGGAAATTGTGACTTTGAAACACTCTTATGTCGATTGTTCTCCGTAAGATTTAATAAGTTTATGATATTCTACATACACAACACCTCTGTTATTGTTCATTATCCAATGATTTCGATATCACGTAACAATTCACTTGAGAGTTTTATCTCCTGTTCTAACTATTCCAATGTTGATTGCTATTCTTGTAAAAGTGTCTGTCCATCTGTTTCAATATTTCCAATTGCAGTCGTTAGACCAGAATATTTACTTCGTAGTCTACCGATCATCTGTTTACATAACTATAACTAGTATTTGAAAACCCACCCTTGTCCAGAACGTGGTATTTCATTTATAACCTTATAGTCAGTGTAATATTCAATATAAACCGAACCTTTTATACTTGGTTTCTATTCGATGGTATTATTAGACTGATTAAACCTGAACTCATATCTTCTACGTAGAAAGTCTTCTATTACCAATTCGTATGTCTAATATGAAATAATCCTAATTTTTAAATCGTCAATCAATCCTGTATGATACATACTTCTATTTACCAGTACTGGTGGAAATACGATATTATTTGAAATCATTGTTTGTGTAAGGACTAACCCGATACCAAGTATGTTTCTATTCTCATCATCATGAATTTCGAATACGGACGTTTCTTGTGGGAGGTTAATAACAGTATGTTTTCTAAATGGTAAATAAGTCGCATAGGTTTTCATCTATTTGTTAATACAATAGGTAATTTGTTCTGGTAAAAGTTCTACTCTCAAAACCGGATAACCTAATTCAAAAAGTATCTATTCTTTAAGTTCATCAACATTTGAATACATTGTTGACACCCCTTTACTTGGTATAATCAAGAAGTTTTTTCATACTTTATTTTCACATATATAAGTTTATTAAATATTGTTTTCTGGATACAAAAAAAGAGGATGGGATAACCCACCCTCAAAGATAATTAATGTGTAATATATTTATCTAAAGAGTTTGAATTTTGATGTTTCACTACTGTGTTGTTGTAATTTCACCACTTGTTGGAAGTATATTCAGGTTAATTGAGATATATTCGATTGCACCAATCGGTTTAATGTACAGGTTAACTATTAATTCATTTGTATTAGTGTTTGCCTTAACATCGAATATCATATCTTCAACTTTACCACTATTTTTCAAATTTCTTATCAAATCTGTAAGATAGTTTTGTATTTCAACAACATAAACCGGTGAGAACGGTTTAAACAGATAATTGATTAAGAACTTTCTAAGTGGTTGAACAATATCAAAATTAATCATCCTACGAACATTGAGACTTCTGAGTTTGGAGTTTTTATCGTATGCAGTTTTGTTACCCCAGATAAATATACCATTATCGAATATTTTTGAGATTGGGTTGACGTTATGTTCATAAATCAAGTCTCTTTGTTCTTTTTTCATTTTGTAAGAAAGATCAATCGCATCATTAATTTTCTATGTAGTACCAGATGCTGGAACATGTGCACCAAGTGTATTATCTATATCGTCTGAAATCATCTATGCATATACAGATGGTGGAACTGTTATGGTGTCACCGTAATTGGTTGGTTTATTTGTAACAACCCATGGGAAGAAGAACTACACAAATGAACTAATTGTATCACTGGTGAATCCAAGTATATAATTTTCCAAGTTTGTAACCTATGTTGATGGATTTGGAATATCTCTATACACCACAAAGAACAACTCTTCTGCCAGTTTTGTTATATACGACATGTAGTTGTTAAACTTCTATGAAGATAGTAGACTTGATAACCCACCTTCAACAAAGTATTTAAATATTGTTACTTCATCAAAGTTTTCAACAAGTGATGTGAGATCATAAGTTGTAACATCATAGTTATAATTTTCTATAAATACAGGATGTCTATATTCTGGTGTGTTGTCAGATTTGAGATACTCTGGTAATGTATTTGCAATAGATGAAACAACTTTATTATCTGTTGTCCCCCATGTTCGAATAACTATTTCTTGATCTTCCATTTCAAGAATATTTAGTTGTTCAACAATCGTATTTGGTATCAAGATATTTATGTATTTACTGTTTTTGTTTACAATATCAACAATATATTGTGAAACTCCAGTTTGATCTACAATATCTTTTGATATAAAACCACCAATTGATTCTAACAACTATCCATGTTTAAAGTGTGTATATGTATTTCCACTATTTGTATATGTATCAACTGGTTCTAATTTATAGATATTCATAGACATGTGATAAACAGGTTGACTAGACACACCGGTAACACGTCTCAATTTGAATTCAAACTACAGATCTCTTAAGTACTGACCTGGTTGTTTAGCTTCGACATACATAAAATTTGCAGTTCTGTTTATTGTGTTGGGTTGACCGTCGGGACTTGGTGTTGTGAGATCAGTACCTGTTGTTAAATTAATAATCTGTTCAGGATTTGTTTGAACAACAGACTGTGGTGTATATGTATTCGAAACGGTAATACCACCACCAATAAGTTTTCTTGATATACTCTGTACTTGTCCACTAACATTTAAAATTTTAGTCACATTTGATGTTAAGGTAACATAGAACTATCCATATCCAGTTTTGTTAAGGTTGATTACATAGGCTTGTTTACCAGTTTTCAAAAGAAGTTGTAACGATTTCTTAGTAATATGATCGTATGGTTCAACTCTATTGAATATTTCACTAAACGTTTTGAAATTTACAAGAACAGGTTGTCCGGATGTTCCGCTTCTTGAATAAAAATACATTGCAAACGGAACTACATTTTGTGTAGTTGTTGTAACAAATGGTTCTTCTGGTACTACGGAATTATCAAATGTCTCAAAATAAATCCATGATGATTTTTTAGTCATTGTATATTTCCCCCCTTCAATTATGAAAAATTATTATTACATCCATAAAATCGAATATTACAATATACGGATTTCAATATTAAGTTTTAATTTGAAAATTATGACAACGTAAAATAGTGAAATTCTCGTTAACAAATTTGTTAATACATGTTATTGTTACATAAATTATACGAACACAAATTCCAATTCATTTGTTGTTGGATTGAACTGGATATATACCTTATCATTAAGATTTATTACATTTGTTTTGATAGTGCCGTTTACAGTAACTGTTGGTGTGGTCGGATTTGTTGTCCCTGTATTCTATGTATTAATATTTACAGTTTGTGTACCATCTGTTTTTTGTATCGAAATTGTATTACCTTTTAGTGTAATGTTATTTGATGTTGTATTTATATTAACAAACTCTACAGATGGTGTAGTAGTACTTCTGACAATGTATGAACCGTTAAATTCTGTATTCACATTTTGTGTTGTGATGTTAATATCAGAAGACGTAGATATGGACACATTTGTTAAGTTATTAATCTATAGTTTTGAACTATTGAGTAATACAAGAGTATTGTTTGACGTAGTATCTTTATTGATAGTTAGTGTATTTAATTTATTAATTTTTATACTTACTGTATTTGTTGAGACTGTTGTATTTACGAATGTATTACCACCACTTGTAATTAACATTGTTGGTGTATCAAGTCTGAGTGTAGCACTTGTATAAACGTTAACATTGGTAATATCCAATTCGAGTCGGTTATTACCATTGACTTTAAACGTATGTGATGTGGATGTATTGAATTCAGTTGTGTTGAAGTTATTTACAATAAATCGAGTGGTTGTACCCGTCGCGATAAGATTGACATATTCTGTAGTACTATTTTTTACAAGTAGTGAACTTGTGTTAAATACTGTATTACCATTGACTATAAATCCATTTGTATTACTAACATTAATAGCTACTTGTGTTGTGTTATTTACATTCTGTATGGTTAATACATTGGACTAAACTGTCGATGTTCCTGTATTAACATATGTTCTAAATGTAAGTGTATTTGTATTGATGTTGACAGTAGATGTATTAACACTGATGTTGTTACCTGTTGTATCAACAGTGAATATATTACTACCACCAGTTGTCTAAACACTGAAGTTGTTAGTTTTCTATATAACATTGGACTGTGTAATGTCAAGATTGGATGCTGTAAGTGACAATTTAGTAATATCATTTATCCTCAATTCTGTATTAGTAACCTAATTAACTAATATGTTGTTCACATTACCAATTGTTAATGTTGCAGTTGACTATGTAGTATTAGAATTTGTAACTTTAATATACTCCAATGAATCTTTTTTGATGATAAATGTAGTAACATTTGTTGTAAAGTTAGTTGTTGTAAACGTTACATTGTTAAGAGATGACACAGTTAAGTCTGTACCGTTAAGTGTAATCCTATTTGTACCACCAACTTTGAAGTAATAGTTACTTACATCTGTATCAATGTTTATAAGACCAGAAGCTTTTAGTGTATCATTGTTTATCATTACTTTACCTGATTTAAAGTTTATATCACTTGTAACATACAAGTTAGTTGAGTTAATGTTGGTATTAGTACCACTAAGTTTTATGTCTGGTACGTTAATATCAACTGTTGTCAGGTTAGATACACTCAATATTGTTTCACTCAATTTGAACAGTTCATTGTTTGTTGTACCAACTTTCTTGACTATGAAATTACTGAGTCTATCAAAGGTATAGGTGCCTTTATCGAGTGTAATATTTGTAGTAACAAATGTATTACCGTTATTAATAATTGATAATGTATTTGTGTTGATAGTTACATTGGTGTTATCTACTTTAACTCGTTCAACACTACCTGTTTTGATTGAGTGGTTATTTGATGTTAGAGAAATTGTGTTAAAGTTGTTGACTGTTAATGACGTTGTTGTATCAGTTAATAAATTGACATTGATATATTCTGTCGTATTTTTCATCAATGTCCAAGTATTAGATACTTTAGTTATTACATTACTGATTGTTGTATTTAGATTATCAGATATAACATTAAAGTTATTAGTTGTGATATACAAGGACTATTTATTATTTGTATTTGTAATATTTACAACAGTAGTGGTTATTTGTTGTATGCCATTATTAATATAAGTAGTTACATAGAATGTATTAGAGTTGACGTACACATTATTTGCTTGTGTTGTAAGTGTGTTATTGGGTGTATCTACTATTACATAGTTATACGAACCCTTACGTACAATAAGTGATGATGTGACATCGGTATCAATATTGTCTACAGTTAGTAAAACTTTAGATGTATTACTTGAATTAGAAATACTTAACACGTTTTTAATTGTTTGTGATATACCATTATTAACACTAACACTAACGGTGAATTGATTTTTTACATTCTATATAAATGAATTATCAACATTTGATGTGATATTACTTGTTGTTACATTAAAGTCTTTTGTTGTAACATTCACTAAGTTGTTGGTAGTGTTGAGATTTAAATATGTAGTACCACTACCAACATTGAAATCTGTTACAGACTATTTGAGATTTGAAACTGTTATATCAACATTGGTGGTATTAATTAATAATCTATTACCGCCATTAATTTTAAATAGGTGTGAAGTAGATGTATCAAATGTTGTGGTTGACAGATTATTTACACTAAGTGTATCATCATTTTTCAATATTAAATATGTTTTTGTTGGAAGACCTATGTTAAATATGTTATGAAAATTGATATTTGTTGTATTACTGACTGTTGTAATATTATTTGCATTAAGTGTAAGTAATACAGATGATGCTGAATTTGTTGCAGATACGACATTGGTAGTATTTATTCCATCGTATATAACACCCAGTTTATAGACATCGGAGACTTTAGTGTAAATATTTTTAACTGTAGTATTAATACTATTTGTATTCGTGTTAATATCAACAAATGTTGTTGTATTATATTTGATTGATAGATTTGTAACATTTGTAGTAATTGAGGAATCATCAATTTTCAAACGTTCGTTATTATTGATTTTATATGTTTGAGACAATTGTGTATTAACATCAATTGTACTAAGATTGGATATTGTAAGTGTCTATGCTGTTCCGGTATTTGTAATATTGAGATATTCGGTAGTGTTTGTAGATATTGTAAATTTGTTAGTATTTACAGAAGTATTTATACTACCTTCAAGATATATTTTATTAGCAGTTACATTAAATTCAGAGGTGTTGTTATTGTTGACAATTGAGAGAATTTCTTTTTCAATACCGGAGACATTTAAATTTATCTTAGTATTATTTGTTGTATATATACGAACATTTTTAGTAGTTGTCTCCAGGTAATTATCTGTTCCATTGACCTTTATTCCGATTACATTATTCCCGGTGGTTCCATTTTTAATTGTAAGTACTGACTATGTATTGAATTGAAGTGTACTACCATTTATCAATAGTGTACTATTGTTAAGTAGAATAGTATCAGTATTGACACTTATTTTTTCAGTTGGTGATAGAACTGTTCCTGTTTTTAGACTAAATATATTACTAATAATACTTGTATTTGACAAATTGTTAATTGTTAATGTATTTGTAGTACCAGTTTGAAGTTTAATATATTCGTTTGTTCCATCTTTGATAGTAACTGATTTTGTATTGATATTTACAAGACTTGTATCTGTATCAAGGACATTTACATTGGTTAGAATAACACTAACGTTCAAATCAATACCAGTATTTTTAATCGTAAGGACTGTTCTTTCACTGGTATTGATTTTCTATGACAAATTGAATGTATTAACATTATTAATTGAAATATTTGGTGCTGTTAACTGGATGTTATTATATGGATTTACAGTCACATTATTTACACTTGTAAGAACACTGAAGTTATTAAGGTTTGATAGTGTTATTGTTTTATTCAACTAATTTGACAATGAAACATTTATACTTTCTGTGGTTACGTCATTTCTGATACTAATCGTATATACATTCTTAAATGTGAGTGTATTGATGTAATCGACATTTACATCTACAAGGTTATTGGTTGATTTTAAAGCTTCAAATGTTAATTTATCACCAACGGTTAATTGTGTTTTCGTTGGTGACATGATACTAATATTGTTACTGTTCATTGATAAACTATTGAGATTTGAAATTGATAACTTTCTATCAGTCTATGTATTAGTATCAATACTTACAATCTGATTTGGTGTTGTATTTCTGTCAGATATTCGAAAATAACGTGTTTGAATATCAAAATTATTGACAGTAGAAATTGTTAAGTCCTATTCACCATCATTAGGATTATTTTCAAAATTTATATATGTTTTGTTATTTGTAGAATACGATACCCGGAACAGGTTGTCTGATTTACCATCGATTGTTAACCCAGTTTTAAAAGATATATTACCATAGAATGAAACATTGTTCGCCTAATCAACAATAATGTCCTTATTGTGTATATAAAGATTGTTTCTTGTAAGATCGAACAGTACACGGGAATCCGAGACAATTTTATTAGGATACGGATTCAAGGTGTTTGTTGAATATGAAAGGGTTGAGTTGGGATAGTAAGTTACTGTTAACAATCTATCAATATTGTTAAAAAATCCGAAATATTTTCCTGGTGCTGTATTTTGTCCATTACTATTGATAACATTATACAGTTCCTAATTTGTAGTATAGTAGGTATCTTGAGTTCTACTCAAATTCTACTATGTATTACGATTTATACCGTCAATTATGTCTTTGACAAACTATAACCGTGTTGGTGTACCATCCTTTGTCATGAACAAACTTTTGTGATATTTTGAATATACAAAGGAAATATTTTGAAGTACACCACTATTTGATGGGATTTCCTAAAGTTGACAAACGATTTTATTGTTACTATCTTTTATAATATTTGTTATGTAATAATAATGAACTATATTATTTGTATCTTTGTATAAGACAAGTGAATTTAGAGACAGTTTATCATTTTCAGAAGGATTTGTACGTGGGTAAAATAAAACTGAATTAACACTTGTATTTATAGAACCGGGATTATATCCGGTATTGGCATACTCCTCTAATACATCAAAATCCACAACAAGTAAATTACCTTGATATTCATTCTAATTTATCTGAACATTGCTTGTTAACATATTATTAATAAATCCAGAACCGGATATATCCTACACAAACTAGTTTAAAGACTCTAATTCATTGTATAAAACTTTGTCCAACTCTGTACTATTGTACTATGTTTCAAACAGTTCGGATGTTAAGACTTGTCTAACTACTGTATTATTCGATGATTTGTGTGGTACCGGTTGTGTATTTTCAACACCACGTATAACAAAAAATTCTGCAACATAATTATTTGTAGTTCCATTATGGTAAATTTGTTGATGAAACTTTACAATGTTCATCAGTTCGTGATCTATTAAAATTCTAATGACTTTACCTGCCCTTAATTCCGATAATATTTGATTGTATACATCTGATTGAAGTTCAATACGAATTATATTATCAACTTCGTTAATGTCTTTCTTTAACAAACCCATCATAAAATTAATAGTTTTTAATCTCAATGTTTTGTTTAATTTCATATTATTATCACCTCAATTTTACTTTATTAATTTTGATGTAATTCATTTTTAAGTTTGAAAAGTAAAATCCCCGGTTAAGTCATATATATAGTTTTACATACACTTTGTTCTCCAATTGGTCATCTTAATCATTTCAATTTATGTATAATCAGTACTGTTGTAAAAAGCAAACTTTCTGTATTATGTACATCAGCAAAGTAACCTAGTACAATACCTTCTTGGAACCCAAGTTTTTGTATCTAAATGTCGTTAACCACTTTAATGTAACTAAACACGGTAAGATTTGGAATGTTAATTGGGATAACCACAATCATGGTATTTTGTAAAATGTTAAATTTTTTTCTATTCTTTTTGATCATTTCCAATTCAATTGGTACATCATTATTATTAAACATCACGAAACTATTTCTATACACATGTCCATTATCAAACATATCAGATTGATTGGTTATGTTGTTTGTTAACAGATTAATTTTTTCAACATCATATGACAATACTAACAGTTCATTCAATTGGGGAACTGTATTATATACGTAGTTTGTTGTTTTTAAATATGGTACATACTAACTATCGATTATGATTGGATTATTTTTAAAATAATTAGTGTTAACAGATAAAAGACTATTATCATGGACATAGAAGTGATATATATCAAATATTGAAGTAACAGTTGGGTTAGATTCAGATTTTGCAATATTTGATAAGTATTTTAAAAAATCAATATCATTCATATTCGAATATTTATAGATAATGTTGTTGGTGGTAATTGTGGTATTAGTTGTTTTGGCAGTGTAGTTATAAGATTTCTACAAGTTGTGTAAAATTTCTTCCGGTGTCATACCGACATACTTTCTAAATGTATAGTTTTTGTACATTTTCAAAAACAGTTCAGATACCATTGTAATATCAAAAATGACATTTGAATTATTCCCGCCATCAATACTATTTACATCTACGATATTAGAAACTATTGAGAGTGGAATGTAAGTGTTTTCAAAAATTTTATTGTTATTATCATAGATTGTTACTTTGATTCTAATTTTGTTATTCTTGTCCAACAAATCACGGTACAAAAACATTGATGGTGACAATATTCGTAATATATATGTGTTTGTATATTTTGTAAATGTCAAATATTCTCTAAAGTATTTTATATGTAAAGGATCAACATATATAGACTTGGTGTCATTTACTATAAATTCAATTCTGACATCAATGGTATTGTTAGTGAGGTGTTTAGAAAAAAGAAAGTATGTGTAATCATTTGGACTAGTTTTTGGTACTGTAGTAGTTCTTTTGATAGAAACGTTACGAACCGATATAATTGGTTTACGTGTAAACTTTGGAACAATATAAGTACGTTTATTATTTGTGGGTAATGTAAAAATAGGTTTATTTACACTGTGATTTCTTTTGAACTACGTCCTTATTTTTTCCTTTATATCAAGTTCATTATAAAATTGTGGTTTTTTGATGGTTTGACGTGGAATAAATATTGGATTTGGTCTATATTTATACCGTTGTCTATTATCATCATCACGTACGTTTTTAATTACATCAAGTTTTGGTGTTTTTGGTCGTTGTGAAGATGGTGGTTGTGATGATACTACTGGTTTTGGTTGTCCCTTTTTATCAAAGATCTATTTCTAGACACCAATCTATATTCCAACCTATAGGACTAATCCAAACATTATGTATCACCTCAATGGTTATTACCAGAACACGCAACACAATAATTTAGTAACATGTTGAGTAACATCTAGTTATTGAGAAGTGATGAATCAATGGGTTGGTTAAAAATAATTGCCTATTTTATTACGTCTTGTAAATTTTTCTATTCAACTAATATTGTTTCCACAATTGTGTTCATCACATCTGGGTTGTTTACATTAAACCCATTACTTGTAAGTGTATTTACAAGGTTTGGGTTATTAAAAACCTATGGTAAAATGACATCCTTCACAAAACTGTCATTTATTACGATACCAGATGAATAATTTGGAATTGTATTTTTAATAATATCTTTTACAATCTATAATAGTGTTTGTCGTTGTGTACTTGTGAAAATGTTTAAAATGTCGGACAATTGTTTATAAGTTGTAAAATCATCAAATATCTTGTACTTCAGTTGGTTGAAATTTGTTATTAGTGTATTCAAAACACTATTTGGTAGAATATTTTCCAATGTGTTTACAAGTCTGACAATATCAAGTTCATTTGTTCTAGACGGTACACCAAAAGATGTCTCATTAAGTGGTTTTTCAAATATTTTGTCAACAATTAAATTAAGTCCATCATTTGTTGCCAATACACCATTACTATATGTCTATACTGGTGGATGTGGTATTGGATTGTTTTTAACATTATAATTCATTACAATTATGTTAACATTTCGTTTGTATGTTTTGTAATAATAATAGACCTCATTTGAAAATTCATTGTAGAATATGACAACATTTGAAAGTTCAATACTGAACTCTTTTGATAATAGATTGTAATTTATAGAAACAACAATAACACGATTAGGATCAATTACATTATCAAGTATAAAGACTGACTTAAGTGAATTACTTCTAATCTATGAACATATCTACTTAATATCTGATTTTTCGTACGTTGAAAGTGGGTGATTGTTTACAAAAACTTGGTCATTATGAATGTGTACATATAAGTCATCATTTGTTTTTGTATTATGTAGTTGAAGTAGTACGTTATTAAAAGTATTATCTTTATCACTCACATGACTGACTTTAATAGTCATGTTGTTAAAGAACATATAGAATGTTTTAAATATTTCCAACATGTTATACTGTTTAAACAAGTTTAGAATTGACTGTAATGTTGACATATTTTGAAGTGTAATTTCAGTAACATTATATTGGTTATATAACGATAATGGTTCATAGGCAGGTATATAAACCTGTCTACTTTCTTTTGTGACGTACTTCATATCAATAAGAACATAACTCTTTGATTGTTGAACAATCTGAGTATTCAAATCAACAACCAGTGATTTCATAAACGTATCAGGTTTAATTTCCAAAGTATTATACGGTGAAAACAAAGCAAGATTTGGTAAATTGTTTTCTGTTAGAGGAGTTGGTAAGTTTACTGGGTTTGTTACAATGAAAATACTAGTAATGAATTTTTTTCTAGTTAATTGTTTGGACGTATAATTCATGTCAACAGTACAAATTGATGATGGGTATCCCAACATATTGAAAATATTATTATTATGTAATGAACCACTAACATGTGGGTTTTTTGTTATAGATACAACATTGTCTTTTAGTACCATTTCAGATAATACGTTATATGAAAGAATTGAATTATTAATAAAGTATGTAATATCAAACAATGTTAGTAACTATGCCAATTCTGGACTGATATTGTCAAGAATATTTTCACCAAAAAAATTTTTTACATAAATCAAAGATTTTAATGTAGTTTCATTTGTTAATTCCTATATATCAGTACTTGTAAATTTAATTCGTAGATTGGACATGTTTGTGAAATATAAAACACATGTAGAAATAACATCAACAAATGATTCATCGTTAATCAACAAATTATCAATGATATTTTGCTATTGGATGTAGTTAAATCCATATTTTACAAAGACATCGTCAAACATTTTAAATAACTCAGTAAATTGTGGATACAATATATAAAAGTTTATAAAGTCCTTGTTGTTTATGTAAAACTTGTAAAACTCCAACAAATATCTCGAATCAAGGGTATCACTAAATAATTGTAACAGTTTAGATATTTGTAAAAAAGTAATGTCGTGTAATATATCAAGTTGATTTAATGAAAAGATGTTAAAGGATAGTTTGTTATAGTTCATGATATTGTAATAATCTATAACATCTTCTAAAAAGAAGTTCTTGAACATTTCTTCAAACTCATTAATTGTATATTTGAAACTGAACTAATTATAAAAATCTTGGGTACCAAATATCATATTGGTTGTTTTCTTTTGTATTAATGTAGTAAAAAAGCTTTTGAACACATTCCCCAAGTTCATATCAGTGTACATATTTGTAAATGTAACATTATAAAGTTCAATAGTACTGTTCTATTTCAAACTATTCAAAATATCAAGTGGTTTGTCAAATTGTATAATATTACCATCTCGTTTATAGTAGAGTGTCAATATGTTACTATCGTTTAATACTACATATCCGTAGTTAGTATTTTGATCATATACACCAACAAAAAGAACAGGTTTATCAATAACTTCAAACTGATTATTCATGTAAAGTGAGTCAATTAACTTCAAAGACAAATTTAATTCATTTTGAACATTGTAAAATATCAATTTATTTAATAGATATATGTCTATTTTTTGTTCAAATTGTGTATTGGACAATATTTTATTTATATGATTCCAGTTAAAAAGTAATAATTCAATTTGATACTGTGATGGATAAAAAATCGGAATTCTGAGTTCAATATCATCTTTATTAAAAATATATTGGTTATGATATTTCATATAACCCTATTTTATGGTTGTATTTATAATTAACCAATTTGTTGAATAATCGAACATTGCATCACTAAAATCGATAACAATATTTTTCTTTACATTATTGAAGGTCAAGTTATATATCAGTGTTTTTGTATTTTTTATTTTTGTTGTTACCTCATTGAGTTTACTTAAATCAACTTTATCGTCAATACTATATTTAGTTAACATCAACCTCACCTCGTTGACAGTATTAAATTATTATTCAAACGAAAAGGTAAACCTGTTGTAATCTATATCAAGTGTATATTGCAGAGGACTTGGACCGTTACCAACCAATTCAAATGACAGATCTGGTATTTTCAAAATTTTCTATCCATAAAACACATATCTTCCCAAATTTGTTATCATAAGAGTAATTGTAAAAATTTTTTGGTTGATGAAACAATCGTATACATAATTTTTATAGAAATCGTAACTATGTGAATCTAAAATCGTAAGTGATAATGTTCCTGTAACAGTCAAAGATTTTGGAAAAACAAATTCAAATAGTCCACCAATGTTTATGTTATCCATATTTAGTGAATATGACGGTATGGAAGATATCGATATGACATAATTTGTTATATCTTTAGATACCTTATTTGAGGGTGGGGGATCAATCTCCACCTGAAAATCGTATAATACATTTTTATTTGCATTCTCAAGTGTCTGTGTTTTGTACCGACTAATAATATTTTCAATTAAAGCCATAATTATACATCACCACCTGTTTATAAGTTTGGTTAATGTTAATATCAGTTAAAAAACAATAAACTTAATAATGTGTTTAAACTATTGACAAAATCGAAAGGTGGGATATAGGAATGTCACCAGATAATACATTTATACAGACAATGTGTAATATAATTAAACAAATGTATTTACAAAATGTAACAAATTTAAAAAAGTCTGTGTTTAAATTTTTGGATACATACAAATAGATAATTGGACATCCCAATTTAATTAACATAATTAATTCATTCATACAATCACACACGGTTGACACTAGTATACTAAATAAATACAACTACTGTGAGGACAGTGTTGATGAATAGGATTCCTCACATTTTACCAAGGTTGTATTCGATGGAGTTAATGAATCTATGGTTTTATATGTTCTTAATGATACATACCTAAAAATTTTATTCGAATATATACTTACAAATACACAATCAAATGATACTGTGATAAATAAGACAGTCGTAGATGATATTCTAAACGAAAATGAAAATCTGGAGACCGACTTTGATACTTTATTGAGACGAATGTTAATAAATGGTTACAAACAAATCAAATCTACTGGTCTTGTTGGTAATACTATGACTACAATTGAAAATAATACATATATTGACGAAAATGAAGTATATAATAAAACATATGATTTTTCTAACAGTGAGGATGTTTTTGAATATTTAGAAAAAATCAATAACCAGGATAGTAACCAAAAATATTGATAGGGGGTATGTGGTTTACATGGAAAAAGTTGAATTTATCGTAAAGACAAATTTAACAAATGATAAGGAGAACCTTGTATTCATTTTCAAAAACTTTCATGAACTTGATGACTTTCTGTCAAAATACTGGTTAACACAAAGAGACAGTCTGTCTTTAATTGTGAGATTTTTCTATTACAATCGTCGACCAGTTGATTTTCCATTCACTATAATTCATGGTGATAATTTTAAATATTAGAAGCGTCACCGTGTCAATATAAACGACTATTCTGATAATATATATTTCTATGTTTTTGGTGTTGAAAAACCCAATCCTAATGATAGTAAGTTTATTTATTATGATATCAAAAACGAACGTGTATCTAAAAGTAATAACTTCAACAAAGTAATTTTTTAAACCCACAATGTCAAATTTAAAACAAACTTAAAAATATGTAAATATCAATGTCTAAACTAAAACATTCATAAGATGGGGGGTAATCAAGTATGGCAAATGTTAAGGTGTTGTGTACTAAAAACACACAAATATTTTACAACGATGAAGGATTGTTTAAAGTTTTAGTATTTTTTGCAAATCAACAGTACGAAATCGATGAGACCGTATATAAAATGAAACCCGAAGCATTTGAACTACTTACAACAACAGTCCAATCTGTAGAATCAACACCCACTACAGAAATACCATCTGAACCCGAGGTTGAAAAAGTGGAAACAGAGGAAAATCATGAACCAACAACTACAGAAGTGATTGAAACAGTAGAACCTCAGTCTGAATCACAAGAACCCGTTAAAGAAAACGTTGAACTATCAGTTGAATCTAATGTTAACAACACTGAAATACAATCTGAATCAATACCCACCACAGAAACAACAGAAACAACTAAAGAAAAACAATCTGAACAACAAACTACAAACAAAAGAAAAAGAAAATCTGTAGATACAATAGATACAAACAATTAATCGCAATCATGCAAATAACAATTTATCTAAATTATGTTCATTATAACAAGGTGGTGAGTATTAATGGACAAAATTAATCTTATTGAAGTTAAAGAGATAAAAATAAAACCAAAGATTACGTACGATTCAATAGGTCGGCCAACAACAAATATTTTGTTTGAAGTAAAATTCTATTCATATATGGAGGACCCAAGAACCGGTAAAAGAACAACATACACAACAGTAAGAGATTTGGGAACATTTGACTTTCACAAACTTGTAGATCTATCAAACAATGTAATTGATAAAGATATGAAACAATTATTAAAAGAATTTATTCAACAGATTATGAATAACAATATTAAACTTCCTGACGTTTCAAACAACAATCAAACAGTTAGTCTTAAACATTATTAGACAAATAGACTTGAAATACAATTTGAATAATCAAACATTATACTAATAGAGGAATGGTTTTGAGATGTTGAAAAAAATCGTCCACATCAGTATACAAATGAACAACCTACCAAATTATGAGATTTTTTTATCCACACTTATTAAAATTTTGTTACATTATCACATTATATCAGTATCAGTTTTGTTTACAACACAATTTTGGTCTATTACTCTACCTTTAAAAATTAGAAAGTTTCTTACATCTGAATAGTTTCTCAATAGAATATTAAAATCAACTAATATAAGTGAAAGTGAAGTTGAACAGTCACTAATTGATTTGTTTAACTATCTATCTAAACATATACCAACGATAACAATATATCGGGATAAAGAGAATATTAACATGTTAAAAGAAACAACTAAATATCAAACATATGAATTTACCTCACAGATAATTTTAGAACCGGAAGAGATGTTTGTAGTTATACGTTTTGATTGAGGGGTATGTCGAATGGAAAATACAAAACTCGATAACATACAAGAATATTTAAAATGTAAAACAGACCCCATTTATTTTATTGAAAATTATATAAAAATTTTTAATCAAAGAATGGGTGTTGTACCATTTAAAATGTTTGAAAAACAAAAAGAATTTATTCGACTATGGTTGGAAAAACATAAGATGTTGGTGTTAAAATCACGACAAACAGGTATGTCCACTACATTACAAGCATTATCACTGTGGTTGTAGTTGTTTTATAGTAGATACTATATCGGTATCTTATCAATTGAACAAGATAAAGCAAACCAATTCTTACAAGACATAAAAGAAATGTATGAGATTTCCGAATTATCAAAAATTTCATGGTTACCTAAGTTGGAGAGACCTCTTAAAAAGTCTCTCCATTTTTCTAACGGTAGTGTAATCCGATAGGGTAATACGAATAACCCGTTTCGTTCTTTTAGATTGTCAACTGTTATTGTAGATGAGTAGTAGTTTGTCCCAAATCTTGAAGAATAGTTAAAATAGTTAGCACCAACACTTGCTACGATATAGAATTCTGGTATTCCATGGGGTATTATCCTCAATTCAACACCCAATGGTGTGGATAATGATTACTATAGATATTATGAATAGTAGATAAATTCAGATAACCCACCATATACATTGTTCAGATTCCACTGGAGAGATATTCCGTATTATGACGATACATGGTACAAACAACAATGTGAAATACTTGGTAATGACCATCTTGCAATAATGCAAGAATTAGAGTTACATTTCATTTCATCTAATGACACATACTTGGATTCTGTAACACTAGAAAAATTACAAAAGTCACAACAAAAACCAATAAGTTCATTTGAAATTAACGGTTGGGAAGTTTATATGTATGAAGAAGTGAAGGAAAATAAATAGTATATCATAGGCGTAGACGTTGCTTCTGGAATGTCAAATGACTAGTCTTAGTTCGTTGTAATTGACGAAGATGGTAAAGTTGTATAGGATTTTACAAGTAAACATATATCAGATGTTGAATATTAGGATGTATTAATAGAGATTGGTAAATATTACAACACATAGTCGATATAGATAGAAGTTACCGGTGGATGGGGATTATAGGTTGCAAGACGTCTACGTGAAAAAGGTTATTCAAATTTGTTCATCGACAAATACATCTCCAGTACAAAAGAAGAATAGAAAATCAACACACAAGATCTCGAAAAACGATCCCAAACTCGTACATACGGTATCATTACTACTGCAATTACCCGACCATTAATATTGAAATAGATGAAGGAATACGTTACTGAATTTCCAGAAAATATCAGAAGTGAAAGAATTATAAGTGAGTTACTAGTCTTTGTATACCGTGGTGGTAAACCACAAGCAAAACATGGATATAATGACGACCTTGTAATGTAGTTGTCATTTGCATATTATTAGAGAAATCAGTTGATTGAACAAAATCGGATTAATTTAAAATAGACATTTGAACATATTGAAAACACAATACTCAGAATAAACTTAAAAGAGAGTAAAAAAATCATTAATAAAAACAAACAACAAGAAGTAAATAATGAGACTGAAAACATAACCAATAATGACTATGATTGGATTTTGAAAATTTGAAACAATCAATTAATTAATATCAAGGTGGTGTCAATAAATGGATAAAAAAATATTTAGAGGTGGACTAATACTTGGTAGATTCCAAGGTGTTACAAAATAGCATCAAAAATTACTGGAAGTTGCATTCCGAGATAATGATATAGATGTTGTCATTGTATAGATAATATAGGGTAGTAAAACAAGTCAAGATGTCTACAAAAATCCATTTGACTAGGAACTTAGAACACTATTTATTAAAGCTATCATAAACGATTTAAAACATAAATACAATAAAAGTTAGATCGTTGAAGTATTCAATGTTGGATATATACCAAATATTAGCGAATACATAAAGAATAAATATGATGACATTGAAATCGTAAAGGTTTACTGTGGAACTGATAGAAAACAAACATATGAAGGACAATTAAAACGTGTAAATCTTAGTGACAAAATTAAAGTTGAAGAACTTCCAAGAAATGTTGAATCAGACGATGAAATCTCTTAGACAAAACTGAGAAATGCACTCTTTAATGGTGATTATGAAACATAGAAACAATTACTTGCAACACCAGTCCTTCAATTGTTTGATCTCATTGTAGAGTATGTTAACTTCCTAAAACAAGAATATGGTGATGATATATTCACACCAAAACCAAAAAGAAATGTATCTAAATAGAATGTGTCAGAATAGTTATTAACTGAAATTTCACATATTGAAGATATCCCAGTAAATGAATTCATTGACTATATTGAATAGATACTGTATGAAACTGAACCATTATTAACATCAATCAAAATCGATGGTGTTTAGAACCTTTCCTTCGGTATCGATACAAATGGACAAATATATACAATCCGTCGTAAATCGTTCGGAGGTAAATAGATACCATGGTATAACTGGAAAGAAATACCTAAAATCCCACAGTATAACGCCATTAGAAGTTAGACATAGTTTGTTACTACATTGTATCAAAAATATAAAAATATTTTTGACAAATATCTTAACAAATATTATGGTAAACAAATCGAATGGGAGTGTGAATTGGTATCAACGTTATACACAAACACAATAAAATACAATAGTTCAACATCAAAAACAATCTATTTAAGACCACTCCCACGATTTACAGATAGTAACATCGATATTAATGAACTTGATAAGGATTTATTATCACTGTATGAAGAACTTAAATCAACTGAACCAATAACAGTGAACGTAACATAGTATGTACCAGATCTTGAAAATGATGATATTGTATAGAAACAAATCTCTGAAACTTGGTCTGTTGATACTGTGGAGTATTTCGATATTAACAAATACCTCTCTAAAGTTAAAACTGAAATTGAAAAACACCTCAATGAATTGAAACAATTCTTGAACAAAAAACTAAGTGAGATACCTGATATATCAGTTCCTACCCAATTTAAGGATTTAACAGTTTTTGAATAGATAACAATAAAATTAAACAGAGTTCCAAAAGAATATAGACAACAAATAAAAGAACTCCGGGAGATGTTATAGAACTATGTTAGAAGTAACTATATGTTGAATATCAAAGATATTTTAATATAGTATGTCAACGATATCATCACAGATGAAAAACAACAAGAAATCGAGGGTGTTGTGCTAAGAAAACTAACAGGAAATTCAGATGAATTGGTAAAACTTGTCGACCGTGATAAATTTTCATTGATTAACAAAAACATGCACAATATTGTAAAAGACCTATTAAAAGAATTTAGTGAAGAAAGAATTGAAATGTTAAAACAATTAGAACTACCAATAGATATTAAATTCACAAAAGATAATAGAATCAATTTAGTTAAAAAACTTTCGGAACAATATAAGGATTATAAATTTGATTTATCAATCATCCGTTCATTTTTGAAAGATATGTACGATACTTAGTCACATCAACTTGAAAATGTTAAACAAATACCCGATGTTATCGATGTTACAACACGTATCAAAACATATAAATTTGATGTGTCATAGATAAAAGAACGTATACAATTCGAACTAAAAGAGATATTATAGAAAGTTAAAAAATCCGAAAAATACATACAACAATATGAACAAACAAACCAATCAATTTACATAATACAAGTATAGTATGGTGTGTTTTTAGATGAAGAATTCACCGATGATAATATTGATATCTTGTGATACAAATAAAATTGCAAATCTAAACATATTATTATATGGAGGTGGTGTGTTATGTATATTAAAAAACATATTCACGATTTATTGAAAAACTACACTGATATCATCGATTTTATGATTGATGACAGACCTATGACAGAGTTTGTTGAAATGTCCTTGGATAATAGTAAACATATTAAATTCAATATTTACAAACTCGATGATTATACTTGGAAATTCAAAATAATACCACAGGATGTAAAAATCTATCTGGAAGATGTTAATGATATTCAAAAGTTAACATTTAAACACAATATAAATATAAAAGATAGTGATAGTGAAAATGTATATGTATATCACAAAGAATGGAATGATATCAGTGTAGATGAGGAAAGATATGTAATACTCCCAGGTAAAGTTATCAAACATGAAGCTACAAAAAAGGATGGATACGTTGAACTTACATTATACTTTGAAAAACCAGATGAAAAGGAATCGAAAAGACAGAAAACAATAATCCTTGAATAAGCATAAGTCCGTGGGGGTTCGGGGGATATTTACCAATTGATAATTGAATAAACATTAATATCACAACCCACCAGTGTGTATACTGGTGGGCTTTTTTCATATCGATTCACTCATCAACATTTAGTATCATTTCGTTAATGAAAATTGTAAAGTTCAACATATTATTAAAGGAAGGTAACATATATATAAAAAAAAATCGAAATGGGGGTGTTTTATTGATGAGTATTGATAACAAAAACAAAAATGATAAAAAAAGTTATAGAGAAAATTATTACTTTAATGAATAGTACATCGTGTCATTGTGGTTTAGTAATGATAAATCCAAAAAAGAAAAGTAGTTGAAATATATACAACAATTGAATGAGGGTGTACTAAACAAAAAATTACCATACTACATGAACAAATATAATTTGGTTGTAGATAAAACTTACGAATATGAATTGAGAGAAGAACTAAGAAGTGATATTTTAACAAATCAACTAAGTTAGCTAACAAGATTCAACAAAAATAAAAACCTGTTTTCATACCTAACATAGATTGCAGAAAATATAATTAAATACAAAATATAGAATCTTGTAAAAGAAACAAACTATGTAGTATCATTTTATTCATTATCACAAACACAAAAAGACAACGATGATATCGAACATGACGAACTCATAGATATCATTGTGACACATAACGATTCAACCAATAAAGTAACAAGTATTCCTTCTACATACATAACAATAGATGACGAAAAACATAATTACCTCCAGTTATATAAATTTGATAATATAAATAAAGATAGAAAAACGTTATTCCAACTTATGAATGATTTAGAACAGTTTGAAATCAACGACTCACAAAATTTTATACATTTCATTAAAACGCTATATTCACGGTATCTTACAAGTGTCACTGAACATGATAGTGAATATGTAATTACCACTCTGTTAACAATCAATAAATTTATAATTTTGTCATTTAAACATATTTTTAAATATAAAAGAAAATACACAAAAAAGGTAATGTCAATAAATGATGTTTTAAAATTGACAAAGTACTTAGACAACATCAGTAGAATATACTTCCGAAAATACTTTACCCCCAATGCCGAAACAGTCATAAAGTTTGAGGACTTAAACAGTGATGGTATAATTGATGAAATAATGGATGAACAATTTATAAATCAGTTAGATATAAATTTAGACAACCAAAATAAATAAAATAGATAAAAAAATAAGGGTAGGTTAAAAATGAACCTACCCTTATATTTTTTTTTTTATTCAGAATTTTTGATTTGTTTAACCTCATACAAAAATCCATCCAAATCCAACTTCCTCATCATGAATGTATTCCACACGGGAATCAATTCATGATTAATAACTTTTTCATGTTCAATCTCCCACGGATTCTCATGCCATAACCTATGATAACTTTTCAACAATGGGACATACAGTACAACATCAATAACATGTATATACTACAGATAATGCTAAATTACAAACAAACTTGTAGTTGGTTCTTTGTTGATTAAATCTATCTATATACGTCTTGTAATACTAAATAGTGTATATGGATAGTGATGTAATTCTATATCTCCACCATCATCAAATCCGATACCAGAAACAATACATTTCAATTTTTTTTCACGTTGCATTGATACCCATAAATTGTAATATTTGGAGTTTCTAAAAATTTTTTCAACATTTTTCATTAGTTTTTCAAAACTATCTTCATCGTAATCTAATCGGATTGTTGGTAGATAGAATGGTAAACTATTTTTCATTTCACCACACCCGTCATTTCCTGTTCATTGTTGACAACTTGATTCATATTTACATCAGTTTTATTTAAAAGAACTTGATACAACAATTGTGGTGTATATGTAAAAAAGAAGTTTTTAGTGATGTGGTGTGATGTAACATATAAATCCAGGTATATTGGTTGATTGAGTATTTTATCAAGAACATGACAAACATACCAATCTTCAGACAACAACGTTCTTGTATTACGTGTTTCAATCACACCAACTTCAGTTTTAAAAACGTCATAAAATTCTTTTCCATTGTCGTCGTAATAATACAAATTATTTTGTTTTGCCCATTCTACAAGTCTCAAGACGACAGATTTGTGAAGTGCCATAAGTCCAGTTCCTGCATGTTCTACTATACCGATTCTTGTCTTATCCCAGTCGGGTTCATTTGTATCCATGAATTTTTCCGGGAAGTATTTGAAACCAGTCACAACTATCTTGAATATGTCATTTGTTTTAATACGATAAGGATATGTCATTACTCTATACTTCTGTACTTTGTCATATATATCCAATATATCATTTGCCGATAACACAATATCATTGTCGATACTAAACCATACTGCATCATCATATCCTTCCGTATGATCCAAGAATGAACGTAAAAGTGTGTTTCTGGCTCTGGTTACAAGACTTTCAAAATTTAAGATTTCAATTTGTAAATCAATATCTTTGTACTTATCATCCGTATATATCAATTGTTTGGCTTTTACCAACTCTATTGCCAAAAATGAGTTGATACTACCATCATATGCGGGTATAGTTATATATAATACCTTCTTACCACTATTTTTACCCCCGGTTTCTACTTTTTCCATACGTAATACACCTCCAGATTAATATAGTTGTTTTTATTACTTTTAAATTTGGATCTTAGAAATCCGACGGTGTGTTTGTTGTGTCTGTTTCTTTAACTTTAATTTCATTCAGATACTGTTTATCTGATTCGGGTATATATTGTTTCTGTACCATACTATCTTGGAGTTTGTCAGATATTTCTGTCAACTGTTTGACATACGAGTTAACAAGTTCACTATCTGGGATTTGGGATATGAGTTTAACACCTGACTTGATAAAGAACAATCCCATATAATTAACAATCTCGTTCTAACCTTTATCACCAAACTGTTTCACAAAAGTATTTGTAACATTTTCTGCAACCCAGGATGTTGCTTTGGGATAAAATTTTATCATTATGACTTGGACAAACCATGTCGATAGAAACCCACCTAAGAATGTCAACAACAAAGTTACAAAATCGGACATAATCATATACCCCCCATCGATTAGATTTCATCGTATACAAAGTAAATAGTAAATGAATAGTTTTTTGGTGTTGCATTTGACGATAATCCAACAGTTAAGTAAACATATGGTTGTGTACCAAACCATTTCTGAGTAAAACTCTACAATTTTTCACTTTCAGTGTTACCGGTAACTTGTGAATTTAGGTTGTTACTTGTCCATACAACATTATTACTAGTTAACATCAGTGGATTATTTACAGTAAACGTCAACTAGTCTTCTAACGGACTTGTTTGATTCTATGTATTGTTGTCTTCTTGAGTATTTAACCCGTTTGTAACATCATCCACTGATGGTGGAATATATTTTACAGACGTACGTACTTGTAATTTAATACCTTCTCCAATAGTTTGAATCTGTCTACCACTGGAATCTGTTACCGTATAACCAGTATCAACATAAAATCTTAAATTCTTTATGGTGATTGTTTGTGGTTCAGACTAAACATCCGAAGTAAATAAAAGTTTCAACTATTTCCGAAACGAATAATATGTAACATTCTACTATGATGGTATGGCAAGAGGATAACTTAAATCGTATTCATCGTTATCCTATAACTTAAATCTTATTGGTGATATACCTCTATTTGTAGTTAATGTGGAATTTATTGACTTTAGTGTTGACACAAAAGATTGCGGGTTATTATCATTTAGTAACGAAGTAAGTACCTCATCGTTACCTGACTGTCCAATTATATTGTACAAACCAGGATATTTTACACCTCCTTGAGTCTGAATTTGTCCATGCATTGATACTAAATATGTCTTTATCATCCTAATACACCCCCATTTTAATCATAACAATTGTGACGATATATTGAGAATTCCAAAGATTATTTGTCTTGTAATTCGCATATTTCTTGTTTTGTTTATTGCTTTATGAACTTTGTAATCGATAAAAGTACCTCTTGGATACACAAGTGGGTGGAATTCAGAGATTGTCGTATTTACATTGTTATGTTTCATCCATGCCATCAAACTTGCATTTGGTTCATTTTCTTCCGTTTCAATTGTGTTAAGATTTGTAGTACCACTTGTACTGACAAATGTGTTAAATCCTGCCAATACACCAAATTCTCTCCATGTAAAGTTTGCCTCAAATGGTTCAAAAATCTATTGCACCATTATGAATTCAGGTATGATGTAACTGACCTTCATCTGATTTATCAACGTATTACTTATACCATAGAGTACATTATTTCCCGTATACGGTAACCACTCAATTACGCGTTCAGTAACATACTCTCCTGTTTTCAGTTTGTTTAAAATTGTAATTGGATCGGTAACAACAGTATTATCATCAAGTAAATACTGTGTAGGTAAAACAAAAAATACCTGAACTGGTTTACGGTACGAATACAACGAATATGTTTTTTGAGTACTACTAATTTGATAAAAATTTCCATATTGTAACAATTGTGGTGGAATTCTACAAATTAACGAGTTATGGTGTGTAATATTTGTGTCATTGTACTACAAATCATTCACACTATGATATTTTTTAATTGTATCCTTATAAATTTGAAGGGAGGAATGTGGTACATATGTACTAGAACCACCCGAACCAGTTGTGACACGTATTGGAAAACCATATTCGTTATATGTAAATCCATACAAATTTTGTGGAGAATCCCAACTCTCATGTCCAATACCCACTTCCCAGGAATGAATACCAAGATATTTTGAAAGTGGTAATATAAATTCAGATTCGGAGGTCTATTTGTATGGTTTTATCATACTAAGAAACTATGAATCCTATGGTATGTTGAAATATCTGTCATAATCAACAGTTTCAGTAATACCGTTATTTATAAATAGACGATATATCAAGTGTTTTACAAATAAATCTGTAATATCGTTATGATCCTGAATTACATCCACATCCCCCGTCTCAACATTTTCGATAATATCTCGATACAACCCAACCTATGTTTTACCGTTGGGTATTTTATTTGTATCCACATTAAATTTGTATCGTATTGATTTTGAAGATTCTGTTGTAATGGTAATTTCGTTTTGATTCGTTCTTTCAATATTTTGGATACTATTTATGTTTGTTAACACTTTCTACATTATATAACCCCCTTATTGATAACTCAATTTATTCACCTAAAATTAAGTTAAGAAAGTCTTGATTTTCATCTTCTTCATCTTCATCATACTCATCCCCACCCAGCATGACATAATCATCAACATCATGTGTATTTATGTTTGTTGTTGGTAATTGAATACCCAGATAATTCAATGATTCCTCTAATTCATTATCAAATTCCGAATCGACGAATTGTGTAACATTTTCAGGTTGTGATTCTTTGGTTATATATGCTTTAAGTTCAGTTTCTGATTGTTTACTTATTGTTGAACGTTGTGTTGTCAATTCAGATAAGATTTGTTGTTGTCCTATAAAAATTTGTTTACCTATTAAATTGTCCAGATAGTTACCAAATTTATCGATACCATTTTCAATTTTATCCATAAATACATCTATTTGATTACCAAAAAGATCAACAAATTTAAATAACCCCATTTACACCACCCAATCAGTATTTATTTTCATATTTAAGTTTATGATTTTGTTTCAAACTTAATATTGAAAACTTTTTATGGGAGTGTGACATCGATGAAACCAAAAAACAATCAAACATACACAATAGTGGATTTTTTTAAACAAATATTAGAAATCGACATAAATGATGAAACACAAACAACACAACTACTGTACGATTTCATCAAGTGTTTTTTAACAAATGACCTTGATACCATTATCATAGATTTGGAAATGTTACAACGAGTATTACTAAGTTACAAATCATCTATTCTTTTTTTATCGTTGTACAGAACCCAAATAAACAAATATTTTGATGATTTGGGTTATATAATTTCATATTTAAAAATTTTAAATCAATCATATAAACAAATATTGTTTCAACAAAGCATTAAACAAACTGTTAAAACAACTACTGAAAAAAAGAAACCAAAACAAATAGACAAATACATTCTTGAAAGAATCAAATTTGACATGGCAATGAACAATTTAATCAACATAATCATTGAAGATGATGAAACAAAAAACAAAGATAATGTAACCGTCAATGAACCGGAATTAACAGAAACTCCGGGTGGTATTTCTATTGATCCTTCATCCACTGATTAGTTAAATACACAACAAAATATACAAAATACACCCGATGTTTATAACACAAACACAGATTTTAATTTTAATTTAAACCAAGAAGACTCAGATATGTCAGATATAAAACCCGTTGATATAAACGAAGATGAACTCAACAAAATGTTGAAAAACAGTGTATTCTACGATTTATATCTCGCACAACTAAACTTCGACTTTAAACACATCAGTAGGTTGTTCAATATCATAATCAATATGGCCAAAATGTTTACAAATGTTAATAACGTTAATATTAAAAAGATATCACTATAATGTAAAAGGTGATATAAATGTCAAATCTGGATTTCGATTTCCAGTATTACATAAACCAAATCTACAACTTTAATGATGATGTTAAAAATATTTTTAATGATAGTACATTCTACAAAATCGACAATGTGTACATTGGTAGAGTTATTAATAATAACCTTGACAAACAATTGTACTGTGTCGGTTGTATCACAGTTTATATCCATAAACTGTGTTCAAACACAAACGACGGTATTCTTGTTAAACCATTGTTGGGTAATCTCATCACCATTCCACAAATCAATGACTATGTTGTGGTACTGAGACTTACCTATGATAACGATTTCTATTACATACCGTTCAATATATTCATTTCTGATGGAAAAACTATTAACAACATTCACAACAATTTGGATTTTGGTAAAGACGTGGTAGAACAAAATTTTAATCGTGTATATTATTTTGGTAATCCTACATTCACAAGATATTTATAGATTTATGACAATCCAAACATACAATTGAATGGTTTAACTTTAAGAACACAAAAACACAATTTGATATTTGACGATAAAAATGAACTGATGAAGTATAAGTTCGCAAATAATCTTTTTGTAGTCAATACCAACAGTGCATCTTTTACATTAAATAAAGTATCTATTGAAACCAACAATACCACCTTAAAGTTGTATGGTAATTTAGAAGTTACAGGTGATATTATTTTCGACCAAAGTAAAAATATCACGGAAACATTAAGAAAAATTGTCAACGATACAGATAAAACTTTATCATCAACAAACTCAATTAACCTTATATCTAATACAATAACAACAAACGGTAATACATAGGAAATAAAATAGCAAAATAATATTACTCTCAATACAAACACACTCAACAGTAATACTCAAAGTGTTAGTTTTACAACAAATACCTTTTAGATGAAATAGACGAATTCCGTTGGTATTTCATAGGACACTATAAACATGTCATCCGAAAACTATAACCAACAATAGCATTGTATATACATAGATACACATGAGTACTCTCTAAAAGTTAACAAATTTTCAGTTTACTCAAATGACAACAATTATAAATTCATGTTAACAACTAACAAGTTAAACGATGCAATGAATGAATATTAGATTGTACGTAAAAAAGATTTGAATGAATTTGTTAACAATCTTAAATCGGTTTTAACAACCCTGGTTAATAATTCTAATTTATCTAATGAAATAAAAACCCAATTATTAAACACAATAAATGAACTTACTGTCCAATCCAATTCAAAATTATATTTACTATAACATGTAAGGGGTGAACACAATGAATATAACACCAGATAAAATCAAAGAAGAACTTTTAGTATCATTGAAAAACCAATACCCAAATTTAGATACATCAAAATCATCTGCAATTAATTCATTGGTATCATAGATCGTTTATCTATAGACATTCTTAAACGAATCCATAGATGTTTAGTTCAACGAACAATTTATCGATAGTGCAACTGATCCCGAAAATGTTCATTCTATACTAGATTTATACCCACACGATAGATTGTGGTAGTTTCCACCAACATCAAACATCTATGTTACAATTTATTTCCCGAACCCACAATTATACAACAGTGGGGATATAACATCATCACTTACCCTTAACCCGGGTTCATATGTAAATATCAAACTATCAAATTTGTTGTTGTCATATAGTAAAAACCAAAACATCGAATATACCCAAATTGATACATAGGATATCACCGTTGACTCCCAAACAATTATTGATAATAACTACTCAATCACATTTCCAGTTACAGTTAGTCAAATACAAAAAATAACTGATTACTTCGAATTCAGTGGTAGTAACTATGTGGAACAAAAAATCATACAGTCAATACCAACTGGTTAGTATCTATTACCGGATACAATAACTTAGCGGGTAACGTTCGATAACGAACACTGGTATCCTGCAAAGGTATAGAAAAATATTTTTGAATTGTACGAAGAATTGGAATTAAAAAAGGAAAATGAATATAAATATTACTTTTTAATTAATTATTCTGAACGTAATGAAACATTTTCATTAATATAGTTGGATATTTTCAACTACAAACAACCAAAAAATTACACTGTTGAAATAACATACTACGTTACATATGGCGTTGGTGGTAACGTTGAAAGAAACTCGTTAAACCTAATATCGTATAATCTGTACATTGAATACATCGATAACCAGGGTGTTTTCAGATATGTAAATATTGATGAAAATAACATGGTAAATACAAATTTAAATGATAAAAATAAAAATGACATTTACAATTTGTTGTATGGTACATATACAGATACCGAAATCCCAAATATGATTTATTACTACCAACCGTACATATCACATGAAGACATTACAAATGGAAAAAACAGAGAAAGTTTGGATACATACATTCTAAACGCAACTCGTGTTAACCGTACATTTGGTTACTAGATTACTAAAGACGACTTCAACAATCACATGGAATATCTTGGAAACACATTCCTCAACGATATAAACTTTAGATACACGATCGTACATGATAACACAATATACTCAAACCTGATTACAATATATGTAAAGTTTATTGATAACATTTCTCAAAACAGAAAGAATGATTATATACAAATCATTAAAAACTATTTCTCAAAAATAGTCCCATTTGGAACTATCGTGTCTGTACAAGAATAGCAAGAAATCTTACTGTACTTAACAGGAACTATAGAATACATACCAGAATATGTTAAACAACAAGAAATGGTGAAAACAATTTCAGACCTGTTGATAAACTTAAATATGGAATTACAAAAATCTAAAGTCTTAAAGTATATTGAAATTTCATAGTACAATATACAAAAACAACTATATTCATCCCTTAACGGGATAAAATCAATTGATTTGTATTTACATACGAATACTTCTAACTACCCATTAAAAGTCGTAAGAATACCAGAATATCAAATTCCAGTGTTCGATTTAACACTCATTAGTAATATAAATAACTACATAACGTTCTTACAAAGATAATATATCAATTGGGGGTGTAACCAATGCCAAACAGACACACTGTCATAGTTGAAAACATGGGATAGTCAAGTATAGATGGAACAAATGGAAAAAAGTATAAATAGATCTTTATGTTACTTGAAACCGTAAATAACAATAACAGGTACTATCCAAAAGAATGTTTTACAAGAAACTATCCAAGATTACAAAAAGAAATTGAATAGAAGAGACTGATGGGAGAACTCGACCATCCAGAAACAAATGATCCAAATCGTATGTAGTACATCAAACTGACTGAAGTATCACATCTTATTACGAATCTGGAATTAAAAGATAAAATAATATATGGATCATTTGTTCCACTTAATACTCCAAATGGTGTCATACTACAAGAATTGTTAAATTCAAAAGTATCAGTTGGTATTTCATTGAGAGCTCTAGGTGATGTTGAAGAAAAATATATAAGTGGTAAAAGTGTTATATATGTAGTTCCTGATACATTCGATATTATTACTTTTGATGTAGTATCAATTCCGGGATTTGACAAATAGTATGTTATTACTGAAAGTGTTAATTATTTAAAGAAATTGGAAAACCGTGGTAAACTGAATAGTTTTGAAGAATATGTGTTAAAAACATATATTGAGAAACTAAAACGTTCAAAATTAAAACATAAATAAGAAAAAAAACACCCCTGAGAAATTTATCCCAGGGGTGTTTTACTTTTCAATTTTATCTTCTTCTCAATCTTTTTTTGATCTCATTTTTGAGTTTTCTTACAATGTCTTCCAATTCTTCGTCATCAAGGTTTTCCTTTATTGTATTCACTTTTTCAACCTTTTTCTCAAAGTCAGTCCACTTCTTTTTCATTTTTGCTTCAAAAAGTGCATGTTCAAGAGCTTCTCTTAACATTTTCTTTCTTAATTTTTCTCTAATTCTTTGTCTCATTTCTTGTACAGATTCTTTTTCATTTTCATCATCAGTTTCCTCTTCAGTAGTTTCCTCTTCAGTAGTTTCCTCTTCAGTAATTTCCTCAGATTCATCTTTTGTCTGTTCGAGTTTAAGTACTTCCTCAAGTTTGTTCAATATTTCATCAAGTTTCTGAGTTAACACTTCAAGTTTGTCTTCTTCATCCACATCATTTGGTTCTTTATCAACAACTTCATCAACGGCTTCGTCTGATTCAAGTATCCGCCACAGCTTATTTCTAAAATCTTTACCCATTTAACTCACCTCCACTTATTTAATACGTAATAATTGTCCAACACTTCGATGCAAATATTTGACATAACTACTCAAATTATTCATACGTGACTATTGCTTAATTTTTTTTAAATAATACATATATAAGTTTGATTTATCAATTATATTTTTAGTGTACTATCTATAATTCAACACTTGTGGCTTTTCGATATACATTACATCACATCTCCAAACGATCAAATAATTTTGTTGGTAACGGATTTGTAAGTGTCAGTTTGTTTGACTTGTTTGATTGATTAATTTTGTTTTCCACTTTTTTCATTTCTTCTTCTTCTGCTTTTACAAAATCAACAAATATTTTATATAACGTTTGAAATTCGAATAAACTCATATTATCTGTATCTGAAATCTAAACATGATATTTCTACTACAACTGTAACTGCATTGTAAGTAGTTCATGAAATTGTTTTGCCTATATTTCCGAATTCCTCTCATCTAATAGGAAAAAAGTAATCTTGATTTATAATGACAACATCGTTATCAGTACCACAATTGGAACATGTGAATGACACAGACTTTTGTATACCATCAAAAGAATGTTCTTTCATAAAGGTTAACATATTCGTAATCTCAATTGCAGGTGTTTGCATAAGTACTTCAAGAAGATTCTTCTTATCTTCAAGACTCAACTGTTTAACTGTTTTTGTGACCTTTCCATCCTCACCAACTTCAGTTACAACAATACCATATATATTCGATACGATGCTGGTATATATCAAAATGTCACGTTTATTTTTAGAAAGCATGCTCTGTTGTTTAACTGTTGTAATTGTGGGGAATATGAATTGGAATACTACTGGATTTCCTTCTTCATCTGTTATGTGTTGTGATGTATATTGTAAATCTTCAATTCTGAAATCTTCGGGTATTGATATTGTATCAAGCATGTTTAGATCATAATGTATTTTATTTTCTGTATTACATTTATCACATGTGTATGTTAACTGAATATCAGAACCGTATGTGATTTTTCTAACTTCATTAAGTAAAAAGTCTCTATCTGCAATTAACAAATCCTGTGGTAATGGTCGTCCATCTTCATACTTGCAGCATGCAAATATAATTGAGTTTATCACATCCTCTACGTTGTTACCGTTCATAGACAACATTGTCTTCTGCTCCTTCACTGTCATTGGGCGAACCTTAACTCTTAAATCTTGTGGAAGACCGTAGAAAATATTTTTTGATGGTAACTCAACGATAACTTCAGTTTCCAATCCTTTGACTTGAAATTTCATACTACATCACTCCCCTCTTTACTTATTTACTTTTATTTACTTTGTTTCATACTTCATAACTTCAATCGCAGAAACATCACTCAAATCTACAAAAAATGTCTTGTTTTCATCTTCAATAATCAAGTATCTGTTATCACCCGTTTGTTCTTTGGAGAAGAAATTTCTTAATTGTTTGATTACATTTTCCACCCGTATTGGGTCCACACTAATTTTTGAAACTTTTCCAGATCTAAATATGAACAATATGTAAACCATCGACATAAAAAATCACTCCTCCTCCTAATTAAATGTATAGTTTATTGTGGTGTGTCATTATTAAGTTTTTAAATCTGTGTTGTTCAGTTATTATTTTTTTTACATTTTTATCATTTTTATTGTAATGATGTTAGCTTCTTCATGACAAAGTCAATAAACTCTCGTACCAAGTCCTAATGTACTTTACTATGTCTTGCGAAATCGTCCAATACTGGGAATATTACTTTCAAGGACCTTTCTATTTCCGACTGATTTTGTTCGTCCATAAGATTTAGCTCTTTTTGTAATTCTATCACTTTTAAGTTGTTTATCTCGTCCTATCGTTTGTCATCTTTTAATATTTTGTACTAGTTCATCAGGTTCAATTTAGTTTCCGTTAATTGTCGAATTTTAGAAAAGATTCCTCCCTTTAGATATGGTTCATTTCTTTTTTCAACTTCATAGATATCACTCAATAGTTTGTCAATCAACTCATCAACTTTCATTATTTGCTGTTCTAACCTCTTCAACTACGTTATTGATTCTTGTTCTTGTGTCTTTAAGTTTTCTGTTGGTAAGTTCATCAACAATCACCTCGTCTTTCAACCCCTTGAATTCTTTTCTACATATGTATACCACCAAATCATCAACGGTCTGTCTAAACTCAGGGTTGTCAGTGCACATTTGTTTATACTCTGATAACCTAAATGAATACTCCTTACCAGTGAGGATATTTTTTATCCTATACCAACTCCCCGTCTGTAGATAATCTTTACTGTACTCATCAAACTCAAGTAAAAACGCAAGGTTTGATAAATCATTGTCAAATCCGTTTTTGTAATCCAACAATAATGGAAATTCAATCATGGGTGTCATCAGACGATTCTTTTTTGTCTTTGCCCACACAAGTTTACCATCTATTTCATTTGATTCTAGTAGTTTGTTCTTATTTGACAGTGATGACGACAATCGAAGATCAATTGCAGAATAATACAATAATGACAATCCCCCAACAATTTCATCTTGTGGGGTGAAGAAACTACTGTATCCGACATTAATATTTTTTCTCAGTTGATTAATCATCAAAAATGTGGTGTTTGTTTTTGATATATACGTTTGTATGATCGGTATTACTTTAGAATTGATTCTTGCTCTGTACCCGACTTGTTGTTGAAAATCAGTTTCGTCGGATTGTTGAATATCTTTTTTCGTTGGTGTTGCAGTGACACTGTCAAATGCTATTAGTAAAGGTGTCATGTCATTAAGTTCTTGTTTTCGTTGTAATACTTTGATTATGAATGTGTAAGTATCCTCCAACGTTTGTGGTTGAACATACAATATTTTATCAATATCGAGTCCAAGTTCTGTGAATCTTCTCCTACTCATACTTTGTTCTGTGTCTATGTAGATAATATTACACGTTTCGTGTTTTTGTAGATGTGAAATGGTTTGTACTAGTAGTGTAGTTTTACCTGCACCTGGTTCGGAAGCAATACTAACAATCCTACCCTTTGGAATACCACCAATGAGTTCATTAAACACAGTCAATGGTGTATCAAATATATCATCCATAAGATTAGTCTCTGACACATTTGTTTCTTTGGCTATTTCCTCAAAAATTTTTAAAATTCCAGAGTTTTCATGGGTTTTCAATTCAACTTCACTCTTTTTTCTTGCCATCATCACCACCCCTCATCCATACCTGTTTATGATTAAAACGGAATTTCATCATCTTCATTTTCATTATCTGAAACATCAATGTTTAAGGATTCAAGGAGTTTATCAAATTCATCATCAGATTGTGTTCTTCTTTCTTCACTTACATTACCAATCTTCATAGTTTGTCCTTTTTTACTGTTTGTGGTTACCGTTTGTTGTAAAATATCATCTTTTGATTTTGATTGTTCGAATCTCTTGATTTCGTACTCCATCATATTTGTTATTTCGTTCAAATAGTACTCAAGTTGAACTAATATTTCATCTCTATTCTCACGTGTCTTGTTCTTTGCATAACTGATAAAATCATCGTACGATTGTTGGTACAATTCTATTGGATATGATGTTGAGATTGTGTTATATACATTTGATAAAAATCCATTATATTTTGGGGTATATGTATATGAAAAGTTACGTGGATCATTAATATCAAGTGTAATTAGAAGTGTTGCTTTGACACCATCGAAATTTTTCCCAAGTGCCAAATTATATTTTGTTTCATCCAAATCCAATCCAGTAAACGCTTTAATAATATTTTGATTCTTAACAATCATTAATGTGGGTCTGTCAACACCTTTTTTTACAACGATAACTGGTATAACCATATACCATTCGGTTCTTACTGATTTATTAAACTTTTTCCAATTTTCTTTGGGGATCGTATTAAAATATCTCTTTTTGATACTATAATACTTCTTAAACGTATCTCTTGACATCAAATTTTCAAAACCACCGTCGTCCGTTAGTGAGTCTACAATAATTTCATGGGTTACAATACGTGGATACGTTGTGATCACTCTTGTAACATATATTGGTTTGTCAATGTTGAATATAACTACAGTCGTTTTATCAAGTATCTGTTTTTCTCCAGTATCTCTATCGATGTGGATCATCGAATTGTTATAAACATTTAGAATGTCATAGTATCGTGTCTTCTTACCACTGTTCTCACCCATATTTCTCACCATCCTTAATTGATTTAAACTATCGAAAATACCCATACCATCCACCTCCATACTTTTTATTTTTACATACATCAAACCTTAATAATATATTGGGTTTTACAGTTTTGAAATTTTCTCAAATTCCTCACGTTTGAACCAGAACGGATATCCATAATCAGTTTCTTTTATTATGTGTTTAACGTAACTATAAATATAACTGATGTTCGGTTTTATCACAAAGTTAATTACGGAATCATCCGACTTCATGAATTGAAAATCATGATCTACAATTGTTAGTTTTACGTAGTATCTGTACAAGTTTTTAATTTTGAACCAGTTACATTTAAAAAGACAGACTGGTTTAACATCAATTACTTTTAAATTAAATACTACGATATTGGAGTCTGGTAAATTACCCCCACTCTTTAGATATTCGTAACCACGTATGATATCTTTTATCTGTTCTTGACTTTTACTTCGTTTTATATACAACCCATCGTTACTAGTTACGATTGTATGTTTGTATCCCTCAAAAACTACTTCGTTAAGTTGTTTGATGAATTCTGAAAGGTTCGAATACATGTACGATGTAAACATTAGGAATGAAAATAAGATTTGAAACGTTGAATTTGTTTTTTCATTCATCCAATCCACCCCAATCATCTTAACACAACGTTCTAATAATAATATATTGAGTCTTGCAATTTTAGTACAAAACTAAAAAAAGAAAACAAACTTAATAATGACTTACAAAACTGTGAAGTTTCAAAACATTTAATCATTATCTATAGATAGAGGTGAATTAAATGTTTGACAATTTGTCAATTATATTGGTGACGTCAATACTAACAACTTAGATGATTGTTTCGTTAATAAACGTAATCTCAATGTTTGAGAACATACATAAGTTATACACAGGAAAACAAAACAACAAGATTGATACTCAAGTTATTTTGGAAAAACTATCACAATTTGATAGTTTGATTGAAGAATGGTTGGTTAAAAACCAACAAGAACAAAAAGAACAAAGAACAAAATCAGAAAATGAATAAAAATACGAACTAATAAATAAAAACAAACCCACCAAATTTGGTGGGTTTCATTCTTTCATATCATATCCAGTTTTCGGTGAATCCAACTAGTGTGTTTGTTGTTAACCAATAGTACATTAATTTTAATTTAAATCCAAAATATCGTAACACACCTGTATCAGTAAAACTGATAATATATTTTATCTCATGTCCATTGTTGTTTACAATTAAAGAAATATACACCGTTTGTAACTTCATCTTCTCATCACGTTTAGGTATGATTGTAAATATCTTTTTTATTCCCTAATTATTTTTAGTACCATCTGGACCATCTGGAACATGGATTAGGGTGTATGGTGTAACTGTATCTGTATTTAGGAGTGTATCGAGATACTTGATAATCTGATATGTTTCAGACATGTTTGTAGAAAACAATACTCTACTATTCGTATCGTAATCTTTGTTGTTCTTGTCTCTCAACATAAAACTGAACAAAACCTTTTCTTTTGATGGTCTGATTCTAACCATCGAACCCAAACGCCATTCGATGTGTTCTAAAACTTTTGGGAACTCCATGTTGTCAACATTAAAATTACTTTCATTTCTCATAATTTACACCCACCTCCCAAGTTTTACATTTACATTACATCGGTTTTATTATTTTGAAATGATGATTGTGATTGTTGGATTTCATTCTGTATTGTTTCGAACAAATTTATGATTGTGTTCATTAAATCAATGTTGTTGTGTTGATTGGAAATATACGTACTGTAATCATAATCCAGTTGAGTGTTTTCAAAAATTTTTCTTAAATTTGCAAATCCGTATTCACGTTCATATGGTACTTTGAAATAAAATATTCGATGTTTCTCATGTGTATTGTTTTTTCTTATTTTACAAACTATTGCAACATATTCGTGTGTTTCGAAATTATAAATAGTTTCTAACTTTATATTATCTACATCTACATATTCAACTTGGTCATCACGTGTTGGACTTGGAATAGGTAATGTTATTTCTTTTGTATACATAACCATTTATAATCACCCCCATACATTTGTACCTATTAATAATATATTCGAGTTTACACTTTATATACAATAACAAGATTGACAATTAAGTACACGTAAACATTGATAGATTGTACGATGCCGACCGGTCCGGCCAAGTCGACGTGTGCGCGCGAACATATTTATAAATAAAAATTAATATAATTTTTACTTAGAGTTGGCAGGATGAAAATTATAAGAAAACTTTTATATTCAATACTTGGTAGAGAGTGTTTATACATAAATTAACTTACCACCATGTTACTATTGTTAATAGTATGTTACTATTCAAAGAAAAATTAACTGTCTCCTAGATAATAATATAATATATTATATACATAACTGACTTAGTAACTGACTATAGTTATGTTACATATATATATGTCAGTATCAGATATTGTATATATAACTGATCTAATAACTAACAGTAGTTACATTACAGTAATTATATTACAGATGTCATACTACAGTAGTTATGTTACAGATATTATATTACAGTAGTTATATTATAAGTGTCATACTACAGTAGTTATATTACAGATATCATGTTACAATAGTTATATTATAGATATCATATTACAGTTGTTATGTTACAGATGTATGTATACTGATATTAATATAGCTGATCTGATAATTGATAATTGTTATATTACAGATACATGTATATTAGTGTTAGTACAACTGATAACTGACAATAGTCATATTATGAATATATGTATGTTGATATTAATACAACTGATAACTGACAATCGTCATGTTACAGATATATATATAACTGATACTAGTAACTGATAATTATTATGTTACACATTACAGATATCAGTTACAGTCAGATTGTAAATCATGAAATATTATTTAATAGAGTACATGTTATAAAATTTATAAAACTGTGGATGGTGAATTTATGTTTGAACACATAAAAGAATATAGTACCAACTTATACTTGTTTTTAAATAACATATCACCAAGTGACAATAGATATATTAGTACGTTCACCAACATAAGACTTGATATTGATAAGATTAAGATACAGTCAAAGTACAAAATTACACTACAACAACATCAAGTTGAATTCTTACAGTTTTTAAATGAGATATTCAATGGTATATTGTTCAAAAAACATGGCGTTATATTGGCAGACGATACTGGGTTAGGTAAGACACTGTCAACACTGTCTTCAACATTATTGTTAACTGATTATTTCAAGTCGATAAACAAACCATTTACTACAATCTATATTACACTTAAAAATGTTAAATTTGATGTTCTTGAAGAAATTAAAAAATATAATTTACATAAGTACCTCAACATTGTTTTGTTAACTGATAAAAAATCACTTTATACAACAAATGAATTGAATAAATTTAATCTAATTGTAACACACTATGATTTGTTTAGAACAACTGACAAATTACAGGTTAGTTTAATTGTAGATTTCCTCAACAAAATTAAAAATAACAGTTCATATACATTGTTAATATTAGATGAAGCACAAAAAATAAAAAATTCCAACACCCAAGTTACACAAGTAATAAAGTTTATTAACCAGTTCTTACCGGAGACATTCACTATTGTATCCACTGCCACTCCAATTGAAAATCATGTTATTGAACTCTTTAATTTGTTACAAGTTATGTTTTACGGTATGGATATTTGGACCAATAAACTTATAGAACGGTATGTAACACCAATTCAAAATGGTAAGTTCACTAAGTACGAATATCAAAATTTGGATGAATTAAAATCTATATTACAACAAACAAAAGTTTATATAAGAAGGAGGAAAACAGATGTTGTTGTTATCGATAAATTATACCTTCAAAATATTCATACTTTTTCTGTTGATGTTGGTATGGAAAATCTTCAGAAACAGATGATACAAATCCTCAAACAAGAAACAAATAATATATCACACCCACTTGTTAAAAACATTGTACGGTTCATCTATTTACGTGAGATATTAAATAATCCAGTCATCATTAAACAAACTGTACATAAGTCTAAATATCTACCAGAACTGTCTAAGTATGTTAAAACTGTAGACTGGGATAATTATATGTCTCCCAAAGATAAACAAATATTTGACATTCTTCAATCATACAGTAACAAAAAAGTTATAATTTTCTCATTTTATGAAACTGTCATTAACCATCTGTATGAACTACTTACCAAGAATGAAATATTCAAAAATAAAAACATATTTGTGTTTTCAAGTAAAAAACAAATCAATCGTTCTCAATTAAAAAATTTAAAACAGTATATAATCCTTGCAACAGATGTGTTATCAACCGGTGTAAATCTTGATTTGGATGTACTGATTAATTACGACCAACTATACAATCCTGCTAAAATGAATCAACGAGTTGGAAGAATATATAGACTACGTCACAAGAAAGTTAATGACGGGATTGTGATAAATTTATTATCGTTATTTGATAAGTACGTATTAAACAAAATACTCAATCCCAAAATCGAGGTGTTTGATATGTTGTTCGGTATTGATAGATTCGATGAACATGAACTTAGAAATATTGATGAATTAATGATTTATGAAATTGAAAATTTTAACAAACAACTATTTGAGAGTTTAGACAGTTAAAATTGCAAAATCCAATATATTATTATTAGACACAAGTTAAAAGAAGGAGGTTGATAAGTATGGTGATGAGTGTAAATGAGATTATTAATGTACTGGTGAAAAGTATTAGAAAAAGAACTGTAGTAAAACTGAAATATCGTGGTGAACCACGGGAACGTATTGTGGAACCATATGTATTGGGTGTAAACCGACTTGGTAACACATTATTACGTGCATTTCAACAAAGTGGTTATAGTACTTCAGGAAATTCCGAAGGGTGGAAGTTGTTTAACGTTGAGTTGATTGAGTACGTTGAACCATTACAGTCTGAGGGTATCTTGGTAAAATTTGATCCAACACAACGACCAGAGTACAATCCAGATGATAAAGCAATGACCAGAATCATCGTAAATGTCAAGAGACAATAACAGAATAGAATGTCATTAAGATAAAAGGGGGTAATAAATGATGGGACAACACCGACAGTCACAGTTTGAGATACATATACAATACTATCCACAAATGAAACAACAAATTGAGGAATTTAAAAAACAATCTAACAAACCAATTTTGTACTATATGGTTGATTTACAGAACTCTCTAATGATTGATATCATAAAAAGAAAAATACTTCCAACTTGGGAACAATCTAGATTAACATTCAAAGATCTGGCTGAAAAGACAATACTTGCAATGTTTGATGAGTTTGTTGAAATTAAAAATTGGATTGATGAACTTCCAAATGCCGAACATATTGTTAGACTAAGTGAGTACAAAGTTGAATGTCGTTATGAAGTAATTGATATTTATCACTTCTTGTTACAATTGTTACTGATAGTTAATATAATTAACGATAAATTAAATAATCAGATTGATAATTATGTAAGTGATAAAACATACCAAAAGGTTATTGTGGAAAAGGTTGTTAACGATATGATGTCAACATTTAATTTTACATTCGACACACCATACAAAAACGTTACAACATATAATGATCTAGTGTTTGAAGGATTTGTTAAATTGTCCAAACTTTTAAATTTATTCCCATGGAAATATTGGAAAACATATAAAGAACAGGATTATAATATTGATTATTCCGAGTTTTTGAAAGTTACAAATGAATTACATGAGATATTATCAGAGTTGTTTATTAATTTTGATGGAAAAAGAAGTTTGGAAGATTTGATAATTCATTATATGACGAAAAATCACGAAAATTTTGATAGACAAAAAAGAGGGTATTAAAAGTATTAAAGATGGTAAATGTACAACTTGTGTATATTGTTAATAACATACAAAATTTTGAGAGGAGGTTAAATGAAGAAAGTATGTTGAAAAAGAATGTGGTGTCATTTAATGTAAAACAATATCATATTATCAACAAAATTGAAATACTTGATGATATTACCAATTCTAGAACAGTTGATCCAACACTTCAATGTATATTGTTCAAAGTTGAAAATGGTTTTATGGATAAGGAACCAGTGGTTAAGTTAGTATCAACAAATCTTCAAACTACAATTGTAACAAGTATCAATGTTAGTGAATACGAGTTCAGTGGTAGTGGTGGTAGTGGTAACGAAACTAAGTTTCTTGTAAGATCAGATCTATTGTTTGATATTGTTAAAAGTTTTGATAAAGATGACGTTCTTACATTTATGTATCATACAGATGATGGTAAACTAATTATCAAGAGTGGAAAATCCAAATATACACTTACAACATACTCTGAAGAGAATAAGTTCCCAGATATTGAGACTCTTGTAAGTGAAACTGATAATGTTTTTACAGTAGAAACATCCATATTAAAAGAACTAATTGATAAGGTACTGTTTTGTACATCCACAGATTACAATTTAAGGAATTTGAATTCAGTATTGTGGTTAGTCAATAAAGATAATGAGTTAACTTTGGTGGGTACTGATGGTTATAGACTAGGACTAACATCGGATAGAATTCAAACATCAATTAATCAGTCTATTCAATTCCTTGTAGATCTTAAAACGATGAAAGAGATATACAAATTAGTAACTACAACCACAGAACCAGAAATAAATGTGTCTACATCATACAATACCTCAGTTGTGATGTTTGATACCGGCGATATAAAAATTATCACCAGGACTGTTGAAGATAAATTTCCAGACTATTCACGAGTTGTTAACATTAACACAAGTACTATGATAGTGTTCGACACAGAGAAATTGAAAGAGACATTGAAACATATATCAGTCTTGTCAAACAAAAGTGGGGAAAAACTTGTACTGGAAATTACTAATAACATTACAAGATTTATAGTAAGAAGTTCCGATTTTGGTGAAGTTATTGATGAACTCGATATTGTGGATAAACAGGGAAGTGACTTGATTATTAGTTTTAACCCCAAACTGTTAAGCGAAATCATAAAACATATAGACACAAGTAAATGTATGTTTAAGTTTGTCGATAATGTCAGTCCAGTCAAAATATCACCAGTTGATAGTGAGCTTACATACTTTTATGTGTTAATACCGATGCGGATATAATTTTAATGTTTATGTCGGGTGTTGTTTTTTACATTACACCCGTTTTTTTAATTACAAAATCTAACATATTATTAGATTGGTTATGGGGGTAGTGGATAATGGAGAAGTTATTTTATGTTGGTAGTCTGTTTGCAGGTGTGGGTGGAATAGAAATGGGGTTCATACTTGCCACCCAGGATGTTGAAAATAAAAAATACGAGATCATTTGGTCAAATGAAATAGATAATTATGCAGTTGTAACGTTACAAACTAATTTCAACCACAGAATTCTACATGGTGATATTGTAAAAATACTTAAACCGGAATTAGCAAAAAACATTAAACTAATTCGTTATTACAAGAAGTTGAAGAACGATATGTTTTCTCATCATGTTGACATCCTAACTGCTGGATTTCCATGTCAACCTTTCTCAGTGGCAGGTAAGAAACTTGGATTTGAAGACCCAAGGGGGGAAATGTTCTGGAGAATCGTGGATGTTGTAATTGAACATGAAAAGGTGTTCGGTAAAAAACCACGTGTTTTATTCCTGGAAAATGTTAGTCATTTAAAACGACATGATGGGGGAAATACATACAAAGTTATTAGAACTACACTTGAAGATTTGGGATATACCGTCAAAGATGCTGTTATAAACACAAAAGATTATACAGAACTACCACAAAACAGATCAAGAATCTATATTCTTGCATTTCTGAATAAAGAAGATGTTGATAAATTTACATTGTTTGATGGTAACAATCTTAAAAAATATAAAATCAGGAAAACACCTCAACAATTAATGGAAGAACGTATGAATGTACTAGATCTTAACATCAATATCAAAGATAACCCTGAATATTATTATACAAAAGAAAAGTATCCATATCTGTTTGTATCAAAGGAAGAGTATGAGAAATTACCACCAGATAAAAGACCAAAGAATAGAATCAATCTTGAAGAGGAAGTTGATGAAATGTATTGGTTCTACCAAATTAGAAGGAATTCCTATGTACGAAAAAATAAATCTGGACTGTGTCCTGCATTAGTCGCATCATCTACACATCCAACTAACATGACTATTGTACGAGTTCCAGACGGAATCCGGATGATAACACCAAAAGAAGCGTTTAAGATCCAAGGTTTCCCTGTTGATAATGGTTATAAACTACCCACCACTTATAGAAATCAACCATATCCCACAAGTAAACTGTACAAACAAGCAGGTAATTCAGTTTCAGTCCCAGTTATCCGTTTTCTTGCACGTGAATTACTAAAAGTATTGAATTAAACTATATGAGGAGATGGTGTGAGTATGAGTGTATATACACAAAGGGAGTTAATCAAACAATTGGAAAATAACATAGTAAATAAAGAATGTATACAAATAAACGATATTGTCTGTGAACCATATCTAGTTGGAACAAATTTAATAAAAAATAAAAATACAGTGTTGTTGGTTCGTGTACAAGATAGTAATGAGTGGAAAATAATTCCATTAAATGAAATCTACACAATAAAACCAGTTAAACCTGTATTACGATTTGAACCACATCCTGAGTATAATAACATCAAAAAAATGTTCGGTTGGGTAACAATTAAACTTGAGGTACAGAATAATTAACTATTTAATTTTTGGGAGGTGGGTTTAATAATGAGTATTCAAATTAAAAGGTCATACATATATCTAAACATGTTTGTGTTTGTATTGTTTGTAATTCTGTTTTCACAGTCGGTATATAGTGTAACAAGAATTGAAAGTTTTGGTTATTGGGTTATGTATACAGAAAATCGTTATGATACATATCCACTCTTTGATACTTTTCTTTATAGTACAACAGATTTCATAATCAATGGTAAAATTGATGATCAGCAATTTGTCAAATTAATGATTAATATCAGTTTACCTCACAAAAAGATGTTTTTTGCATTTCAATTTGTCGAACCAATCGGACTAACAGTTGATTCCCCAAACGTTCAGGTCATAAAACAATTTAACGAAGAAGTATACGCAGTTAGGTTGACAAGTGTAAGATTTTTTGATACGTTACAACAAGAACAAGAAAATAATAAAAATATTAAAAGTAATGTAAAACCGTATACTGATATGTATGCAGTTTTTTATCCAGAATTGTACAATAGTGCATATATAATTATGGATGAACGATTTATCAATAATTTACTGTTACATAAATATTGTGAAATTGTAATTACAGTTGGTGAGAAATTTATAATTTTTGTGATAGACACATACAGACTAAAAGACGGTATTTCACAATTGCTAAAACTATATAGTCAAAAACAAAAATCTATCTAAACCGATGATTGATCTGAGAGGTTACTTTATGTAACCCACTTTTTATTTTTACTCGACATCGTCGACAGACTTGACAAACACCGGATAACTTCGACAAGTATAAACAGGTTATAAACAGGTGTTGAACAAAAATAACATATAACATTCATTCACATTTAACAATATTCCCCTGTCAAATTTTTGAATGTATACAGTTCTTATATATGAGAGATGATTAAAGGGAGGGTAAGTAAAATGACATTCATAAGAATGAATAATGATGACAATGTTAATTTTAAAATTAATGACGTAATCAGAATGTGTTATGTTAATGACTGTAAGGTAATTGTTGTTAACGGGGTGATTATTGACATAACCAGTGATTTCGTGACAGTGTTATATATAACACCAGACTTTGTTGATAATAATAATAAATATTTAAGGTATTTTAATAAAAAATTTCCTCTTCCCATTGTTGAAGTAGAAAATGATACGTATCGTGTGACACCAATATTGTTTTATATATTTAAAGATTACTATAAGTATGTTGACATTATAACAACATTGGACAAAGATATGATGGATTTGATTAGATCTATAGTAACAAAACTAACAGAACCAATATTTGTAAATAGATTACCACATTGGGTAAAAAGATTTTATGAGAAAGAAATCACCAAATTAGCAGTTTTCTACGATATAATGATCCATTATATAATTAGAAATGAGTTATGATTAACAAATAAATTTTCGGTCTGGGGATTTCCCCGGACCTCTTTTTTATTTCATACTAAAAAAAATAAAAAAAAAGTTAGGAAGTTCAAAACTTAAATTATAGTGGTGGTGATATTTTGTGACATTAACAATTAGTGGTAGAACAGAAATTGTCGGTTTTCTAAAGTATTTTAAGGGATGATATTATGGTTGAGGTTAATGGTGAGAATACAACAAGTTTGTTTACTTTTAAGGGTGGAAAGTATTTTAATTCTCCTGATAGTGTAAGGTTGAAGATAGTATTGTTTTCTCCTATAGACAAGAAGTTTGTAAAACCAATATCCAAGGAAGGTAGTGTTAATGAGGGTTTTTATATGTATAGTGGTGTTTTACCAGGAAAATATATCTTTTTTAGTTATGAATGGTATGTAAATGATGATCTAAAAAAAAATAAAAATAAAGTATTGACAAAAAATAATATATGTGATATGATATAACTGTACGAAAACAAATATCATTTTAAAAAGGAGGTAGGTATTATGGGTATAAGTGTAAATACAATTGATATTGTAGGATGTCATTATTATGGCACAACAAAACAACGAGGTTTAATGGGGGTGTTTTTTTCAATTAAAAATAAGAAGTTTATACGACCGGTCAACAGAACCCCAGGTAGTAATCGGGTCGAGGGGTACTATTTATACAAAATATTCCCCGGAATATATATACTATTCGATTATTGGTATTGGCATAGTAGCAGTACTCTTAAAATTTCTAAAGTTTCAGTGACTAGTCCTGATAACCCCGATCCTGATGTTGATTCTCCAAATAAACTTCGGGCCGGGGACTTGACAACATTAGAAAAAGTTACATTAAAAACAGAAGAAGCAAGATCCAAACTCCTTGAAATATCAGAATTAAAGGAATTTCCAGGTTTAATAGAAATAGTTAGAAACTTTTTGGACCACATCCCCGGTTATCATACGGGGGTGGATATGTATACATTATCCAATGTAATATATGATGACACCACTGTTAATGGATTATTAGAATTTTTAAAAAAGTACAACAATACAACACTGTATTATCCACCAGTAGAATGTGAATAAATAATTGAATAATAGAATATATATAGGTCTGAGGATTTCCTCAGACCCTTTTTTTTATTCCATAATCTATGTTATGTTTGTGTGTTTGTGAACATATTTCTATAACTTGTGGTAAGTGGTATATAATTCCAATTTTGTAGGTTTGAATCAAACAATACATTGATCAATTTCATAATACCAAGATAATCTATCTACATTGTTTCATCGACTTGATGTATATCACCAATGAGAATTAATTTTGATGTTGATGTATTCACACGTGTCACTATTGTTTTTAATTCGTGCCATGTTAGATTTTGAACTTCATCAACAATTACGATCTAATTATTTATTGATGAACCTCTGATGTACTAAATTGGTCGGATTTCAAATAGACTATTCACATCTGTTTTTGTTATATCAAAGTCATTATTAATATTTCCATTAAAGAGAAAATCTAAATTATCGATGATACCACTCATAAATGGTAATATTTTCTCATGTTTACTACCTGGTAGGAAACCCAACTCTTTACGGGGTTGGATAACTGAATTATTGGCGATAAAGATAATTTTTGAATATGTTTTTGGTATTAACGTTTTATTTAGTCTATTTTTAAGTACTTCTGTTATCTAATAAAACAACTATAACAATGTCTTTCCAGTACCAGACTTCTATAATGATATTATTAGTGTATCTGTAAAGAAACTATCAAGTAGCTATAACTGTTCATCGTCACGTGGTTTAATTATCTTTAATCCATAGTTTTCGTATTGATATTCACTTAGATATGCATGTAATAGTTTCTCTATAGATACAAACCTCTATGTATTACCATCTAATTTTCTGAATAAGTATTTTACATCTTGTTCTTCATTTGTAATGTAGAAATATGAATCAATTGAATTATGATCAACGTTATACTCAGTACGATTGATAATTATGTCATTTGATTCGAAGCGATTGCGTTCTATGACAGGTATTAAACGTTCAAAATCGTCGTTTGTTATCTTAACAATTCTGAACTGGTGGGTATGAAAATTTTCAATGTCAATAAATTTAATATTTGTATATGTTTCAACATTGAACATTTTCTATTTTAAGATTAACTACACATCATTTGTATACAAAATATAATCATTGTTGGTATCATTTGATTGTAGTTCAATTATTGTATTGAGTATAATATTATCATTTATGTGATTGTCAAATCGTTTAAAAATTAGTAAATGAATTAATACTATTATAAACTTATAATGGGATGGTGTGTTTTTAGAAAAGGGGTGTATATATACAATCGGATGTTTTATGATGTTTCGAATAGACTTGATATCGAAGTCTTGAAAAGTATAGTCTTGATCAAATCAACGTTATTGAAAACTCAATTTCCACAAAAGTGAGGTGGTATGAATGTTAAGGACAGGATTATTTGAAACACTACAGTCAATTAAACAAGAGTTAGTTGAAACAAAACAGTTAATAGAATAGTGTTCAAAAAAGAAAAAATAGACTAAAAAAACAGAAATAACTGAACAACTACCAAAGAGTATTGACAAGGGGAGTTTACACGATGTACTGAGATATGATAAAAAAACAAATTTAGCAGATGTATCAAAGGATGAAATGGTTCGTCGTGCCAAGAGTTAGATAAACTCTGGTGATGTAACATACAAGGAAATGATTGGTAAATTGAATTGGTAGGCAGTCATGAACAAGACAAACAATCCAGAATTTTCAAAGAAACTCAGAGAAGTTATGGATGAACTCAGAGACTGGTGGGAAAAAGATTAATAAATAATAACCCTGGAATGTTCCAGGGTTTTTTGTTTTAAAATTACAAATCCGTTGTTGTCTGTTTTTGTATTATTGATTTCACTTGTGACAAACGGTTTTTGAAAATCCTTATGTATACGTTATCGTATAAATTAGTTGTTCTACCATTGTAACGACTCAACACATAGTATTTAAGATTACAATATTTTTCAGAATCTTTTATTTCTGATTGAATTATTATGTATATATATCTCAATGCAACTTTAGTTTGATAGTAAGGTGATTTTAATAAGTCTTTGTTATTTTTGATATGACCAAATTCATGTGGATAATGTTTTTTAACTCTATTAAGTGCAACATTATGGATGGAAAAATATCCAACAGCTACACCATGATTGTCCCAGTAAGGACTGTGATTTTTAAATGCACTTTCGAGATAAATTAACGCAATAACATCTTCATATGTGAATCCGTACTTTGAGATGTTTGGGAGTTCTTCGAATGTTGCTTTGGTTATTTGTCTTGTATTTTGTTCGGAGATTCCAAAATGTCTTAATGTTGAATACATAATCATCTGTTGTGTTTCTATATTAGTTTTTTGTTTAATTTTTTCTTCATTTTTTATTTCCAATGAAGTTGTAGACGTTTCTATAGTTGTATGTACTTCAGTTATTTGATCTACCTGATCTTCGATTGATATTGGTTGAGATACTTCAATTTGAGATTTAAATAAAATTTTTAAATAGGATGTTACAATTATAAAGGACGATATACTCAATATTAACAAACTTGTGATAATACCTATATAGAACAATGTTTTTTTATGACCAATCCCCTGTTTATAATTGGTATGGTTAATTTTATTATGTGTTAGTTTCATTGATGTCCACCCCCTGATTGAATTATGTACAACTAACTAAAGAATGATAGTGTATTACTATGCGTATGTATACTCTTGACAAAATTAACGATTAAAAACACAGTTCTTATTTCTTATTTTATTTAAGTTTTAACAATGATGAATACATGGGAGGTGGTGTGGTGATGGAAATAGAAAAATTAATGTCACAGTTATTGAGTTGTAATAAAAATGAAATAAAACAGTATTTGGAAGGTGATATACGACCATATTATAGTAATGGTAAACTACTACTGAAGTATTTTAAAAAACGTGGTGGTAAAATTGTAATCATCAATAATGAATCCGAAACTTCACATTTTACAGTAGAATTTAACCGGGAAGGATTTCACCCGGTAATTTATTTTAATTTATCGGATGTTTACAAAATCAAAAATTCAATTGAAAATGATACTACAACAATTAATGATACAGAAAAACAGAAGGGGGTAGTATGGTATACATTGTATATTGTGTTACATGAACTAACACACGTCCCAATCTGGGTTTTAACAAATAAATATAGAAAAGAATTCTACAATGCATTTGTTAAAGATATAGAATACATATATACAAACATGGGAAAATATTTTAGTTATAAGACACTAAAAAATAAATCACAGGCATATAAGATTTGGAAAGGTACTAAATATGTCATACTAGATAAATTAATTGATTTGAATATTGATGATGAAAAAGACCCATTATTTATGGACTTTTGGGAGATCATAGAAGATGGTGTAATGGGTGGTATTATATATATGTTACGTAAAAGGATTCTTGAAAATAGAACAGAATACGACATATATATATTAAATTATATACACCGACTCATGAACAATAAACATGATCTTGACTATTACACGGACTGGTTCATAATAGTTAATGAAATATTGACGGACATGTTAATATATATGACAAGTGTTGAATATAGGTTGATGTATGAACATGTACTACCAAATCTGTATGTCACATTATATATAAAAATTCATAATGACGATTCCTTCAAAGAACTAAGGAAGTTGTTATAAAAAGTTGAAGTTGTTGTTATAAAAACAGGGTTTAAACCCTGTCTTTTTTTAAGTAAAATTGTAAATGTCAACATATTATTATTAGAGACAGAATTGTTTATATGTTGAGGAGGGATGGTTTATATGAAAATTAAGAATTTGTATTATGATAAAGATAAATATCAATTTTTGATACACACGACGGAAGATAAACTAAATATTCTTAAAATGAAACCTTCCTTCTATTTGGTAGAGGAAGGTTTACAGTATTTGAAATCATTTTTGAAGGAGAAAAACATTAATATCGGTGTAAAAAAGACAAACTTTACTGGGTTGAATGGTGAATCAATTTATGAAGTCTTTCTAAAAGATGACAAACATGATTATTATGCATTTAGAGAATTTAAGAATGAATTTGTGAGATATTTAGCAGGGTTGAAAAAGCGAAAACTTATTGTGGGAAATTTTATTAAAGATGTAGGATTGTTTACTGTTGAGGATATTCAATTCGATAGAACATATTGGATGTTGGACATAGAAGTGTATTCTACACCGGAAGCACTTAAACACGGATGGAACAAACCTCAACAAGCGATGATGCCAATTACTTCTATCACCTGGTATAACAATACCGACAATACGTATTATACTATCATTAACACTGAATTTATTAAAGTTAATAATCCTAAGGATGTAATTGAATATGAAAGAGAATACCACCAACAGTACAACATAAAGACTAAAATCACCATTGCAAAAGATGAAGTGGACTTGTTGGATAAATTTTTAATTTATGTGAAAATACAAAAACCATCCATAATTACAGGATGGTTTTCTAACATGTATGATATTCCATACTTGGTCAAACGACTGATTCAACATGGATTATTCAATGATTTTTTATCCTTTGATTCCAATGAGTATAAGATAAGTAAACCATACTTTAAGGAATTTGCACAAGGTGGACGTGGTGTTGTATATTACATAAATGTACCAATGATTTATTTCATTGATTATAAAGAATTATACGAAAAATTTATACCAGAGACACCAACAAGTTGGGGTCTGGATAATATTGCAAAAATCAATGGATTAGAATTTGGAAAAACAGAAAAGATGGGATATCTACATATTGATGATTACAAACGTTTTTTAAGTTACATAATACGTGATGTTGAGATACTGGTCAAACTCGAAGAAAAATTAAAATTAATTACACTGTTGAATTCATTTAACGAAATTGTTCCAATAAATCTTGATAAACTCATGAGTACCTTATACACAGTCGAAGGTTATTTGAATCTATTTGCATGGAAGGAAAATGTGTTGTTGCCTTTTACGTCTGGTGTAAAGAATATAGATCCCGAGGAAAACAACGATGAAAGTTACACCGGTGCATATGTACATACCCCGGATGATGGAGTACATAAAAACGTCGTAGTCTTAGACTTTGCATCACTATACCCAAATATAATACTGACATGCAGTATAGATATCCAACCAGTAAAGAAACCCACAGAACCTGTGAAATATACACATATCAACAAAGAATTAACAGGTGTTCGTGACGTATACTTCTTACAAAAAGATACACTTATACGAAAGATGATAAGAAATATATTAGAAATGAGATTCTACTATAAGAAACTAAGTAAAGAACACCCCGATAATATGGAATACTATAATAGACAACTAAACTATAAAATTTTGGCAAATAGTATTTATGGGGTGTTCGGAACAAAATATTTTACATTTTACAATACAGATGTTGCACTATCAATTACATCTGTAGGAAGGTATTTGATAAGAAGTGTTATTGACTATGTTGATGATAAAACTTGGAGAGAAGATATAAATGGGTTTAAGTATACATTTTTAACTAAAGTAGTATACGGTGATACAGACAGTGTATTTATCGAGTTTATATTTATAAATCCGGTAATAATGGATAACGAAGAAGTTACATTAGTATGTGCTGAACGTATAAGGGAACATGTAAATAACAAAATACCAGATTTTTTGAAGGAAATTATACAGAATATAAGTGATGAAGAACTAAGACAAATCAATACACTGAGAATGGAAATTGATAAAGTGTTTAAACGTGTAAAATTCTTTGGTGTGAAAAAACGTTACTACGGGTTTGATTACCATGGGAAGGAAATATATAAAGGTGTTGACTTGGCAAGGTCTGATTTTCCACAATTTTTGAAAAATAAACTACGTCAATTGTTTATGTTACTTGTAACCAATGATAATATATCTGAAAAAGACATGAAGGATTTATTTGTACAAATTTATAACGAACTTGAAACTACACATCTTGAAGAAATTGCAGAGTCGAAAACACTTACAACGCTGGAGTATAAAGTTGATCCATATCATCTACGTGGTTGGAAGTTATTCAAGTATATCGCGGAAGATGTTATGGATATTGATTATGACGATAACGAACTTATTGGTCAAAAAATTTATGTAATTCCTGTAAAAATACTTAATACATCAAAATATTTTAATGTGGCAAGAGAAATTTTTAATGAGAAACGAAAAAAGGTTACTGAAATAAGTGGTTACCTTTCATTTAAGGAAAATGATACCAAGATTGTAAAAGAAATTCTAACTAATGACAAAACAATAAAAGTCGATTATCTTTCAATCTATGAACAGTTTGTTAGACGATTTGAAAGTTTTATGTCTGAAAAAATTATTAACGATATACTGAGTACTGTAACAACCAATAACAATGTTCAACAACTGTACACATTATTCGGGGGAATAATTTAAATTTTGTAAAAATATAACATATTATTAATGTAACACAATATGGAATAAAAAAATAAAGGGGGGTTGAAATTTGAAATTGTACATAGTATCGGATTTACATATCACACAGAGTAACACATTGTTTAGTAATAAAAAAAGTATGTCAGAAAGAAGTATTCAATTATTGAAAAGTTTTTTAAATTTACAACTAACCCCTAATGAAGATGTTTTATTAATTGGGGGTGATTTGTTCGATAATATTAGTAAAATTACGTACTTTGATATGCTATTGTACGGTAAAATAGTTAGTTTGTTTAAGAAAGTATACTTAATCAACGGAAATCACGATATAATGAATCAAATTGTCAATGTAACTAATCTGTTAAGTACGTATAAACGTACGATTACTGTGAAGGAAGTTTCCACAATTCAATTTTCTCCAGACCTGTATATCCATTTTATTCCATATTACCCCAAAGAGTTCTTCAAAGATATTGTTGATAATACACTGACTGATATCGTAATTGAGAAAATAAAAAATGTTATAACCACAAATACATATCACAATCGGTCATTACATTTGTTTATATCACATGCTGAAATTTCAGAAATTATTACACAATTTGAAAATGTTGATGTAACTAACAATCCACATTATCTCAATTACAACGAGTTGAGAATGTTCCTACAAACGAGTAACCTCAATTACAAGTTCTTTCAAGGACATTATCACACTAAGGATATTCGAATTCCAGATGATAATTATTATGTTATTACATGTTTCCCAAAGAGTTTTAGTGAAAAAACAACGGTACATAATAATATATACGGATATTATGAATTTGATCTTAACACATATCAATTAACATTTAATGAGTGGCCACACCAAGTTAAGTATTTAGAGTTTATGAGTAATGAGTATGATAAGTATGAACCATTTTTAAATGATAACCATCATCTATACGTTGTTAAACTACATCTAACAGATAATTCAAATATTGATGATGTTGTAATCAATAAACTAAGTAATAATTCTCATGTAAAAAAGTTAATAACATTAAGTAATTTATTAAAAGATAATAAATTACAACAAGAAACTGAAATTGTAGAAGAAAAGTATCTTACTTTTGAAGAGTATTTTGTTGAATATCTTATGGAATATATCCAAAGTTTAAGGAACAAAGGAATTACATATGATGAAGAGTTGTTGATCAATTTGTTCAATACATATGTTGTAAATTTAAATTCATTATCCAATCAACAGGGGTGATAAAATGGAATCAATCTCAATCGTTACACCAAATATTGATATAACTACAGGGTTACTTGTTACTACAAGTGTTTCGTTATTCCAACCAATTAACATTACATCTTTCACAAAAAATAAACAATATATGTATGTGTTCTTCAATAGAGAAAAAGATACATTTATTACACTGTACCTTGTGTTTGACAAGAATGACATGTTTAACAAAAACTTTTTAATTGCAACAAATAAATTTAATGTTAATGAACTTTTTATTTACTACGTTTACTCGGTTTATGACGATAACAACGTAGATATAATACAGTATAAACTACAGAAACTTGGAATAGATAACATAGTATCAAGTACAAGTATCAAACAACAAATTCGAAGTATCTTTGGGAGTAAAGAAACCGGATATTTAACGATTACAACATTTTTTAGTGTCAACACTGGTAATTTGTTTGTGAATCATTACATCGATATACCAGTTAGTGTAGTTGTTAACAACATTCGTACCCTACTAGGTGAAATTTTAACCGATAATTACACGTTGTTTCATACGTATAGCAATCGTAACAAAAATATTTATAAACGTTCTAATTCGAAAAAGATACTTGACAACTTAAACATGTGTAGTGATTACATCCCTATAGATATTATTAAGTCGGTGGAATTAATTTTTAAAGAAAAGGTAAAGGTGGTGGAATAAAGTGAGTAGAGATATTGAAAGAACGATGTATGATTATTTAAGTTCGTATTATCGAATGGGTTGGTGGAAGAACCATAATGTTGAACCTTATAAATATGTATTGAATCCTGGTTCTATGATGGAACTACCAAAACCCAAACATTATGGTTATAGATTGTACATGAGATATCCACAAATACGAAAAGGTGCAACGTTGGAACTCATTTTAATACGTCCACCATTTGATTTCACAGTAGAAAACGTAAATGTTGACACACTGGGCACCAATAAATATAAGTTTACATTCTCATACAATCCCTATACATCATTTCTGACGATTGATTATAGAAATGATTTATATTGGATTATTGCAACACAACTAATGACATCTGGTAGAATCGAAGTTGCATATTTTGTAAAAGACCAAGTTGAAGTGTAAATGAGGGGGTAACTGTGTGAGTACAGTAAGAAAGTATGAAATTGATATAATGAATGAAATTATTAGGTTCAATGAAAATAAAAAAATATATAAAATTGGTACATTTTTGAATGAGTTACAGTCTCAGATAAACACTAACTCTGAAGTCAATCAACTTTTTGAAGAATTGATATCAACAATCGTTTCTGAACTACGTTTGTATGGTTATAACGGTTACCAAATATATGAATGGTTCAAAAAAAGAATTAATAATGTTGAAAATTTGAAGTTACGATAAGTAGTTTGAATGACAAGTGAATAACTAATATGAAAGGGGGTTGAGTGAATCGACCCCCTTTTGTTATATAAGTACATAGTGTCGAATTTTATCGACCAAATTCGATAAAATCGTACGTTTTTACCGACTAAATTTGATAAAATCGTACACTTTTATTGACTACTGTTGACACCATCAATTTCTTCATTCTGTTTTATATCATGTTTTATATCATTCATATCGTAACATGTATTCCAATTAACACGTAAAGATTTATAAATCAAATAGTCCTTGTTTTCAACCTGATACGTTTTAAAAATAATGTTAGTATCTAATGTTCTGATTTTATTTGTTTTGATATTTTTTAATTCAAACTTATAAGGTATGTGTAAATGTGAGTTTTGTTTCCATAATTTATTTTCAACATAGTGTTTTATTTCGACAAATATAGTGTACTACAAATCTTCTTTTATGTTAAACATTAATTGTTCGTATGAATACAAATATGTTTCCAAAGATAACAATATATTGTTAATTGGATAGTGATGTAAATTGTGTATACGAATTTTATTTGATTTTGTTACAACTTTAATAAATGAGATTGTGTTATGTGGTTTAAAATGAATTTCGGATATTTCTGATAGTGGTACATCAAACATTATGTATCACCAGGTGTGAGATATTAGTATATTACAGTCACAATTCAAAATCGATTGGTTTATATAACAAATCAACATTAGGACTTCTCAATATATCCATTGGTGATATGTATTCAGGTGATCTGTCAGTGAATAATGGTAGATTCAAATCTTCAAGTACTCTCTAAACAGTTTCAGAACAAATATACATTTGTTTATTCTCATATGGTACATTTGTATGAATATATTTTTCAATAATCTGGTCAAGAATTGGAACATTATTAACAATGTGTGTTAATGTGTTTAAGAACAAAGATGCATAATCATACGGAACATTCCAATGTTTATGTACTGTATTTAAATAATCTTGTAGTGAGACTGTATCCATATCTTTGTGTCTAACGAGTACAAGATGTTTAAAATCTGATAATGATCTTTTAATTAGATGTACACCTTTATCGATCTATGCAAGTGTGATAGTACCAGTCACAAGAATTTCCTAATGTATTACTTTTTCACCGGATGTCTAAAGTAACAATTCCTAAATTGGTTTACCAAAATGTTTCTAAATTAGATCATACACATATGGTTTGACTGGAAATAACAATATTGTACCATATTTTAACTACCCCATTTTGAAACTATTATCCATTTGTAACACCCCCACTTGATGAGTTAAATAGTTGTTTTCTAAATATTACCAGATATTCTTTTCTGTCACGTTTGATGAACAATACATCTTTTTTATCGATATAATCATTGATCATATTTAGTTTGGTTATGTTCAAAATGTCACTAATACTATTAATGATATTTGTTTCGTTATTTAGAAGTTTTACAAATGTTGGGATATCACACAGAACATAATCACCAAGATAGACACATGACTTGTTTGTTGTATCTCTATATGTTAGAAATTTGTCATATATTATTTTAAATTTGTTACTACCACCTTTTACTTCACATATATATGTTCTGTTATTGTGTTCAATGATAATATCACCTTTTAACCAACTTCCACCGCTCAATGGTACACGTTTATTGTTAATGTGATAAGATTGTAAAAGTTTGGTGAGTTCATATTCTATTCTATAACCCTTTTGTCGTGAGTACCTACCACTCATAATTTATCCACCCACTTAAAATTTTAATGATATAACAACCCATTCGTTATTATTGTAATCTTCTGGTGTTTGTGGTACTGTGTATATACTTGTTGTTTCTGATATACGATAGTTAACGTTAATGTTATAGTTGAGGTTTACGTTTTCTAATTTTGAGAGTGGAATAATTGGTGTTGATGATTGTTGTGTTCCTTGAATGAATTTGTTGTAGTTGTTCATGATAGTATTAGAATAAACACCTGATACTTGATTAACAAGTACATTATTTAACGTTTGAGTAACTTCATTTGATATGGTGATCTGTGAATTATCAGCTAATATTGTATTATTATTCGGGTTCATTACGGTGACGGTAAAAGTTGATTGTGACTGTGTCATTGTTTGTGTTAATGAATTGGATATAGTGTCATTAATTATTGTTGTGTTTGTAATGTTATTGAATATATTTTCAGTAGTACCCGTAACTATATTGTTAATTGTTTGTTGAATATCATTAATATTCTATATTGATACTGATAGTTGTTGAGTATCTTCGTTATATGTGATTTGAAGTTGAACGGGAATTGTATTATTTGGTCCCAAGATTTGATTTAATACAGTACTGATTACATTATTATATTGAGTTGTTATGGTTCCCGTTAATGATGTTTGTAAATTGGTTGAAAATGTTTGTGTTAACTGATTACCAATTTGTTCCTATATTTGTGTCTATACATTTTCAATTGTGATTACATTATTGTTAATTAAATTAATAATATTCTGTGGTAAGTTAATCTTATTATTTATTGTCTAGTCATAAATTGTTTGTTTGATATGTGTATATATTGTTGACTTTATTGTGTTTGTACTGTTTTCTAATATTGGTGTAATGATGGAATTATTTACAGTTGTAAATGGTATAGTATCCTTATTAACAGTTATCGATTGATTGACGACGGTTGTTGTATTAGTTTCATTACTACTTATAATAGGTACTGTAGTTGATGTATTATTTGTTGGGTCTGTGATAGTAACTTCTATACTATTGGTTTCAACTGTTGGATTTGTCAAGTCAGTTTGTTGTATGATTTCAGAAGTTAATAGGGGGATTGTGGTATTGTTCGTATTAATAGAGATGACAATACCATTTTGTGAAATATCGTTATACAATGTTTGTTCCTATACAGGGATGGTTTGTGATGTGTTTGAGAATTGTAAATTAACTTGTGTAATTTTGTTATAGTATCTAATACGTGTTAAGATATAACCTTCCAAAGTGAATGACGTGGTAAGTTTGAACGTTCTCATATTGTCATCGAATATATATTCACTCTGGTCTGTAATGTTATCGGGTGATAGAACTGTGAATACTTCTTCATTAATTACTTCTTTGATTGGTTCATCATCAGGTATTTCGATGGGGTACCGAACGACTATTTTTGACTGTGGAACATCAAAAGTTGCCAAGAACAAAGACACATAATATAACAATTGTGGTCGACTGTCAGTGTATAACGTAATGTTGATTGGTATTCTGACAAATGTTTTTTGGATGTACAGTGTATATTTTTGTAAGTCGACCTATTCAAAACCAGTAGTATTCCACTGATGGTTCAATGTACCACGATTAATTGTAAATTCTGACATATTATATATGAGGAATGGTGGATTGACTTTTTCCAGGAATTGTCGATATTTGTCAAGAGTGAAAAAATATTTACTAAAAAACTCCTAGTAACCAGAAAGAATAACTTTCTTTTCAGGAAGCATAAAGTTTTTACTTAAAAATTTTTGTACCTATTTAACCACGTATAGTATATTTTTACTTACTAAATTCCAATCGTTTAAAACTATTGTAGACATTTATGTCACCCCACATTTTGTTTGTAACAATACATTTTTAAGTTTACTAAAAACAGATTGTAAAACTATACATATTATTGATGTAAGTGTTTAAAAATATATAGAACTTACAATATATAAGAGTTAGGAGGTGTTTTATATGGGTGTGATAATTGGTGGAGGTTCTGATGTTGGTAATATTGATGAAACAAAACTTATGATTGAAGAGTTGAGAAAGTTAGTATTAATGTTACTGAACAAGTCAAACATTGATAGTCTTGTGATTGAATTTTTGATAAAGAAAGTAGGAGAATTATTAAATGTAAGTGTTGATGATCTCAATAAAGAGTTGGAAGAATATGTAAAAAGTCGGATTACAGAAATTCAACAACAAAAACCAAGTATTGTGATACCCACTAACTAATTGTTAGGTAAATGAATAAAATTTAAGGTGGGGATTTGATTACCCCACCTTTTTTGTTTTTGTTGTTGATTGTTATTTTTTTTGTTCTTCTTGTTTTGGTTGTGTTTGTTCAATATCAAAGTAATCGTATACAAATGTCACTTCAGTGTTTAAAATGTCACTGTTTTCATATGATAGTATTAGTTCATTCAAATTTGTTGGGAACTAACCATAGAATTTGACTACATAAAGTGGATCATATTTATCTATATTCTTTAATACTTGTACGTTGATGATTGATTTATATAGATCTGGCTATACATGATAACCTCTCCACGGGTTTATTATGTACGCAAACATCCATTTTAAGAAATATAACCTAACTGGTAAACCACGTAACTCTTGGAATGTTATCGTGAAAGTATCAAATGTTTTTCTATTTACTATTCTTTGTGTTTTCCATAATCCCAAGTCAATTGCACTTACTTCAATGTTTATATCTGGTAATGTTACACTTTTTGCAAGTAATGGTAACATGTTTTGATGGAATGTAATAGTAGTAGTAGTATTACTGTTATTGTTAGTACCAAAAAAATTGTTTGATATTTCGGTGAATGGTTTATTATTTTTATCATCATCTATAATATTACATACTTTTAAGTATTTGTTAATAAAACTATTTAGTTGTTCAAACAATTTACTATCACTTTTGAATTCTGTAAAACTAACTATAAACGCATTTGGTCTAAACACATCTGTAACAGTATAAGAAATGTTATTTTGATCACTATATACACTATTGATCAACATTTATATCACCACCCTGTTAGTTAATGATTCTAAATTTAGAACAATGGTGCATTTACTAGTTGATTGTTATTATCATACATATATGTAATAAACTCAAAGTACTCAAACCCAATTGTAATATCTCTATTGATCAGTTCGGTGCTTGAATAATCCATGGTTTGATGATTCAAGTTCTTTATAATTGGATTATACAGTGTTATTTTGAATATACGTGTACCAAGTGTTCCAGTAAAGTTGTTTGTATTATTACTTACAGTTGTTATTGCAGCTACATTATTTCTACTTGTGTTTGCTGTCGATAAATATGAATAATTTATATTGTTTACAGTAGTTGGTATCAATGGTGTTAAGAACTATTCAATATGGAATTTGATACTATAGTTGGGATTGTTTGGAACCTAAATTACCCAATTATAATAAGTTTCAATAAAATCTTTAAAGTTGAGGAACACATTTGAATTTGCATCTTCAACTATTGAAACTGTTATTTCATCACCAAGTGTGGGTTTAGACTACATTTTAGCGTTGAATGACAGATGGGGGATTTCTGTTGTTTCCAATGACATAGTTGGTAATGATATCGATTTGAGTCGTATCATTATTGAACTTGTAAACGAGTTGTTAAGTTTTGAAGTGAATGTATTATTATTTGATTCATTTACTACTTCACCACGTAAGATGAACGATATATCATTTGAATATGCAACAGGTAGTCTACTAAACAGTTTCTATTTGTTAAATGCGTCGTATGTACTAACATTGTATGTGTTAACACTATTTATTATACTGATTGCCATTCAAATCACCACCTCAATTAGATTAAACTAAGTTGTGCCAAATTTATTTTTTCAGTATTTGTAGTATCGATTTTGTACCAATCGTATGTAAATGTTACGGTAATTGTTGGTTCTAATTCATCAGTTGTGGAAAATGTTATTTCTGGTATTTCTGTTGGGAACTAACCATAGAATCTATAGATATATACTGGTACTGTGGTTATCTACGTGTTTGTTGGTGTGTTGTTAATAATATTTTCAATTGTTGATATATCAGTGGTATTTACATTATTATTATTTATTGTTACTGTATGTGTTACATCACTGCCCAAGAAGTTGTTAATAACGTAAACTGTAATATCACATTTGTAGGTACTTGCACTTTTGTAGACAAGATTGGTATAATCGAAAACTGATTTTAACATGTACTTTAGAAGATTTGTTCTGATTGTAAAGTTTTTATCATCAAAGAATGTGATTTGAAACGTATCAAAAGTCTGTTTAAGTTGGGCATGTTGTACTGATAACATCTAACCCTCAATAGATGTGGTATCGACTTTTCTTTCTGGGAGTGTAACAGATTTAACGTATTTGTTTATTGTGTTTTTTAAATTACCAGTCTTATCAATTATATTAACAAAATTTGTAAGGTCTACGAGAAAATATGTAGTTGTTGAAACACTTGGTGTACTTTTTGTACTTTGTAATAAATTGTTAATTAACATTTATATCACCTCTTGTTTCTTATTATAGTGATGGTGTTAATAGTTCTATATAATCGAATGTAAACCCAACATCACGTGTTACGATTTCAAATGTTGTGTAATCATATGTTGGATTGTTGATCGATTTGGGGAAGAAACCGTGAAGTTTAAATTTGAATATTATGTTGGTACTATCAAAACCATCTTTTCCATTATAACCTGTTGATTTTGTTACAGTATTCATTATTGTGTTATTAATTTTATATATACCGAATGTGATATTTACTTTGTAGTTATTTGCAATATTGTATTGTGCACCGTACACAGGTGTTTGATAATCCACTAGAAGTATTTGATCTAACCACGATTTAAAGAATTTGAATATGTTATTTTCTGCGTCTTCCACAAAATTGAATGTTATTTCGTTTGTGAATGAAACTTTGTTCTATATTTTTATATTCGAAAACTGTTGTGGTATTTCCGTTACTTCACAGGTAAATCCTGGGAATGTTATAGCGGTAGCACGTACAAATACATTTTGTAGTGTGGCTAACAATTTACTGTCATCAGTGATCTAAGAATTATCTTGATTATTTTGATTATTTTGAAACTTTTTCCACATTGTATCATTTTTTGCATAATTCATAAAATTGTTGGTTGTTTCTAACTCAATTACTTGGAAAATTGGATATGCTGTGTAATCGTATAACGTTTTATCAGTGGTTAATTTCCATCTTGTTAAGTCTGATAGTGCCATTTAAATTCACCCCCATTGAGATTGACAATTTATTATATTTGTTCATAATAATCATATCTGAATGTTACAGTTGTTGTTACATAACTTGTATTATTAAATTGTAATTCGTTTCCAAAGTTTACATTAACTGGAAATACGTTGTAGAAATTAATTGTAAAGTACTAGTCCACATCTTGACCATAGAATGTATCTTTATATTGTCCATATACTGACAAATCAAAAGTGTATTGGGTTCTATCATTAAGTTTCAAATAACCATTATAATAGTCAAATATTTGTAACAAATATGTTGTAAACAGACGGTAAATGTATAAACCTTCCAATTCAATAAATGTAAATCTTAACTCATGTTCTACTGTTTGATGTTTTGGTATTTGATACTTTCTACCAATAAAACTATACTCTTCTGTTTCTATATGAGGTGATGGAAGACCTTCGATACTGTTTACGAAAAAGAATATGAAATTTAAACGTGTGATAATATCGTTATCACTAACATAGTATGTCTCACGTTCATAATTTGGTTTATTTGCGGATAAAACCTAATTACTCATGATTTTTTGTAATAGTGTATTGAGGTTATTATTTAGGTTTTCCTCAAAATTAACCTTCCTAACCATAATTTTGAATGAATTAAAAAACTATACATCGTCCTATAGTTTATGAATCATATCATCATATTTTAGTAAATTATCCTTTTCTGACTACATTCATGTCACCTCTATAGTTAATCTCTTGGTGTTAAGAATACTTGAGTATATGCAAATTCTATTGTTGTATATACTAATTCAGTGTTGTTAACATTGAGTTGAGTATCAATAGAAATATTTTTTATGTACAAATTGTAGAAGGTGACTGTAAGATAGGGGGATATATCATTATTATTTGGTTTATATTTCTAACTAAATAATGTAACATCCAATTTAGTAAAGTAATTTGTCGGTTTGTGTATGATGTATTTATTGTTGAGTAAATTGTCCGTATTGGATATGTTTCTATCAACAATCAAATATTTTTTCTATGTTTTATAAATGTCAAAATTTTTTGTTTCTAAAAAAGTTACTGTGACTGTTGGATTTTCTATGGTTAAGACAGTTGGTATGTGGTACTCAGTTCCTGAATATGTAACAGTATTTGTTTCTAACTTCCATTGTGGTATCTAATTTTGAATTGATTGGTATCGTTCATTGAGTAGATTTATAAAATCCTGTGTTATTTTACCGTTTGATTCAAATTTCAAATAAAATTGATGTACTTTTTGTAATGAATATAAGTTAAACATCGACTATTTTACGAACTATAGTGTGTCTCTTACAACTTTATTACTATCATCTATAAATACAAACCCATCTTTATATTCCATTTATGTCACCTCATTTAAATTTTAAAATAAACTGTAAATTTCAACATATTATTATTGGATAGTATTTGTTAAATAAAGTATAAAGGGGGTTGAAATATGAAAATTTCTCGTATCGAACTTGAGAATATTACTGTATATGATAATGTTAGTGTTGAAATCCCTGATAATTACAACATCGTGTTATTAAACAGTAATGATACTAACATTACAAACGGTTCTGGTAAAACTTCAATTGTCTATAGTATATTGTCAACGTTAAATATAATAAAATCGTTTAAAAGTTTGAAACGTATTGGTTCGGAAGGTGATTCCAAGATTTCTGTCACATTTAAAAAAGATGATACACATACGTATACTATAACAAGAATATTTGATAGTCGAAAATCTGATGTAACAATTCAACCAGATATTTTTAATATTAGAATAAAAGATAAAATTGACTATTTTGTAGAGAGTATTATAAAAGATATTAATAAGATATATTCACTTACACATGTATTTATTCCGAACAAAGAACAAATATATGACTTATCATCAGTTCAAATTTTTAGAATTATTGAGAAAATCATTTATAATAAAGATTTGGAAGAGTATATTAAGGAAATTAAAAATCAACAATCAACATTACAGACACAACAATCGAAATTAATGTCTGAAATTGAAACGTTGAAATCTTCTAAAAATAAGTTTGAGAGTTTATTAAAAAATATTCAACAACAGTTTTCAGTTGAAACAATCCAAAGAAAGGTTAATGAACTTAATAAGTATATGAACGATTTAAATGAATTAAAAAAGTACTTTAATCCTGAATTGGAGATAGATTTCAATGGTAAAAGTAATGAAATTACACAATTTGTTACAACAATGGAAACATCTATAAAACATGAAATAAATGAAACGGAAAAAAAGTTATTAGAATTGAAAACTTCGGAACAAACTCACGAAAAAAAGATAAAAGAACTAAATCATTTAAAGGAACTACAAAAATGTCCCACTTGTTATAGACCAATCACAAAAGGTGATGTTGATGTTTATACGCAATTAATAAACGACGAAATTGAAGTCTTATTGAAAACATCAAATCAACGGAAACAAATAGAACAACAGTATAATGAGTTGAAAACGAAATTGAGCAAGATACAAGAATTTAAACAATTACATAACCGTGCCAGAGATGTATGGAAAATGATAAATGAACAAATCGAACAAAATGATAACCAAGTTAAACAAATCGAAGAAAACATAAAACAAATTGAACAACAAATCACTGAGAAAAACAAACTTGTTGAAGAATTAGATACAAAATTAAAACATATAAATCTGATAATTGAACTACTAAATGTCAAGTCACCAGTACGAAAAAATTTCTTATCACAATATATCAGTAAAATGAATAGTATTGCTAAATCATATAGTTCATATGTGTTGAATAAAAATGAAGAGTTTGAAATTGTATACGATGATGAAAGTATCTCGTTCGGTATTATCAGGGATGGTGTGTTCATACCGTATCAACTATTATCAAATGGTGAACGTAAGAAAGTATCAATTATCTTTATTCTTACAATTCTTACAATCTTAAATATATTCAAAACAGCACCTGAACTCAAAGTATTAATTTTTGATGATTTCTTTAATGGTGTTGATGGTTCAAATGTTTTGAAAATTTTACAATTACTTTATGACTTTGCAAAACAATATGACTATCAGGTAATAATCAGTAACAACAATATTCAGGAAATTCCATTTGAATACGTAAATGTTCAAATTAAGAAAGACTATGATACCAATCTCTCTACAATAGAAGTGTCTGTTGTAAATTAAATTTGTTATGTAAATATGAAAAGAGGGTGGAACTAACCACTCTCTGTTTTTATTATTTTTATAGTTTATATTGTATTATGTAAATGCTACATGATGATTACCACACTCAAGTGACTATCCACCACCTGGGTCTCTTGGAGTAATTACTACTTGGTCTACTGTAGAATCATACCAACTAAGGTTAGAACTTAGGTTACTAGATTGATGACCTGAATAATGAGGTATATAATCAGACGAATTATAGGACGAATTATAACCTGAATAATGAGGTATATAATCAGACGAATTATAGGACGAATTATGACCTGAATAATGAGATACATAATGAGTACCACAATATGTAATTTTATTCTAACTATAGTACGTACCATGGTTACTACTTTTATGTCCAGTATCAACACTATTCTGATATGTAATATGTTTAGAACTGTTTACATTTGTTTTATTTGTACTATTATGTGGATTATATGCACTCTAATAATATGATAGATGATGAGAACTATCTACACCAGATTTATAACCAGAATTATAACCTGTCTGGATTGCATTATCGTAATTGTATAAATGCTATGAATTTTGAGTAACATTTTGACTATAATAATAAGTAACATGATGACTACTGAGATTGTTTGTATACTATGATGAATACTGAGTCTGTTTGTGACCATAGTAATGAGTTTTACAGTAGTTATCGTATAAATAGTCCATGTTAGTTTTTATTTGATTAATATCGTCAACAGATATTATTTTACCAGTAGTAATGATATTCCGAAAATCATATTGTATAGTATATGATGTACAATTATAGGTTGGATTTCCAAAGTCTCGTTTTTTCCACTATTGTTCAAGTGGTTGAAGTATGTTTGAGTTTAACCATTGGAATGTAATGATATTGTTTTGATTGACAGACATACAATTCTCACCCACTTTAGTAGATGGTTAATAAATGTTACCAGTCAGTTTATAACACTCATAAAATGTTGATTATAAACTGTATAATTATGTGTTAATTGTTTACTTGTATCATATGAACTATCATCACCTATATAATATGTTGAATTATATCCACTATATGTTCCACTATTATGTGTACTATTTTGAGTTGTATTATTTGTAATAACATGTGTACTCATGTATGTACTTTTATCACCCGTAACATATGATGTCAAGTGTGAGGTCTGATTTGAGTTGTCATAACCTGAATGGAACCCAGTATGATTGGGGTTGTAATGATTTACATAATGAGTTTGTTGATGTCCTGTATAGTGTGGAACTGCTTGGTTTGTTAAATAATCATTTGTATTTTGACTAACATAATGTATATAACAAACTCTATTTAATAAAGTTTGTACATTTGTTTCTATTTCATTTATCTGCTACTATGTGATAACAGTATTTCTACTTATAGATTGTTGCCATGAGAAACCCATTGTTGTATCACCACCATATTCTTACAACTAAAGTGGTTATTTTTAAATTAAGATTAAATCAAACAATTACACACAAATAGTTTCAAAGAATTTCAAAACTGTATAATAATAGTTATCGATTACAAAATCCCTCATTTGTTTTCTAAAATCATCATCACACTAATTAAGTTTTTCAGGAACAGTAGTTGTAATAAAATGTTCATCAGTTTCAACTGGTGATTGATATATCTAATATAATGAATATTTTTTATAATCAGAATAATCGGTATAGTTATGTGTATTAAGATTGTGTATGATTGGGACACAACCATTTACCATCTAATCCAACGTTGCAATTGATGATAATTCTGATTGTGGGTGTGTGTAATAAAATTTAGATATACTATAATAATAGTCAATGTTATCAATCAAAGAATCATGTGGTTTGTAAATAATGTTACTATTTTTGTACTATTCAACAATTTGAGTAACTTCTTCAAGTATATGTTTTGTGTTATCAGACCTTATATCTTTTAAATATCGTATTATCTATGTTTTCTCATTGTCACAGATATATTGTAATAATAACTTAAGTGTATGTGGTTGAACTGATTTCTGAATATAAAAATCGATTAATCTTTCATGTGTTGGTACAAGTTGTTTGTTAACATTATCTGGATCTATTGGAAATGGTACATACGTACAATCATAAAATTGATTCTCCAAACATAGTTGATATGTTGCCATTACCGGTGTTGTAAACTTAACATTAAAATTTTCCACAAATGGTCTTATTAAGTCTTGAAAATTCACCGATTTAAACAAATTACTACTTGTTGAGTGATAGTGATAATATATTGGTACAAGTTTGTAATCTGGTATTAACCTGAGTATTTTCAAAAATCTATTGTCTAAACCAACTTCATTGATGAATATTAATTTAATGTTATATGTTAACAGTTGTTTATAAAGATCATAAACAGTTTGTTCAGACAAACCTTGTTCAAAAATGTGTATAAGGTTGTAACTATGATAAAATCGATCCAATACAGAACTCATAATTTTTATATATCTTTTGGTTGAAATTTCAATACCACCACCATAACTAAGACCAATGAATATAAACGTTGGTGAGTTTTTATCTATATTAGATAAGATCTTTTTAACATCAAAATTGTGTTGTTGAAGTAAGTTAATATCTATCTGTAACATCATAAAAATATCATACCTCCTTGAAAAAAATTTTACGTTCATAATCCGTAAATATTGGTATACTATCAACATTTTGAATACTTGTTAATTCTTTAAATTGTTGTATTTTTTGGTGAATAACATCTTCCTTTGATTTTAACAACTTTACAAATTTAGGATTTTCTTGAATAAATTTCATGATTAAATCCATTGAATAATTATTGTTAAGTTGTGGTATAAATCCAAGTTCCGATAATGTGTATATGATACCAATATTTTTAAAATATTCCTACATACAGGTGGTTGGTATTGGTACGGTTGGTTCTGCAAAGTTCTCATACTGTGATGCAGGACAAAGTCCACTACAAGTATTTCGGAGTATACATGTTTGACAATATGGTTGGTTCGTTACATTGTATGTTTTAAGTAACATATAATATTCAAAATTATATGGTTCAATATCAAGTGAGTAATTGTTATCACTGATTATGAATTTGAAACCGACTTGATTTTTATAGTTGTTTCTATGACATGGTGATACTGTTAATTCCTATACGGATAGTTGTAATGTTGTTTGTAATGAACATCCAACACCACGATATATTTTTGTAAATGGACTATTCAAAATATTCCACTATTGTTGAAATCGTTCTCTTTGTTTCATATCATTTTCATCCACAACAATTGTATTTCCCACATACCCAAACACTTTATGTGCAAATATTGTTAGAAATCTGACAAATGTTCCCAACTCAACCTATTGACGTGGTAACCATTCAACATTACGTACTTCCAATAGATACAAACTAAATGGGTTAATACCATACTTGTAAAACATTTTTTGGAACCAGATAAAGTTATCCATCCAATATTCAATCTTGTTAGAGTAAACCATTGGATGGAATCCCATATGATATTGTTTCTATAATCGAAACATTTTGTCAACATATTCTTCTGATTTTTTATCACGTTGTAGTACATGTTCAATTAAACTTGGTCTGTTATGTAATTCTAACAATCCATCAAATGACAATGAATAAAACAAACCAATTCCAATGTTACGGAATTTTTCAATATATGATATCTATTTTTCGGTTAAACTATCTGAACTAATCCATGTACCATTTGTTGGAATTACAATTTCAAATGGTTTGTACTCTATTGGGAGTTTAGAATAGTGTTCATACAATATATCAAGTGTGAGTAAACCATATTTATTAAATATCGTGTCTCCACCAAACAGGTCAATTGATATTGGTGTCATTTTGTTAATTTCTAAGAACTTTAAAAACTTTCGTAAATTTTCTTCATATTGTGTATAACTAAATGGATACAATTTGGTTTCATCATATTTACCACTTTTTCGACTAAATCTATCCAAGTAACAGTACGTACATGTTGTAGAACAGTTTGTACCAAAATTTAGTTCAAGTGCACTTTGAACAACTACTTGATTTGGTAGTAATTTTTCTAATTCCATTCTTGAAAATTCAGGGTGTTCTTTTCTGAGTTTGTATATTAATCTCCACTACTTAAAATATGTATCGTTTAAATAGTTACTGATTATTTGTTTACTTGACTGTTTATATTCATCACTTGTATCTGTAATTTGGACTTCCACAATCACATATATCAACCCCTTCTTACAATTGTTTTCATTTCATCCAATGCATATTTGAAGATTTTTCTAAACTATCCATACTACCATATATTAATTATTGATTGTGGTTGAGTATGTAGTGTACCTGTTAGTGCTATTGAATTAAATGGACATGCAAATCTTGATGTTAAAAACAACTACTAAATTTGTAAATATGTTTTATCTTCAAGAAGGAGTTTGTCAACATTTGAATTACCATACTTGGCAGTAAATAATAGTTGTGTCTATATTGTATCTTTTCTCATACGTAAGTAATCGTGATAACTACGTATTACATACAATAATCTCTATTCTTCAAACTCATAATTAGGACTATTAATGTTGGGTGTCAGTATCTAATATTGTTTTATAAAGTCTCGTTGTTTTAATTGATACTATGGTGTGTCAAGGAAGATTTTGAGATACTCTGGATTTGAGAAGAAAAATGTGGAATGACAGATACTTATTTGACCATCTGGAGAGAGTCCAATCATTGTGTCACCCTAAGAACAAGAGAGTGCTGAATTGTTTCTTGTTCGTGGGGTATCAATATTAACAAGTGTGTTACTAAGTAATTGTACAAGATCATGTACATATGGTACTACAAATACAAATGTACTATTATGAGATTGTGTATATGGAACAACTTCATCGTGTAACATCTGTATTAGTTTCTAAAAATTCACACCATCTTCAGGTGTATAACTTCCAGGAACTGCTAATGTGAGTGATGTTCCTGTCTGAATTGAAACATTCTTATTAACATCTAAAAACAACGATGTAATATACTCAAACAATTTATGTGTTTCAAGTAATTTTTCTGGAGTTGATAATAACCATTTAATGTCTTCACCATCAATTGTTGGTTTATAGTTGTGTGATATTCGGATATTTTTGAATTCATGTGTTTTATAATATTCCGATAATTTTTGCAGAGTTTCAAGTATTAAATCAAAAGAACCAATCTCATGGTTTTCATCACCGGTAATCAAAATACGATTTTTATCATTAATTTCCTTAATACCATCTAAACTCAATTGTATACCAATATTAATGTGTCTATTTAACTTAACCTACAATTCATCAACATGTTCTAGAAATGTGATTAGTGTATGAATATTTCTAATTAAATTTGTAGATAATGAAAATGTGTGTAGTTTGGGAAACTCGTTGAGTAGTGTTTCAAAAAAGTTATATTTAATAAACACTGGTATTAATATTGTTGGTTCTGTACCCCATAATGAGTACGACTCAAGTTTATCTTTATCATATATTGTTTTTAGATAATCAACGAATGTTCCATTTTTGATTGACTCAATGATCAATTGATTTGTTTTTGTCTATGATGAAAGTTTGGGAATATAACAATACTTACACTATAGGTTACAAACCTAACTACTTTCGTGTTCAATCTATACAAATTTCAAACTATCAATATTTCTTGACTTCGTTACAGACTGTTTTATTACATTTGACATTATTATCACATCCTTCTATGTTGACAATTTGGAGTATATGATTGTATCATTGTTCTGTTTGTTTTAACATTTCTTCTGATTTTTGTTGTAATAACAGGTCTGGTTGTTCACCATTCTCAAGTTTTTGATAAAGTATATCTAACATATGTGGTGCAATATCCAATCCTGCCGGACGGAAGGAATTCCACTTCTTTAAATTCTCTCCCTATTCCCTCATAAGGTAAATTATTTCCACAAAACTGTAAAAATTATCAATTATTTCAGTTATTTGGTTAATCATATTTTGTAGTTTTTGTTTCTCCCCACTCAATGTCTTATCATCAAGTAATTGTGTCCAATTATATAGAAAATGTAATAACAATCTAATTTGTGATTTTTGTTTATCATTCGTTTTGTTATAATATACAAAATTTTTCAGTCGTTCAAGAAATCCCAATAATGTATTATTAAACCATGATACATTTAAACTCTGGTTTGTGAATTTGAAATCACTTGAAACCTTACCATTGATGATATCGATTATACGATTTTTTTCTATCTGTATAAAATCAGTAATGGTTCTTAATGGTATACCACTCATGTGATTCAAGAAATTCGGATTAAAACTCATATCTTGGAAGAATTGTAACTATTCATTTGTAACATACATAATATCATTAATATCCTGTGTTCTTTTATCCATGGATTCTTGTTGACAAACATTCGTCATAATCAATCTCCTCCCCTATAAAATGTAATTGTTTTATATACTCTGCTATTGTAAGTTTCAGTAAATCACATCATATACAGATACAAGTTTATAGTGTTATTTAACTTTAATCCATATACGACCATTAACTTTTACGTTATTTTCACCCCAAGTTTCATACATGGGTATTTCATCAACGATACCTATTAATCTTTCTGGGAAGAGTATTTTTTCCCACCATTTCATTTTTCGAACAGTTCCATCCTTCTACTAACAAACCTAATCCCCAACTTTTAGTTTACCAGAGAAGTGCTATAAGACACGTCCTGATATCTATATTGGTACTTGTCCTTTTTTGATTTTCTTTGATTTGGAATCTAATCCTAATATAATACCATATGTATCTGACACAATACCAACTGCATATTTGTGATACTTTTTTGTTAACTTACCAGTTTGTTCATTCATAAACTATACATAACCAGGTTCTATTGTTGTTTCCTAATCACGAAGTTCTGCAAGGTCATTCCAAACTGCATTGTACACTTTAGAACCATATATAGCACCGTTTATATCAATCTTAGCCATTTGTGTACCCTCTTTCCAAAATTCTACAATGTTGATTGGTTCTTGTGTTGTCTAATTACCGGCATTCTAATCAATTATTAGTCGTGAACCAGTCCGTATGATAACTTGTTCTCCGGATGTACTATTAAGATCTTTTTCAACACCTATTATTAGTGTCCCGTTATTATTAGAACCACTTGATATATCATATGATGATGAATATTCACTTACATCCTAATAATATTTAATGAACTAATAATCAGTACCCGGATTATTTTTATTGTTCCAATGAATACCTTTTCCAGAAACAGTTTCTGAGAAAACTAAATCACCAGTTAGTTGCTATATCTTATCTGATGTAATCTAATTATTATTGATATGCCATGTTTGGATCTAATTACTATCAATATGCCATGAATGGATTGATTGATCCTAAATCTTATCCGATGTGACTTGATAGTTACCAATTCTAGAAGCAGTAACCTAACCAGCTGCAAGTTTCTATGTTGTAATCTAACCATCAGTAAGTTTCTATGTTGATATTGTATTATCGAGAATCTAACTACCATTTATTGAATTGACAGGAAATTGGGCAGTACCCGTAACAACTAATCCAGACTATGTTAAGGTTCCATTTATAGTAAACTAAGAGTTAGTTATTTGATTTAGTTGTTGTTCAATGTTAACAATTTTTGTTAATAGATCTTTTATTTCTTTTTGGGAAAGGAAGTTTTCAATATTTGATGTTGATTTGGTAATCATTTATATAAACCCCCTTATTATAAAATTAATACGTTATAAAAGCCGTTTGAATTTCGTCTTTGTAAATCTTTTCCCAGTGTAATACTTGTAAATACATTTGTATTGAGATTTGTTGGATTCGTATAATAATTTTTCACTAATGTAAGATTCTTGTATAATGCATTCTATATAGTAATTGGTCTAAATACAAAACTCTATAATTTATAACTACTAATTAGTTGTTTAGAATCAATAACACCACCAAGTATTAAATCTCCGTCGGTATAGTTCATATTAGATAAATATCTAAATGTCCACATAACATCATCTACAGTTGATTTAATTTGAATGTTTGTTTGTAAGATCTGATTGTTTGATAGTATTACAATAGTTGTTAAGGTTTTTGTGGTGTTAGAATATGTAACGATAACCAAGTGTTTTTTGAATAGGAAGTCATTTAACTATATAGTCACTGGTGAGGTAGATGTGACAATAACGTTTTCACCAGAATAGTGTTGAAATTGACTCATTAAAGTGAGAGTAATTTGTGTATTTGTAACTAATAGATTATCTATATTAATATTATATGGTACGAATAGATTATTAGATGTTACCAACAATTGAGACACATAAAACTATAAACTTTTTACGAAATCCATTGCATCAGAATTATATTCTTTTATATTTTTTATATTTGCTGGATTAAGGGTTCCCAAACTAAACAGTGTGAATGTTTTTGGGTTCGATAACAATGTTTGTGTATCGGAGTTAAAGGGTATATATTCAAAGGTGATTGTCCAATCTTGATTCTATCTTAAGTCAAACTGATTATTTAGGTTAAAAATTGGAAATGGATAATCGGATTTTTGTACATAGACTGGAAGTGGTAAAAATTCCGTCTATGTTGTATTCTATTCAAATTTTGGTAACTATGCATAAAGTGTGTAACCCCCTGGTAGATTTTGAAATTCTATACCCAAACCACCGGTTGTTACTTGTGTTATAGTAGGTGTTACTGTCCACGTAAAATATTTCCAATTGGTATCGATGGTAATTGTTTTAATTTGATCACCATTTGGTAAAGCTTGGTTAGTAGATGCATTATTAACGTAAAATCGTACATTTCCAGTCCATTGTGTATCACCACGTAACCAAATACCCATTGTATATTGTGCCAGTACACTCTAGTTTTGAGTTGGATATTGATTTTCTACAATTTGTGGATATGCAATCCAGAATTCTTGACCGTCCGGGACGTTTACAAATTCAATACCATATTTTTGATTGGAATATGTTTGAGAAGGTGTAAATAACAGTTCAACTCTCGTCCATTCGTTTGCTCTGAGATTGTATGTTCGTGTTACTTGAACGTTAACGGAATTATAAGTATGAACACTGGTAAAGTAAACCCTAAACGGTTGTACAAGATCTGTGTTCGTTTTAACATAAAAACTAACTATATATGTGGTTCCTGCATTAATAGTTACTGTTGGTAAATAGTTATAAATATATGTGTGACCATTCACATCACGTCTGGCTCTACCATAAAAAACTTTCCCCCAAACCGGATCGTCGTATTGTGTTGTGGAGTACCAGTATGTTGTCTGATTCCAATGGTCCCATTTACTCCAATCCTGACTTGCCCCAGGTTCCCATTGGTCTATCAAGTTTGTTACACCCTACTGACTCATTGTATATATGGCGCCAGGTACAAACGTATACGGATAATAATCATACAAATATTTATTGTATTCATTACCTGCAACACCCTTAAATACTTTTCCAAAAACTGGATCGTCGTACTGTATGTTGGTGTTCCAATACAATGTATTACCCCAATGTGACCATTTACTCCAATCTTGACCTGGGTATTTGTCTTCTACAATTTGTGGATATGCAATCCAGAACTCTTGACCGTCTGGGACATTTGTAAATCGAACACCATATTGTATGTTGGAAGATACGTTGGGTGTAAGTGGTAGTTCAACTTTTATCCATTCATTTGCTCTGAGATTGTATGTTCGTGTGGCAGTTGCAACGACAGTGTTACTATAATCTGGGGTAAGGTAGGCCAGAAATGACTGTGTGCGGTCCGTGTTCGTTTTGATGTAAAAACTAAGAATATATGTTACACCTGCATTAACAGGTATGTTTGATGAATAGTTGTAAATATATGTATTGCCCCACGCATCACGTTTAGCTCTACCATAAAAAACCTTGCCCCAAACTGGATCGTCGTATTGAGTGGTGGAATACCAGTATGCTCCATTATTCCAATGGTTCCACATACTCCAATCTTGACTCGCCCCAGGCTCAAACTGCTCTATTAAGTTTGTCGTAGGGCCATCGATAGATATTGTTTTGCTTTTTATAAGTCTTGGCTTGCCTGCATCCACCAAGGGACCTGCTGGTAAGTATGCCACACTGTTTCTTGTGAATGTATAGCCTGGCTGTGGAAGAAATGTATAGAGCTTGGACAAAGTAGAGGAAGCTGTCTCAACCCAGTCGATGCCGAAAAAGTATCTGGCAATGCTTTCTTTGCCGTTGCCTTCTTTCACTCTTGGTATGCTGATTTTTAGGTACCGATTTTCGTTGTCGACATCGAATGTACTTGGCGGCAACAAGCTGCCTACAATATTTGCTCCACCGGAAGCTTCAGGCATCACAGGTCTGGTCAAATCGTTTGCGACAGTAGTGGCAAGTGAGAATACATGAGCGAACCGGAAGGTTGTAGTGCACAGCCCTTTCTTTATTGCGTGCTGCACTTCGGTCAATAGCACATCGGTTGAGTTAAAGTTTGTGTCATGTAGCGTTACCTTAACCACACCGCCAACTGTTAGGAATGGGGCAAATTGGGAAAGCTCTACCTCGCCGGTGATTCGCGCGCCTCTAAGCCTCAGAACAGCTTGTGCTGTCTTTTGCATTGCGCCTTGCTCTATAAATATTGCATCGATGCTTTGTTCCACGAAAATTTCATTGTCTGGATCGTTAACCTTGTACTCCGCAGTATTCTTGCCACTTTCAAGCAACGGCTTCACACGCATTCTTACTTCAGCAATGGAAAGATTAAGCCCTGTGTTGTTTTGTATCTTTAACCAGACGCCTTGCGCTTTGATTTGGTAATCCAGTACCTTTATCATCCCCCAATCGCCCAAACTGACATTAAACGGAACAGGAGTTGAAAAGTTACTGCCAAAATCGATGGCGACAATTTTCTTTCCACCAGCTATATATATCTTGCCACCATCGTTTTTTGTTTCCACAGAGTATGTAAACACCGTCAGTACAAGCTGCTGTTCTGGGTCGTAACCAACCCTCCCAAAATCAATATCGGTACTTGATACAGAGCCTGCAGGTAGCATTATCCCGTTGTTTGGTGCAAATTTGCCATCTTTGTCGACAAAGGACTTGTACCACCAATCGTCAACTGCTTGCGGTGGATTGTATTTGTCAACATAGGTATCTACGCTGACAGTCACAGAGTTTGTAACATCCACCGGCTGCTCTAAATTAAACTTGTTTATTGTATTTGTAGTTGCAAAAGATACAGCATTTGTGGTGGAAGGTTCTGCGTAGCTTGCATCCCCCATGAATACAAAAATCAGCTCATTGGTGAGAGCTCTGTAGTTGAAATAACCGCCAGTGCCGGAAACTATCTTGTTTAGGGCATCAAGATAAGTTTTTGCATCGGTGTTTATTAGTGCCTTGCTGGTTGGTGTGTCCGGAATGAAAGTCAGTGCGATGACGGTGCCGAAATCACTTTCTATCTTGCCTTTAACATCATTCCAAATTGTTTGCACAATTTCTTTCGCCGTCTTATTGGCAAAGCTCAGGGCTTTCTTGTACCTTTTGCGTGCAAGGTAATAGAGAATGTCGTAAGCTTCTATTGCCGCTTTCAAACCTTCGTCCTTAACTGTGTGCGCATAGCCTCTAAAAATCGTATATGTCGTGCTATTGGCTGTTACGCTGATTCGAATTGGGAATTTGGTTGTCAAGAATGTGCGTGAAGAGCCTGTAACAACAGGCTCATTGAAAGGAGCCCCCACCTTTGCGGGTGAGAACTCCCCATTGATGTTGCTCAGGCTGATGCCGACTTTGTTCATCGGGCTGTTCCCGTCGTACGTGAGCTGTTCGAAAATTTCTATTGCCTCTACATAGCTGGTTATGTCTTTCCAAGCGCCATCTTTGTATTTCATCTCTACTTTGAAGGCCTTGTCTGCAAGATAGACGGACTTGAGGTTGTCATTGCTTACATCAGTAATTGCAAACATCCAATCACCTCACTTGCCTACTGACAAGCCAAGTTCCTTAAGTGAGTCTATTATAAGCCGCTTTAACTCTTCTTTGTCGGCTATAACCATGTCCTCGAAACTTACCGTGATGTAATTGTTGTATGTAACGTTTTCCGCCTTGCTTGTTACACCGACACTACCGCTTCCACCGCTTGATGCTCCAAGCGTTGTGCTGCCAAAGATTTCCTCAGCTTGTTTGAGTATATCTTCCAACGATTCTTCTTGCAACTTTTGCAAAGTAGACAGTTTTATGCCAAGCCAACCAAGCGCGCTGTTTATCACGCCAATCACGAAATTGAACACATCAATTATGGCGTTCGCAATTTTTGTAACCACCATCAAGACAATCTTGCCGACAATAAAAACTACCTTGCCCGCGATTCTGACCGCATCTAAAACTGGCTGGAGCACAATCATCAGCATTTTCAACACTGCGCCAAATATCTGCACTATTGGCACTAACGCTGCGCCAATATATCGGCCTATGTCACGCCAAACTTGTATAAGCGGCTGCATTGCATCATCGATAAATGGCTTGAGGACCTCTGTTGCCGCTTGGATGATTGTATTAACTGGTGAAAACGCAGCTTGCACGCTTTCAAGGCTGTAAACGAACGTGATAAGATTCTTCACAATACCTGGCAATGCCCCTCCAAGCATTCCGAAAACATTGTCAACCGCAGCGAAAAGAGAGCCAACCGCAGGCAAGTTTTCGAACATGCCAAACGGGCGGAAATTCTGTAACTGGTTCAAAAAGCTTATCAATTTGTCACCTATCGTTTCGGTCCTGCCTTCGCCACCAGCTATTCCACCAGGCTGGGCCGGATAGATGTACATACTGCGATACTGTTGCAACATCTCATCAGAAACAAGCTTATCTGCCCAGTTACCAAAACTTAAAACAATATCAGCTATCTCACCAAGCCCGGGTATGCCTAAATCAGACAATTTGTACTTCTTAATCTCATCCTGTGTCTCTACAGTGTGTTTGAGCTCACTCCCCCGCAGGTTCTTGAAAAACGGTAAAATCATATTAGCAAACGTCGCACCAGCTTCTTGACCTAAGAATAAACTTGCAATAGCCCCAATGAGAGTTTCTTTGACATTCGCGGTGATTTCTGTTACTCTTTTTCCTTGAGCTGTAGTTGCAGTCTCAGTTACAGGCCCGCCCGGTGCTTTTTCTATCTCCTTCCTAATCCCGAATACTTGATTGCTGATTTCATCTAAGTCCGCACTAATTTTCTTGAGCACATCAACGCCATCGCCAATAAAGCCAAGAGCGTTCTTTGCAGTCCCACCTAAGGCATCGTAAACATTCCTATAAGCTTGGGCAATGTCTTTTGCGGACGTCTCACTACTAAACGCCTTGAAAATAGAATCGATTTCCAACTCTTCTGCAGTTTCACTAATAATTGAACTTAGCTTCCCGATTGTGTCACCTAAATCCTCGATGGCATCCGCGAGCGTTCTTTGAAGAGATAACGAGAAACCGGAAGCGGATGCGAAACCGGTTACTAATTTAAAATCAACTGCGCCGCCTTCACTATATCCGCGCTTTCTTATCTTTTCGAGAGCTGCTATTGTGCCGGGATATTTCCTCACCATCCATTGCGGTATTACATACTCCCCTTTGTGCACAATACCGGCTGGTTCGAACTTACCGCCATCGCCGGTGTAACCGCCTGTGGCATATTTAGCCTGCATATTCCTTATACTGTACAACAGATTTTCGTGTATAGTGCGCAGCTCTTCTGGGTTCAAGCTCTTCACGTTAAGTAGTTCTGTTTCTACTAACGTTTCTATGAATTTTTTGTAGTTTGCTATAGCTGTGTCAACTTCTCTTTTAAATCCATTCGGATCATTTAGATATTTCGTCAATTCACTTGTCCTTTTGCTAATATCCGTTATATTTTGTAATTCTTTAAGCTTGCGCATGACAACATAATACGGCAAGAACTCCAAGTTAATTTGCGCGGCAGAAAGAAAATCTTTAACGGAATCAGCACTGAATTTATTTTCCGCCGCAGCTTTGATTTTGGTTCTAAACCAATCGGGGATTTCACCTCGCATATTCAAAAGAGATGTGGGGTCGGCGGCTGCCAAAGGGTTAAGAATATCGTCCAAACCAGGGGTGTACCACAAATCAACCCTGGACATAACCTCTTTAAATTCCTGCGGCCTTTTGGTGACATTGTTTACAAACGACTTTACAGCGTCTGAAGATATGTACCCCGGCTTGCTGGCTGAGCGCAACACAAAGAACTCCACGGCTTGTTTTAAATACCCGGGCAACGAATCACTGTCTTTGAAAAAGTACTCAGTAAACTCTCCGAGACCGCTATATCGTTTATCTTTTCCCTTTTTCGCTTTTATCTGATTTTCTACCGCTTGGAAATACGTACGATATTCCGAATACTTTCCAGACACACCTTTGGGTATTGCAAGCGTGGCATTTAACTTTTCTTGTACCTTTTTCGCTCGTTCTTCGATTTGTTGCTTTGCTTTGTCAACACTGTCAGCAAAATTAAGCACAAAACTGATACCCAACCCTATCGTAACGCCAATCAAACCACCTGGGCCACCACCGACGGCAAAGCCAATTAAAGCACCGCCAAGCGCCATAGCCCAAACATTTTTGAGAACATTTAAAATCGCTTTGGCAATTTCTTCTCCCTTTTCAATAACAAACTTGGCAATTTCCTCCACAATAAAGGTAATAGCTACTCCGACGGTGAAGCCCAGACCAACGCTATGTGTCGTAACCGCCACTATTCCACCACTAAGAGCTCCAGCAAGCGAAGCAATCATTTTAAGTTTTGTCTTTTCATCTACGCTGTCAAAAGCGATCTCTAACGCCTTGAGTGTCACCTTAGACACCGTAATCGGGGCTTGTAGAAGGATAGTTATTGCGTTGCTCAAAGATTGTGTCATGTTTTTGACCATAGTTTCGAAGTTCTTGAAGTCCTGTTCTTTGATATACTTTTTAAACTCTGGCAGCTGTTGGGTGTAGGGCAGGTTAAACTTGTACAGCGAAATAGCTGTAAATTGGTCACTGAGTGCTGATGTAATCTGGTCTACAATCCCCCACCATGCAGCGCCCAATTCGATCGTCAAACCTGGAATTATTAATTTCAACTGCCCTAAACGCGATTTGATGTTTTCAATGTCTTTTATATCACCTTCACTAAACTCTATTGTCCCAAGCTTTCGTGTCTTCTTGAATTGCTCCCACATCTTTTGGTCGTTTGTAACCCGGAAGAGCTCCAAAACGACGTTGAGCCAGTCGTATATCCGTGTAAGCAGTTCCACAGCTACATCCAAGCCGAATGACGTGAAACTGATAGCTGACGTAATAGAGTCTTTGAGGACATCGTGCAAAGCTTGTCTGAGCACTGACAAATCTGCCTTTCTCAGCCCTTCTGCTATGCCTTTAATCCAAGCTCCGCCGACTTCAATGAATACCGCAAACAAGTTGGCTGTCGATTCACCGAATGTTTTCCCAATGTCCTCAACCGTGCCTTTAAATTCCTTGAATTTTTCAAACTCTTCAGTGCCGGGAATAAGTGCGTTTTTCAGCACGGTAGCAAAACCTTTTGCGGCAGCTTTTAGAACTTCGGTTTTTGTTTTTACAATATCAAACATTACTTCGAATATCTTCGTAAACAGCACAACCATTTTGTCCTGATTCTTTTTCAGCGCGGCTTCAAACTGCACAATAACATCATCGATTAACGTCAGAGCAAACACCAGTATGTCGATGAGGCCTCCTATTGCGGTTGGTAAGTAATCCCTCAATGTTTGGATAACACCGCCCCACTTGGACATAACATCCTCTTTTTTGAATTGCTTCGGCCCATCACCTGTCATGGCCTCTACAAAAGCCTTTGCAAAAATTGGGAAGGCTGTAAGTAGGAGCTTTATAGTCTTGCCTGCGAATATCACAACATTTGTCATTAGTTGGGTAAGTGTTTTCTCAAGTTTTGTTTGCATTTGCGGATTTTCGAGGTATTTAACAATTTCATCAAGCCCTTCACTCAGCGCAGGCAATATCGTGTTTAACACTTCTGCAACAAACTCAGTGCCACGTATCGCAAACTTTAGTGAATTGACAAAGAAGTTTTTAACGGCTTCTCCCAAGGCATCTCTGTACTTTTTCGTTTCTGGCGATTCATACCACTCAGCTAATTGCTTCATGCCTTCAAAGGCACCAGCCATCAAATTACCAGCGATGGTGAAACCGATTATTGCAGCATCCACAAACGCAATTCCGATCTTCTTGAGAAATTGCGCTGTATCGCTCTGTATGTCTTTGAAAAGTTCATCGTACTCACCTTTGAGCATCTTATCGATAATGCCATTCAATCCGCTAATGAGTCCATCAAGTATTTTAACCAGCAGCTTTAAACCGATATCCATGCCGAACACTGAAGCTTCTATCGCGTCGATGATTACGTTTTTAATTGTGTTTGGCACTTGCTGCGCGAAAAGCACATACGACTTTGCAAAATTCGCTATTGATTGCTTTGTAGCAGCAGTCATTTCATCTTCTGTTTTGTAGATGCCTCTTTCTATGAGCCTTTCCGTGGTGCGTTTGCGCACTTCCTCAACATACTCATCGATTTCGGCGTTGGTTGTAAGTTCTGACAACAATTTCCTTCTTGGCACACTTTCTCTTCTATTTCGCTCAACTTCCGCAACTGCATTCATGACATTCCAGGATATCATCAAAGCTTGCTTTAAACCGCCAACAAATGCCTCAACAAACTTTAGAGCAATGTTAAAGAAGTCCAGATCGAACGAAAAGATGTTAAGCAGTATATTCTTCACATGCTCTGTCATCTCAGCTTTTTTCTCATTGAAACGCTGTATAAATGCTGCAGTAAAGTCGTTTACCCATTTGACAGCAGCAGCTGCTGCATCGGCAACCTGAGCCGCCACGTTGATTGCTGTATCGACTGATGCTTGGCCAACAGCCTCGCCGGATGTTTTGCCTGCCTCTTCGAGCTGCTTTTTGGTGTTGAGAAATCCCTCAACGGCCTCAAACAGCATGGCGAAGAATTCGCCCAACTTTTCGCCGACCTTAATCATTAACTCAACGTATCCTTGAACAACGTTCGAGAAATCGCCCCTTCCCTGCTTTTCCAGCGCGTTTTTAAAACCTCTTACGAAACCAAGTAACAACAGCAAGGTTGGCCTAAACAGTTCAGTGAATGCTGCCATTAAACGCGCAACTGTTGCAAGCACGCCAAAAACCAACGTAGCGCGAATCAAGTCAATTATGAGCTTAATGATGCTTTTGATAAGCTCCGCGATTCTTTCGATGATGTTAGTATTTTCAATCAGCGAGGCGATTTTGTCCGCAACCTGTCTAAACCAGCTTTCAATAGTTGTGATGTTCTCACCCAATTTATTCATCAAGGCGTTCAATACCGTTGTTTTCAGATACTCAATTGCTCCTGAAATTCTGTTAAGTGTTGCAAGCATAGTTGCATTTGGTATTTCTTTGAAGTATGCAAGATACTTTTCAAGCAGTCCGGGAACAGCTTGCATCCCTTCGAACTCACGTAACATCTTGTAGACGTCATCAAGTTTATTGAACATCGTTAACCAAGCTGTCTGGGCTCTCTTTTCAAAACCCATCATCACAGCCGATTGTTTAGCAATTTGCTTAAGCATTTCTCTGTCCGCTGCTGTTAATTCGCCAGATTTAACACGTCTAAGCAATTCAGACGGCACTAACGTTTCAACTATTTCCATTATTGACTGTTGTTGCATTATGCCTTCTTCGAACTTGATAGGTACAATTCCCATGTAACGTCTCATTTTTTCTTGTGTTTGTGGCTTGTTTAACTGTGCAAATACCTGTGACAAACCAGTACCAATTGTCTCTGGCTTCAAACCGCCTTTAGAAAGCGCTGCCATTATTGAGAGTGTTTCCTCAAAAGAAGTATTAGCAGCTTCAGAGAAAGCTGCCACCCTTTGCAGTTGGGTTGCCAATTCACCCATTTCGAAAACGCCTTCGCTGACAGCGTACACAATCTTAGCAAGCGTTGTATTGATATTCTTTTCTGTTGGCTCGAGCCCTTCAGCACCCATAACTGAAATAAGCGAACGGAACAAAGCTACAGGGTCTGAACCTGTGGCAAACGAAATGGCAGAAACTGCCTGTGTAACATTTTTAAGTTCTTCAGTTTGCTTAAATCCAGAAGAGGAGATGAAGTAAAGAAGGTCGACTACATCGGAGAGAGCTGCACCTGAGCGCTGATTAATCTGGTATGCAATCTTTGTGAGAACGGACATTTTGTTACGCACATCGGCCGCATAATTGCCTTGCAGCCCGGCAACGCCTGTTGGCGTTGCGACTATACCTGTTGTAACCGCTATCTTGTATTGTTCTTGAACAGCGGTCTTAAACGTTTCAAAAATTTTTGTAACAGCCCCAACCAAAACTCCGGCTAATAAGCCAGCGGTTCGTGAAATGTAAGCAAAAGTCATGGAGACATAATAAAACGTCTGCGAAACATGTCTAAACCAACGGTCTATTTCGTTGAAAACGTTGCCAGCTGTTCTAAGCACCCTGAATGGCGCTTGGAGCATTTTTGTAAAAAGCTTTACAGAGCCTGAGTAAAAACCTGTAATGCCGCGCAAAAAAGCACCGCCAATGTATTTGAATGGCACTTGTATTAAAGTGCGGCCTACATTTGTGATAGTTTGCACACCGTTTTTTATCCACCCAATAACATTGTTACGCAGAAAGTCTATACCTTGCTTTGTCACACCGTACATCCACGCATATGCTCGTCTTTGGTACTCAACAAGCCGCGTAAAGTAATTCTTTGCGAATCCGATCACTGTTCGCGGCAATTCGAAATTTATAAACCTAATTCCGGAAGTTAGATATGAAAGTCCAGCTTGGCCTAACCGGTCTGTCACACTCTTAACTCTGTCCAATATTGCTGGCGTAATGTTACTTGTTCCAACAACTTTGCCACCACGGTTAATTGCAGTTCGCCCACGTTGTGAAGGAACAACCGGAACGTTCTTTGTGCGCGCTAAATCGCTTTGCTCAAATGTAACACGAATTTTAATTTCACGATATGCTTTCAAACTTTTAAGCATTTTGTTAATCTCCCGCAGCTGCTCGAGCGTTTTGTCGGCGCCCTCAAGTGATATGTCGAGCTTTATTCCGTCACCACTGTTTTTTAACTGCCCCAGAGTAAAATTTAGTTTGGCGAGTGACCTTCTAAGGCTACCAAGCCTGCGTGTTACGGTGGATATATTGTCTTCGAACAACAAATTGACACGTATTTCCGTCGAAGCCATTGACATCACCTCCTATTTTGTTTCAGTTTCTTGTCAAGTGCTTTGTTCTTTGCTGTGATGATTGCTTCAACGATAACAAAATCGTCGTAGCGCATAGTTTCTATATTGTGCCCAGAAGGAAGGGTGATTAGATTGCATTCGTTATCAACCGCCGGCATGCACAATCTTAACCGTTCCGCGTATCTTTGCATCAGGGGATGTTGCGGTAATAATCGTCGTTTCCCTTCGGACATAATAACGCTTTCGAGACCGGAATATATCGCAGATGTGTCTTGCTCTAACTGTTTGAGTAACCGCAAAGCATCATCTATGATAACCTTTATTGCATTCCACTTTAGTTTAGCAATCACTGTAGGTGTTATCGAAATAGGAAGTGTCCAATCGAGGATGTAGTTTGCGAGGAAATTGACATACTCGTGTTTGACAAGATAGTGAACTGCTTTTACACTTGGAAAATCTGCGGTGTATATAATTTCGCCTTCAATTTCATATACCACTTCTCAACTCCCCTTTTGCATAGCATAAATGGGAGCAGGATAACCCCGCTCCCGCATATGCTTAATCAAATCATTGCGATATTGCGTACATCTCCTGTAGTTTGTTGTATATCGTCCTTGCAATATCTACTCTCATCTTTGCAACGTTTTGTGCATTGACTGGTTCTTTCTCACTCCAGTTCATAATAACTCTTGCGAGGAAATCAATTGGAAGTGTTTCCATATCTTCAAGGATGATGTGCTGTTTACCATCGTCTCCAACTTCTACTCTTGGCTTTCCAAAAGACTCTTGCAAAATCTTCGCAACTGATACAGGTAGTTCTTTGAGGACTTCTACCCAAAGTTCTGTTTCTTCGTCTGCAATTTTTCCCGTCTTGGGATCGATATAAATTTTCACAGTTTCGTTACTTGCCAAAAGACCCATCAACAACACCTCCAGTTTTAGTTTATAAGCACGCCAGACAACGTGATGTCGGCCGGTGAAACCTGCAATGAGAGATTTGAAGTAATGTATTCTGGACCGTTAATGTCGTGTGTAAACTCAGTGACAAAAGGCTTGCCGAGAGTCAAAGAAGCTACTTTTGTAGCGTCTTTCGGGCTTTTAATTTCGACTATGACATTCTCGGCAGAAGGAGTACCATTGGCAAATGCGGTGCCTAACGAGCTGGCCAAATCAACAGAAGCTACATCGCTTGGATAATATTCGATTTTCACATCTGCCATATCAAGGGAAGACGGAGCTACTCCACGTGCGTTAAGACTGCCAAGGGTGTAATACTCCATAACGTTTTGTGGGATTGTCACTTCGATGCTCGCCACCTTGTTCGTGACTTCTGTAGCGCCGACCTTGACAACAATGTGAGTTGGATTGTAAACGTTTCCAAAAGTGCGTGTGATGTCGGTGTAAGTGCCAGTTATTGTTGATGCGGTGCTTGTAGCTCTTACATCCATAGAACCTGTTGGGATGCCATCGTTGTTAAGCCTCAATGAGAGATTTGTTACATAAACATTCTCATAAATCAAATCTTTGTCTCCGTGTGTGATCTTGATGTAATCGAACTTTGGTGCTGAGGCACCCATTGAAACCGAACCTGCAGTTGAATCGTAGTTGCCAAAAATCCCCCACAACGCCACCGCCAACAGCGAGTGTTTGTACTCAATTGTGTTCGTACCGACTGTGTAGCTGCCGGTGAAATCGTGCAGTTCGAACTCTATACCTCCCTCATACGCAAGCTTGCTGATAAACACACCCGATGGTGCTCTGGTGCCTAAAAGTGCTTCGGATTTGTTTACTGAGCCATATTTGGGATTTATCGACTCACTTCTAAGTGGTAATTTCATGGAATATTTGTTCGTCCCGATTGTAAAATAAAGTGTTGCTGAACTTGTTCCGCCTACTAATGGCATAATCAACACCTCCTACGTTGAATATACTAACGGTTCTTTTGTGGAAACGTATCCATTGACGAAAGATAGTTCCATAAGATTCCATTCTTTGAAAATGTCTTCCTTTTCGACAAACATGCCATACAAAGTGATGTCAAAAGTTGGATAAGTAGCTTTTGATAGCCTCAAATCGATCGAGGAGCCGTTTTTGTAACTGTTATGCAGCCCTGTAACAAACTCACACAGCAGACTCCCACTAATCATCAATGCTTCGCTGTAGAACTTGTATGTCTTATCCACTCCATCAATGCGCTCAAGTGTTTGCTCAAACTTAAGCTCCAATGACACAGTTGGGATGTTTACAAAGCTGCTGCCGCTGTAGTAATATACACTAACTTCCTTAGGTGACACAAAATTCTGTACTGCCGAGTTTGTTGCCGAACCGAGCGTAATCATGTTCGTGTGAATGCTTTCGATAGTAATCGATGGTATCGTATCGGCTTTCACGTTTATTTGCACGCTTGAGATATACCCGTTCTCAAGTTTGTAAGCATTACCCTCAAATGTTTGTATTTCATATGCTATAGTGCTGCTTAAGGAGTTTGAGTTGCTTGCTACGTAGACTCCACTTGAACTAACCGGACACAGTGTACGCATGATAGCGTCTACAACGTCTTGCGTTAGTTCGGCAGTTACTTTTACGTTGTAAACGCCTATCGGCTTTGTTACGCTTCCCACACGCTTTCTTAACCCACGCACACGTTCATATCCAACTCTCAGCACTTCTTCGCTCACATCAAAGTCTTTTAATCTCAATCTTGCATTGCCATACGAAGTAAGGAGATTTGCAAGCACCACCTTCATCGGTCCGTCCACTCCACATCGAACTCCAAGTATAGTGCATACATCTTGCCAGCTGGAAAGACTGTGTAATCAAATTTCGTTAGTGTGACAAGTTCGTAAATTTGCTTCAGTGCGCCAATTACCGCTTCGGCTGTAGTATCAAGTAGATCTGGCAAGGTATCAGCATTTTCATACTTATCCGCAATAATCAGTGCGTTTTTGCACTTGATGCGTTGCATCCCGAAGGTGAGATTCTCAAAACTACCCTCATAGCCGAAGGGATATGCTGTTTTGGGCTGGATCTGATTGATGTTGTAGTCCACTTTGTAGCCCAACGCCTTTAGGGCAGCGACGACTTGCTTTTGTTTTGCAAACAGTTTCATATCTGGCCTCCTATGGATTGGGCAATCGCTTCAGCCCATTCGTCAGTCATCTTTTCTGCACGCCGTCCTATTTCCTCACTGATATTCCACGGGGTTGTGCCTTGCCTTTTTATTTTCTGCCACACTCTTGTGGGATTAATTGGTACGCCATATTTCGCTGCTTTTGCCTGTGCCCATGCTTCTATTTGTTCATACTCTGCGCCGTGCGATGTCTCAACTATTGCGGCATATGACACAGTTGGATAGATCGATATTCCATTACCAAGCTTGTCAATTCTAATACTTTTCCCATATTCACCTGTATTTTCGAAAGGCAAGCTGTGGCCTGTTTTCGTCGCATATGCTCGATCGGCAAGCAAGCGTTTCCATTCGCTCCGAATGTCATCGGCAAGCTGAGTCTTTTGCTGGTCATAGCAGCGTTTGAAAGCATCGAATTCGTTCTTTAGTACTTCCACCCAAGCCACCAAGCCTTGAACATCGGTGGTAATGTTGCGTGATTGGAATAAAGCCATTCACATCACCTTGGTGTTCTGAAATACCTTGCGAGTCTAAAAAGATGCTCTTTTGCATCTGCGAGATTGCCGTTGATGTTTTGGACCGCGTAGTTTTGCAGCTTTCTAAAATCTGCTGCTATCATTTCAAAAGCATCAGCTTTAAAGTTATCATCATCGAGGAAGAAACCCTCAATGTACACTTCTTGAGTTGGCGCTTCGTTGTTAAAGGTTATCAACTTTGGCAGATGCTGAAGAGTGTAATTCGAGGACGGGACGACAGTCCCATCCCCAAGAATTACTTGATAACTATCGCCAAAAACAGTATAAGGAACCCTAATTCGAAACGCCTTTGGAGCTACTTGCTCTGCCGGATAACGGCCATACACCTGATTTTTGTCAATTAGTGTTTGGATTTCCAGGTCACTGAACAGAGGATTGGTAAGATCCTTGTCCGCTATCAACATCCTTGCATACTCAATAATTGTCATTCACTTTTGCCTCCTTTTTTCTTCTTTTCCTCTGCTGCAACCTTTTCTTCGCCCTCATCGGGCACTTCTATGTAAGTTCTCCCCTGCTCATCTTTCAAAACAGGAACAATCTTTTCACCAAGTATAAAGTACCTAACCTCCTCAAGGAACTCAATATACTTTTTCATAAGACCACCTCATTATGCTATGACGTAATAACCCATCAATGCGCTATCCCTAACTTCGATTGTGTATTCTCCAACTATGAAGTATGTTGTCTTATCACCTGTCTTGGCAATTTCATAAAGTGCAAGCGGTCTAAGTGGTCTAACTGCCATCTTATCAATGTCGGCGATTACAATCATGTTTTCAGGGATGACTGCGGATGTGTTGAGCACAAGTTCGCCCCACTCCGTAACATATCTGTCTATTCTCTTGCCGGCTACTGTTTCGCTAACAGTTGTAACAATCTTGTCGCTGAGTAACGGATTGAACACCGCTTGTTTTGTTGCCGGATTCATCCACACTTCAGAAATTGGTTCTTGCTGTCTGAGATAGAACATATCTTTAAGCCATGCTTTGAAGTTGGCTTCTGTAAATGTGCCAGAATATGTTAAGCCGTTATTGGCAATGAATTGTAAGAAGCCTGACATCATTCTTGGTTCAGAATTGTTAGATGGTTCATAGATTTTCCCGTTTACAATTGTTCTTTCAAGCAAGAGCCTGAGTTTTCTCATCTTTTCCATCGTCTTTTGTGCTTTGAGGTCCGCTTGATATGCAGGACTGACAGCCAGTTGAGTGTCAGTGAATTCAATTGCATCTGTGAAGATTTGTGTGATGTTGTATCTTTTTACTGCAGCAAGGAATCCTGATTTTGCCGGATCTGAACCTTCTGGCATCGCGTCGGAGATAAGTTCAATTTCAGCGCCGACTGCCAAGTTTGCGTCCGTGCCAGAAACAACTGCCACAGAAACACTCTTTGGCGTCTCACCGGCGTTGATACCAGTAACTCTATAAATCACATTGCCGGCTTTGAGAATGTTTCCAACTTTAAGAAGCACTGCGTTATCACCTATTGCAAGTTTTCCATCAGCTGCTACGTGCGCTGCTGCAAGTTTGTATTTGAGAGGCAGTGGGATATCGTCATACCACTCAAGTCTTGTTGAATTGATGTTCGCGCCAAAACCAATCTTATTGAGCAGTGGCGTGTTGGGAAGTTCCAAAGCTCTAAACTGTGGTTCAAGTTCTATCTTGTTAACGTTTTTAAGCTGATATGTATCTACCATTCCGTAAACTGCCATACCTTACACCTCCTACCTGGCAAAGAACTGTTTGAGTTGCTCTTCTAACGTTTTTGGCGTACTAACTTTTGCGCTGCTACCTGAAGGAATTGCTGTGCCTTTTTGCATTTCCTTCAGCCTGGATTGAACTACACTTTCGATATACTGATTAAATCGTTCAGAGAGGGCATGTACATGTTCTTCGAGTTTTGATTTTGCTTCGACAAACTGCAAATCCGTGAAGGAAGACGTATCAATTAAATCAGCAAAAAACTCAGGCAATCCACTCGATCTAACAAGCACGCTTTTGTACTCATCAAGTGCTTCTTTGCGTTCTAAGCGCAAGAGCTCTTGATACTTTCCTTCCGTTTCCAAACGCTTTCTTTCTTCCTCTTTACGCAGCTTTTCTTCTCTTGTTTTGAGTGCTTGAGTAACTTGCTTGTCGACAAAGCTTTGCAAATCCTTTTTAGACATGATTTGCAAGTCGTCAAGGGATAAGCCAAGCTGTTGGGCATAAGCCTTAAGCACTTCAACTGGATCGTTATCGTCTTTAATAACCTCGGCATCAGTTTCTTTTGCAGTTTCCTGAACGACATCCTGTTCTTGATTTCCAGTCTGTTGTTCAAGACCCTGCTTTTCCAATTCTGCCATTTAGAACACCTCCATCACTCTTTGTTTGCCCAAGGGCATCCTGAACGTTGGGCTATTCTTTTTGCCTTCTCGCTTACGGAAGTATCGCCATTGATAAGTGCCCTTCTGTAAGCTGCGAGGAGGCCCGCACAAGAAATTTTCCATTCTCCATTGACTTGCTTTTTGTACGGATATTTCTTTTCAGAAGGGACTAAGAATGCATGCGCTGGCATCTCTTCGCGCTTTTTGTCACCGACCGCCGGTGGATTCCAAGTCTTATCGTTGCGCATTACATCGGCCATAATCGGCACCTCACTTTCAAATAGCAAACCACATAGAATCGCAGCCGTAATGTGGATTTAGGAATGTGCCTCTTTCGCTTTCTACGATTGTGTATCCTTTGTACTCTCTTGCGTTGGCTTTAAACAAGTCATAAACTTCGCTGAAGGGTATCTTCTTGAACAATTTTGCTCTGCTTTTGCATATTTCAGCATGGAAATTGCCTTTAAGCAACGGAATGTAGGTAACTTCGAAATCGCCAGAAGTTTCGTAATAGTCGATATAATGCACAAACACAAACCAGCGTATCAAAGAAAGCAATCTTGCGGCAAAGGATTTATATACAAGCCTTGTGACTTCACGAATTGCTTGCTGAATTATTTTTTTAAAATCGCTTTCTGCCATTTCGGGAGCCTTATTTTGCAAGTAAAAATTCACAAGTTGTTCAAGTTCGCCTTGGTAATTTTTGAATAATGTTTCAATGTTAACATGCATTGCTTCGGCTAAAGAACCTGCGATTGGGAAATCAGTATTACTTTTGACAATGCTAACCAAATCCTTTTCAAGCTGCTGTGCAGTGTTCTGGATTTGTGAAGCGAAGTAAACACTTGTTGGCGCGATTCCAGGAACGTCTTCGAACACAAAGCGTTCCAAGACATACCTTGTGCTTAGGTTAAAAAGCCTGTCTGCCGCTCTCCAGAATGCTCTTTTGAGCTCTTCACGATACTTCTTATACGCCATTCACATCCTCCCCTTTTCTAATCTCTGTTTTTCCTGGATTGCCTGCTTTACCTTTGAATTCGTAATTTGGCATTGCGAATCTAAAGTCACCTTCTTCTTCCAGTCTTTCGCGTTCTCTTCTCCACTCCAAGCCAAGCTCTTCTGCTATAGTTTGTCTTGAGATGATGCCCAGGTTATACATCATCAGATAGCGCTGGATTTCTTCTTGCGCGTCCAGCGGTATGATGTCGCTTGGAATGATTTCGAAATCGTCTTCGTAACCCAAATGTAAGGCAACAAGTTTCAAAGCTTCTTTTAACGCACCGAAGTAATTACGTCTGTATGCTTCGATTTTTTTGATAAGCTTAAGCAGCTTGAGCTTAAGTGCATAGCCTGTACTTTCTTTGACACTACTTAACACAAGCTCTGGGAACCTTGACCTGAAGTACTCTTCGAGTGCTGCAATTTTGTTAAGCATACTTGGTATGACATCGCCTTGGTATTCAAGTATCTTAATTTCTGTGTTCTCACTAACTGCCCACACATTATCATTTTCACTTAGGCTGTCCTTACTTTTCAAGCCAGACATAATCAACTTCGGTATGGCATATACTGTTTCTATTGAAGCGATTCGTGAGAATGTAGAATTTATCTCATCGACTGTCTCGTAAGCTTTTTCGAGCTCTGATTCACCGAAAAATTTGTAACGCAAAGAAGGAAGATTGATTGCGTGAATAACCCACATTCTGCCAAAGGAATTTGGTATGTCCTTAATCACTTCGCCATCAATTGTGATTTTGACTCTGTCAAAGCTGTATTCCTCATCAACTGTTACTGATGTTCCATCAGCTTTTATGCCCGTATAATGTAAATACCATTTCAAAATCTTATCAAAATCATTCTCGTACAGTATTGTAACACTGTCAAGCCGTATTGTAGTCAGTACGGGATTTCCGTCATCGTCTATACCGAACTTGACAAAAGTGTCACCTGTCACAAGACCTTGCAGAATAAAAAGTCTAAACATGTTTTGGAATTCTTTCGTGTTAACGAAATCGTTGAGCAATTTTTCAAGCTCTTTGTTTGTGCTTCTAACACCAAAGCCAGTACCCACGATGAGGTTGTAATCAGTTTCGACTATTTCGTCAACGTAATCGATAATCTTTCTTGTTAGCGCGATTGGATTTTTGTTTTTATCGTATTTGATAAATAGATTATGCTCTTTGCAATAGCTTTCTGTGTATCTGTCGAAATATTTTTGTAACATCGCATTGTAATTCTTTGGAATTGCATTAGGCATCCAATTCACTCCCTTCAGAAATTAATTGAGAAACTTCCCTCATACGCCCCTTCATGCACTTCCCAACAAGCAAGTGCAAGAGCGATGACCATATCGTCATGAAAGTTTTTAGGCGCAGACATTCTGATAGTTTTTGAGCCTTCGTCGTATTTGTAGTAACGCAACTCATCACGCAGAAGTTGTTCGGAAGGTGGCAATTTAAGTTTATTTTGAGCGATGAGCAATTGCAGATTTTCGATTATTTCGGTTTTTGAGCGTATAGACAACGTAATCGGGACAGCGTTTTTAATCTTTTCCGCGATAGGTCTTCCCACGGTTGTTGCATCAACGTAGACCGGCGCATAACCGAGGCTTCTTTCGGGGTGTTCCATATATTTTTCAGACAATTCGTTGGCCCAATCGATTATTTCATCGTAGGTGGTGTTATTAAATCGTAATATTTCCGCAATCTTGTACGGTTCTCTTGTGATATCCAAAACGATAAAGACTGTATAATCCTGCACTTGAGCTATATCCAAGCCAATAACGTATTTATGCCCCGGAACATAGCCAAGCGGTTCATAGTCGTCATCAAAAGCTCTTTTGAGCAAGTTCCACGTGAAGACTGCCTTACCATCGTCTACAAACTCTGCCATGTATTCCTGGCTAAAAACATTTTCCGGGAGTTTTTCTCTTTGTTTTTCAATTTCATCTTTATCGATCCAAGGATTGTCGTAGACAGTTGCGTGAAATGATTTTATGTATTCGTTATTTTCCCGCAATCCTTCCTGATAAAGCTTAAAGAAAAAGTTACGCGCATATGGTGTTGACTCGAGGTAAATTTTCGCTTTCGTATCAAGTCTCATGGGCATGATAACGTTTTCAAAAACATCATCATCCACGAATGCAGCTTCTGTAACAAAAACTGCATGCACTTTCCTTCCCCTGAGATACCTTCCCCCACGAGCGGTAGAACGAACAAGAAGCTTTGAACCATTTGTGAGGTACACCTCTGGAAAGGGCGCATTTTTGACTTCGGCGATAAAGCTCTTGAGCGGGTGGGGCTTATCTTCATCGAAGGGATGCTTTTCCAAAGCGCTAGTCAGCAAATCAAAATAAATGCGCGCTTGGTCGACTGAGGGAGCAGTGATTAGAACCGTGGCGTTTCTGTGCAGCAATGCAAAATGAAAAGCTTTTGCGGCCAGATAGGTAGTTTTACCAAACCTTCTGCCCGCGACGATTATATTTATTTCGCTATTCATTCTTAACAATTCAGCGTGTTTGGGTGATATCTGCCTAAATCCATAGACCAGTTTAGCAAACGCGACTGGATCAGCGATGCTATGTGCAACACCGTTAATCAGCGTTTTCGTCTTCATGTTTCAACCCCTCAACTACTCTCATGAGTTCTTTGATAACATCAGTTTCTTCGTTCATAAGTTGTTTGAACTCCTCATTTGTCCCAAGTCTTGCTTCGCTTGTAGCTACTTTATAGAGCTCTGTTAAAGATTTTAGATAGTCTGGTCGTATTTCAGCCCACTTTCCTGTCTCGATTAAGGCGTTTAGTATAGCCCTTATCTTGTAAGCAAGGACTTGGTTCTGCACTCTCTCACGCTTGAGCGCTTCAGAGCGCGTGAGAGATTCTATTTCACTTTCATCGATTTCTACACTCTGCACATAGGAGGAGATTGTATCGACTTTTCTGTGGTGATTGTGATAGCTAATTTCCTGCAAAGTTAACTTGACACCGTGTTCTTCCATTATCAGCTTCTTGACTTCACGGTAACTTGCTCCGGAGTCAAGAAGTCCATCCACGGCGTCTTTTACTTCTGGCAACTTGCAGATTTTGCAGGTATGCCTCAATTCAAATTCTTCATCGGTTGAAACAAATGCTTTCTTGTTTTGTTCTGCCACAATATCACCTCAGGCGTATTATACACCGGATTAACAAAGTTGTCAAGTTTAAGTGCAGTAAAACTTAACATATCAAGCATTCCCAAGCGATACCCCGAAAATCCGGATCTGAACCACAAACATTTTTTCTGCATAAGCATTATACAATTGCCACAATCGCCAACTAAATGCCAGCAAATCACCAATTTATTTAAGAATGTAATGAGTATTCCTTGAAAAATACCTTCTATTTGCCCGTATAAAGCCCAGGGAAACGGTTCCAAATGTGTGAGTAGTATAATTACCCATCTTCTGCCTTCAGAATGCGTTATAGGGCATTTTAAACGAATGTTAGTTTTACGAATTATTCATAAATCAAGTCCCTGTGCGTATTTGCGTAAATTGCACTGTGTTTTGCCATACATTCCAGGGACATACCCGACATCACCAACCGCAAAAAACTGGATCACAACCCCTAAAAAATACCCTCTATTTCGCGTTTAAATAGCCCTAATTTCGCGCGCAAGGACCTGAGTAATATAATTACCTATCTCACGCTTTTTGAATGCGTTATAAGCCATTTAAATCGAATGTACGCCTTACGAACAATTTATAACTTGTGTATTCATGCGCGTTTTGAAAAAATGCACTGTTTTTGCAAATGCGCTTCGGCGCGCGGAACCTGACTCAACACTCTCGGGCGATAAGCATGCATACAGCTTTAAGCAACTAAGAGTGCGCTTTCTTTTCTCTTTCTTTTCGCATTTTCTTTCTCTTTTCTTTCCCCTTGCATTAATTATTTATACCCGCATATGCTTACCAATATACATTTAAGCAACTAAGCATACATAGGCAATTATTATTAATCGCATGCATATAGCATAATATACTTACATAAGCGCATAAATATACTTTTAAGCAATTAAGCATGCATAAGCAATTATCATTGCTTTATACACCCGCATAAGCATATAAATATGCATTTAGGCAATTAAATATACATGAGCATAATAATAATAAACGCATAACTCTTAGATGCTTAAAAAAAATAATCGCATATAAAAGCGCGTATATATGCTTATGCTCGTATTTATTCCTGTATGTAAGTATAAAAGCTTATGCGGGTATTATTTATTTAATTATTTACGCTTTTTTATTATCCGCGTAATCTCTTACATGCAATAATACATGCATGTAAGAGGGGTATTTAAAAAAAAATAAATATAAATATTTATTACGCGAATATTTATTACGCGCATTTCTTTTCTCTTTTCTTTCTTTCTTTTATCTTACTTTTCTTTCTTTCGTTTCTCTTTTCTTTGTTACACCAATGTAATACAATAGAGTTGCAAGCTTAATAAAAATTTACATCAGCGCAATCGGTTTTACGCAAATTGCGTGTTACGATGTGTTATAATATGAATGTATCACCAAAACTTCTTGGGAGGTGTTGTGTATGTCAGCAAGGGAGTTGAGGTTTTTAGAAAGGTTCGGAATTGAGTATAGGTCAACACCGAGGATGAGTATATTCCCGGTGTTGGCTACTCCCAACTGGGCAGTTAATCCACAGCTCAGTAGGGAGTCGAAGGTATATTTTGCGGTACTTGAGGAAAACAGGTACCGCATGACGTTGTATGACTTCACTGGATGGATAAACTTGCCATCCAGCAGGATAGTGCTCAAAATCGACAGAGAAGCAAATAAGCTCTATGCCTACGACGGCAAATCTGTCGTGGAGATTTCGCGTTTCCCGCTGCCGGCGCTTGTGAGAAAATTTTTGGCAAAGCATGCTAAAAGTGCCATCTTCAAGCGGTTTTCCTATAATGCGGCAATTCTACCAGCCATGCGTGACATTGACAATAAAATCAAAGCCAAGTGGTTTGTCGCAGAAGACGAAGTTAAAGACTTGGAAGCTTTCAGACGCATGAAGATACACATTCCTGAGCACGTATGGCTGGTAGTGGTGTTCCCAAACGGTTTTGCAAAAGTATTCTATATGCAGAAGGAGGAGGTAAAATGAGGTTACCAGAGGGTGTTGTTGATTTCGAGGTTTACAAAGGCGGTATTGACTATCAGGACAGGACAAAATTCTACGGCGGCTCAGATATGCCAACAATTGTCGGAGAAGCCCCATACAAAACTCCACTCATGCTCTGGTATGAGAAGAAAGGGCTTTATGTGCCAGAGCAGACTGAACAAATGATGATCGGTAAGGAAATGGAAAAGCCGATCATCAAAGTGTTTCAAAACAAGACAGGTTACACAGTCTACGATGAGGTCCCGCCAGCAACAAAACAACCACCATTCGAGCTATCCCTCCCCATCATTGGCCATGTAGATGGAATCGTCCTCTTTGATGGAGAACCAGCAATACTCGAAATAAAGAACCTCAACGCTTTCAACAAGCAATGGGAGTACTACAAATGGCAGGTGCTCCTTTACATGTGGCTCTACAATGTGAGCCGCGGAATGCTTGTAATCCTCAGAGGCGGCAATCAACTGCTCATCGAAGTTCTCGAAAGAGATGAAGCAGAGCTCCAGTACATGTTTGAAAAACTGAAAGAGTTCGACTATTATCTCAAACACGATATCAAACCCGACGCGCTGGGGACAGATAGGGAGATCGACCTGCTTATGCAACTGCAGGATTACAACGATGAAGTGCGGCTCGATATTGATAGCATAATCGAAGAATACATGACTCTTGGGAAGGAAATAACGCAGCTGAAAAAAGAGCAGAATAAACTAAAAGCGTTAATCTTGGAAGAATTAGAGCGAAAGAAAGCAAACGTCGGCATCAGCGATAAATACATAGTCAAAGTCATAAAAGGCATACGCAAAGTTAAGCCGATATTGGAAGAAAAAGAAGTGGAATACAAGCAATTGAGAGTGAAAAAGAGAGGCGCTGACGAGGAGGTGGAGGTAAATGACTAACTTTAGAAGTATTGTGTATGAGCTAGAAAATCTCACTCTGATAGACTTTGATGGAAATGGTGTGATAACGCCAAAAGCATGCTTGAAATTGTGTGAGAAAATGGAATGGACACCAGAGTTCAAGCTCAACGTTACCCCCGCTCACGATACGATTCTGCTTGCTGTGGAGGTCCACATCTTGTCCGAAGGGCAAAAGTTATACGAGGGACAAGCGATTGGATTTCTGGACAAATCAATGGACCCACAACAGGAACTTGAAAGACTGCAGGGTTTGGCTTTGCAAAACGCTATGAAATTCGTTGTTGCCCTTAACGGTACGGACATGGATATGATCTATGAACTGGCCAAAATCAAGACTCAGACAAACAACGAGACGGCAACTCAGCCTCAGACTCAAATAGAGCAACCAAAGCCAAAGCAAATTTCTTCGACTTCGGCGAATGCCTCGTCAAAGACCGAACAGCCTCGGCAAAAGGCACAACCACTGCAAAGACTTCAGTACAGCGCGCCGCAAACAGAACACACATTGGACAAGCAAACAGCGTACCTGTTTGATTTGCTAACCAAAACAGCGCAGAGAACCGGCAAGTCAGTGCAGCAGCTAACCGCGCTGCTATTGCCGCTTGGGGCGCAAATTGATACGCTAACCAAGCGCGAAAAGTCCATGCTAATCGACTATCTAAAGATGAAGCTCAATCCACGCTTCAAAGAGTTCTGCGGCAAACTTGAAAAGACTGCAATAGACCTTCAGTATCCGCTTATACGTTTCTTGGATGAGATTGTTCGAAGATTCGGGAAAGATTTGGACAAATACGAGCCAGATGATTTAATGGCAATAGGCAATCAGCTTTACAATTGGAATTTGGCTGCGGCCAAACAAGACGATCCGGTTATAACCAAAATACAGCAGCTGATTAGCGACGACGAAGTACCATTCTGATGGAGGGGAGCACAATGACGCTCGTGAAGACAATCAACTCATCCGGGGTAAACTATCAGCTCGAAGCAAATGGGCTTAAATCTAAAGACGGTGTGCTCAGTACAGTACTTAGCATCTCGATACCTGAATTGGGCAAGAAATACACAAGCAATGTAATTGTCAGTGATACACGCAATGTGGCAAATTTCATACAGCTTGCCTCCCGGCAAATTGGCGCTTCAGAGGTAACTCTGGAGCGTGTAGTGTTTGAGTTCTTGCAAGAGCTCCTGACAAAGTTCTATAGCGTCTCTGAGCCTGTCAAACTACAGCTTTTGGACGACCCGACGCACAAATTTTTGGTTAAGGATTTCATACTGGAGAATGCATTTAACCTCATATTCGCTCGCGGTGGCTCAGGTAAGAGTTTCGTTTCTTTGCTCATAGCCTTAGCTTTACAGAATGCGGAACATTTTCAAAACCTGCAAGTTTTCAAGCCTGCCAGGAGAACTAACGTTCTTTATCTCGATTGGGAAAGTGATGCTCATACCCTGAGCGCAAGGTTCACAAAGGTGGTGAATGGTTTCTTTGTTGATAAATACAAACTTGAAGCACCATACTATCTGCAATTGACCAGACCATTGCACGAGCAGATATCCGACTTGATACGGTATGTGGAAGCTTTCGATATAGGGCTTGTTATTCTCGACAGTGTGGGGTTAGCAGCCGGTGGAGGAATCGAAGAACAGAGTACGGCTTTGACATTCTTCCAAGCCGCAAGGGAATTCATTACACACGGTGCAACGGTGTTGGCTATTACCCACATGTCAAAGCAGGCGATGAGCGGTGAACTGAAGACGCCAATTGGTTCGATATATTTTGAGAATATGCCAAGAGTTATCTGGCAGCTGATTAGCGAGCCAGATAAGAACCTTACACGCATACAGTTCGTGCTAAGAAAATCTAACGTGGGTAAACTGCCTGATTATGGTCTGAATCTCATATTTGCAGACGACGAACACAGGGTGTATTTCGAACCAGCGGATAACTCAGATTTGGTGGCTACCGAAACAGATAACCAACAAGCGGTACTTGAAGTGCTCGCAAGCTATCCAGAAGGCGTGTCCATGCGGGAAATA